TGGCCATGTCTCTAAAACGAATCGACCTGGTGGCAGACGCTATTGGAGACCTTATTTACGTATTGTTAGGAACTGCTGCCGCTTACGGTATTGATATGAACAGTGTGTGGGATGAAATCCATACAGCTAACATGAGGAAAGAGGGAGGGGGCAAAAGATTCGACGGAAAGATTCTTAAGCCCCCAGGCTGGACTCCGCCCGATATATCTAAAGCTCTTTCGAGCTCTCTATTGCCGTCATTTTTGGAGGCTCAATCCCGCTGTAAAACAGTGGAGGATCAAAATCCACGTGAATCCCTCCCGTAGGGCTCTTGTCCCACGCCAGTCGGTGCCTAACGACCTGCAGGATGTCGTAGGCTATTTTAGCATTGAACTGTGTGTTTGATATGCCGCGCTCTTCGATTGGGACTTTCTTCAAAGCCTCTTCCAAAAGACTTCCTTTATCATGGGGAAGCAGTCCTTCGTACCGGAGCTCGTACGGTACAGCGTCAAGCTGCCCGGACAAGACTCGGCTGTAGAGGTCGAGAGCCCTATGAACCACCCCCGCCTGCCTCTCGTTTAGTTCTATCACGTACCTCACTGGTCGGTCCTTTCAGCCCGGCCTCGGTCGATTTCTTCTAGAGCTTGCATGGCCGTGTCGTTAAGGTACTGAAACGCGTTCTTGATTGCTCGTAGGGACTCAATATCCTCGGAGTCCACCAGCCTGAACGAGTTCATCGGATATCCTTCATCCAAGGCCCTCATCCCTGCTAGAGAGAAATCGTAAGCGGCAAGGACATTCAAATCACCAAGCGAGCTCTCCCACTTGTTGGACAGGTTCTTGATGATCTCCCCAATCTTCTTCTCAAGCTCAGGGGAAACGGCCGAAGCCAGCCCTTTTGCTCGGTACAGGTTCTTTATCAGACCAATAGCTGCCCCAGCTCGAGGAGACACAAACGTTCGTATTCCCACAACACACCTCCTAGGCCGTCATTCCTTGCTCACAATAACGGCCAGACTAAAGATAACGAACAGAGACACTAAGAAAACCTGCAGGCCCATTTCCCACCCCATAGACACCACGGTGAAGAGACCTGCTAGAAAAGAAACACCGAAGCTAGTGGCCAAACAAGACAGCAGCTTTTTCATGCAGACACCTTTTGCGAAAAGGTTTCTACATGAAATGATAGGGCGCGGCCACCCTAAAACATCGCGGCCTAAGCCGCGCCACAATCACCTCTATTCTTCTTATGCCAAAAACAGGACATCCGCTTTCAGCAACCCAAATCGGCCAAGGCCTGGTCTCTAAAGAATCGCCAGCTTGACCAAAAGTGATCGACTTCGGACAGTCCTTGTTGGAGGCTAGAGTCTACCTCCTCTATCTCTTTGCTAGTCGGGTTTGGCTTGTCCATTAGCTTCAGCGCCAGGCATACAGCCTCTTCTCCCTCACAAGACCTAGAGCACTTTAGCCCAAAGGCTTTGCTGGTCAGCCAGTTGTCTATAGTCCCGCAAGGAACGAACGGAGACTTCTTAACCTCTCCTTGAGCGCTTATAGAAAACCACTCATCGTTATTGTTAAACGTGGTCTCCAGTGAGGCCATAACCAAAGGCGAGTTTGTCGTTACGAATATCTGGAACTTCCCAACGGACTCTTCAGACAGCTCTCGAACGGCTTTCAAGAGGCCAGGAACCGCCACTCTTTCCCATTTGGGGTCCAAATAGATCTCCGGGGTGTCCCACAGGATGGTGAAGCCCCTGATGTTCTTGTCGTACGAGACGCTATAGGCTTCCCATTCCGTCATCAGGGATTCAGCTAGCATCAAGGACCTTAAAACACTCCTCGAGGCCCACATCAGAGGCGTTTCAACTCCTCCAATCAACAGGACGGGAAGCCCATAGACGTTTTTATCCTCTTCGGGTATTTCGACAGGTAAATGGGGCGCCGACAAAGAGTTTAAGACCTTCCTAAACCTGTCCAACAGCCCCGGCTTGTCTTTTCTCCACCTCGCAATGTTGAACCCGATGTTATACAGCGAGTTTTGGCGCTCTAACTCGTGCGTAGGGTAAAGACCTGCCTTTGAACAGAAGTGAAGGTCGTCCCCGCTCAGGTAAATGACCACGTCATTAGTGCTGGATGTGTGCATAGAGCCGCTTCGACGGTTCCAACAGCGCGTAGACTCGTTGAAAACCATCTCAGAGCCCTCTCTACCTGCTGGCTTGAATTCGATAGTAGCTTTAACTCCTTTAGCGGGGTGTATGGAGTGCTCTCTCCACTCGGAGGTAAGGACCCACCATATCGTGTCCAGGATGAAGCTCTTTCCAGACCCGTTGGGCCCGGTAAAGATATTCAGTCTAGGGGCGAGCTCCAGATATACGTTCCTCATGTGGTTTAGGTTGGTTAGCTTCAGCCACTCCAGCATCTCTTCTTCCTCTCAGGTGTAAAACGTACTGAACTCGCCGAATACGGGCCACAGAAGAAACCAGCGCTCACTTCCTGTGCTCTTTTCCATGAGAACAGTGGTAGTTTCAAATGGGCATACCGAGCTGTACGTGGATGCGAAAGACCCATTTTCGGCCACACTCTTCAACAGCTCTTGTAGAACCAAACGGCGCGCAAGCTCCTTAATGGGCGCTGGCCCTTCACCTATCTCACATAGCTCACACATTAGACCATGCCCCCACTTTCTGTCTGCCTGACGCCTAACAACGACGGGTCGCCGGTTTCTACGAACTTCCTCGCCTTGGTCAGGCATTCTTCTATGGTATAGCCGTAGAACATCTTCTTCGGCATCGTCATAGGACCAAAGGCAATTACCCAACCTGGTTCTGTGTCTGTGTGTAAAGAGCGCGAGATAATTGTACCCGGCACAACCGGGCTGAAGTGCCCCTCAAGCTCCTCTAGCTCTTGTCTCAAATCAAGCTTCTTTTTCATCAACAACCTCGCGGCCCGCAGCTTTACACACCAACACTCCAGAAATCGGCTTGTCTTGAAGAATAGACGACGTGAGATTGAGTATCTCTAGCATGCCCTTGTCCTCATATTCCCCGCCCCGGTCTTCTACGCACTTCTGGGCAAGAGAAGATAACAACTGGCAGGCGATGAGCAGATGACCCACATGCACGTCAACTGAAGAGCTCTCCACCCCCGCTCTACAGTCCCACCTCCCACCCACCTTTTGTAACGTCGCTGATACGTATATGCACTTCGGCTCTACGACTTCACTTTTCTCTGACATTTGACGCACCTTTCCTTGGTCATCTTCCTAATCAACGTGTTTCCTTCTTCATCGAGCTCGACTAACGCTTCAAGAACCGCAGTCATACACTTTGCGGCTTCGGCGTAAGTTTCCCAGAGATTGTCTACATACTTCTGAAAGAACTGCCCTTCATGGTCTAACGCCCATTCGACTTGGCTCAGCAGAGACACCAGACTCGGCGGCTGAAGCCCACCTTCAGGATTGGCTAACGTACGTCGGCGCAGCTTAGACTTGAGCTCCCTCACTTTCTTCGCCTCAGCGGCGGTCAACGTCGTAATAACCTCTTCTCCACCTCTGCCCTTATCCCCTTTACATTCCCGATTGGACTCTCGCTTCTTTCCACCCATAGCTCACCCTTGTCTTCATATACCCGCGTGTTCAGAGAACCAGTCCTCTTGACCGCCTTAAGAATCCACCCCATGACCGCGCAATGATGCGCTTGGTACCACCCAATCGGTATTTCACCAAACCGCGGCCCCAAATTAACCCTCTCCTGCCACCTAAAGACCTTCGACATCTCCTTCTCATCCACAGAATCAAACAACCGCGCCTTCAACTTCTGCACTCTCTATCCTCCTCCGACATTCCACACACCGCGCCTTCAAATCACTCAACGAGCGCGCAACATCAACTTTCCCCGCCATAAAGAACTCCCCAACCAAAGGACTCCTATGGACATACCCCCTCCGACCAAACTCCTCCACCAACTCCCCATGCCGCGCCACTATAGAATGCACCTCAATCAATCCCCCGCTAATATATCCCCCAAGGGCGCGCCCCAAACGTAGACTACCCGAAAGCATATGCAACTCCTTATGCTCCCCAAGAAGATGACGCGCGCATAACAAATAGGCAGGAATACACCACATACGCATAGACACCACCTACAGACCGAGATAATGGACAAAACACACCCCCCTCAAGAAATGAGACAAAGAGATACATCTCCCTCCTTTCATGAAATGAGACAATGTGCGAAGCACCTCCCCTCTTACTTGCCCAGAGGATAAAGAGAATCATACAGACCTCCAAAAGACGTTTAGAAACAGGTAGTTAGCTGATTAAATTATTTACCATACGTTGCCATAGGATTCTGTTAATGGGCTAATAGGAGAGCTTTAGCTCTCCAGCCGTAGTCTACGGTCTCCAGCCGTAGACTACGGCTTGTTGGTGGGGGCCTCATCCTCACTCTGGTCGTTTCGACGGCTGGCTTCCGTCTCCACGACCTTCTCCGCCTCTTCCGCCTTGGCGAGCTCCTCCAGCTCCTCTTCAAACAGTTCCAGTTCCATAAGGAACCTCCTTTCAACTTTCTTATACCCGTACGTGTAGTCAGCTTTTCACCTTAATGACCCGGACATTAGACAAGATGTAAGCGGTTGTATTCACTTGATAAAACCTAGCTGTAATGTCCGGGTCATTAGATAAGGTAAAAAAGAACAGGTAAGAGAGAGGTCCCCACTCGTTGTTTTGTCGATGTGAGTGGGGACCTCTTCACCTCCCGCGTTTACTTGCGGGAGGGGGCGACTTCCTCCTTCTGCTTGGGGATGATGTAGCGACCCGCGGCGAGGCCGAGGGCGAGGGCGCCCACGCCCACGCCCGTGGGGAGCATCCACCCGCCACCATTGCCGGCGTCCTTCGCCTTCGCCTTCGGGGCCTCGTCAGCCAACCACTTCCGAATGTTCGTCATGACAACCTCCTGGGCAAGACTCGCCTTCAGCATCATGCCAAGGCGAGGACTAGGGGTTTCCTAGTCATAATCCTTATACCGGACAGATGGTCTAGATTTTCACTTTAAGGGGTAGAACTATGGCTATGAAAAGGGAAAGGGGTGGGTCAATACTTGTACACAGAGGACCCAATATCGCTGGGGTAGATTTTGACTTTATGGAGTCCTCAGCATCACGGGGGTAGATTTTCTATACCCTACCCTGCCGGGAATTAAGGGACCCCAATACCGCTGGGGGAGATTTTCTACGGGTAGATTTTTTCTGGGGGTAAAACCGTGGGTAGGAATAAATTTATCCTATGGCAACATATGGCGATAACCGTAATCCCCACCATTAGGGATTACGTCCCAAGGTGAATAACTTTATCTACCATATGTTACCATAGGATAAAATTTATTCTGGTCATTTCGGTATAAGAATAGTGGAAAGGAGTTTTACCATGGAGTTTTTAGGGTCGTTTGTGGTTACGAACTGGGATGATTCCAAGGCCGAAGTAGAGGCCTGCCAGGATGGGGATGACATCCTGGTAAAATACTCGGATGGGGTGGTCTATAGGGGGACCGCCTCTTATTTCTGGGAGGGGTTGAAGGCTGAGAGGTTAGAGGAGCCCTGCGGCTATTGCGGTAGTCGTAGTGGTGACTATCGAGGGGAGGACGGTTGGATTCATTGCAACAGTTGCGACGGGGTCTGACCGCTGGTGATTTACAAAGGGGCTCATCCCCTCTTTTAGCCATGGGATAAGAGAGAGGGGGTGAACCTCTCCTGGGCGAGTGAGTTTTAGTCCAAAATTCCGCACCTCCTACAGCGGCTCCCTCTTTTGGTTACGTAGTAGCCGAGGTCTGCCCCGCAGCAGACGCACGGCTTACCGAACCTCCTGATGAGGGAAGGACTCAACTCGTACCAGAAGTTGGCACGTCGTCCGAAACGTACGTGGTTAGATCTTGATCTTGATGACGCGGAGGCTTTGGAAAGAGAACGACGATTTATAGTAGGACAGAAAAGGCATAGTTCTATACTTGCTCCTAGAGTTGCTGCTTATGAAGCTGGCCGTAAAAAAGCTATAGCTAAAGGAGAATTAACTTATCTACCAGAAAAAGCTATAGGAGAATTACATTATACACCAAAAAGTGAAATCGCCCGCCACGGTAGGGAGTGGAAAGACGATTATAGGAAGAGCTTAATAGACCCTAAAATGCCGAAATACTAGAAGTGGGTACGGTACAAAACGTTCTAAGCACTTATTAAGAGTCGAAGATGGGGACATATAAAGGGGGCTCTGTGAGCCCCCTGAGTGGTGGGTAGGTTCGACAGAGAATGTATTGTCTATCGAGTAGGGCAGGAGTGGGGCGTGACGGGTAGTCATTGGGGGCGAGCTGTATTGCGGCGGGGTGGTCAGTCAGGATGAGTCGGGGGGCCACGAGCGGTGTCGGGAAGACCTGGCCAGTCTTATGGGACGGGGTGAGGGGCGTCACGTGCCGGAATGTCTAATGGTTTGTCATAGGGATAGATCTGCACGTAGTGGGAGGGTTCGTCTATCGGGGTAGTGTGGGGTCGGCAGGGCCCGTATAGTCAATGGGACTGTTTCGAGATGGCTTGTCACAATGCTTTGGTTTGTCCAGACGTGCGTTGAGCCGCGGTCGTCGCGAGCTGACACGTCTAATCGCCTTGAAGAGCCCTTACGAGCTCTTCATGCCCTTCTAGGGCGTCTTTGTGCGTAGTGTATCGACGGCAATCCCCTTCCGGAAAGACCATCGTCTCCCACAACACCGGTGGGCCGTCATCGAAAGCATGGTTGATGCTCAAGAAGACGGTAGAAACTACCCTGTCCCCTACTTTCGTCTGCTTCAACGGCTGTATCGCAGGCCTACTACAAGGGACAGGCTGGTTGTTCTCGTCTAGAGAGTAGTAAACAAGGCCAGCGGCCTTATCCTTTGCCATAAGGTCGCCTAAAACATTGAAGAGATTCTCCATACTTACCTCCTTTCTAATGTCCGGGTCATTACGATAAGGACAGCGATTCCTGTCCACAGTAGAAGTGGTATCCCGAGCAGTAGATTACCTGTAGCCAGAAGGTAGATACCGCAAAGGACACTTAAGACAGTGCCTACGAGTTGTAGAACGTCCCACACGAGAGCTCCTGCTTGCGTGTTAAGAGAAAGGGCGGTACTCCGCCCTTACTTCAACCATTCCTTACCTCCCTGACCACAAAGGCCAGGAACAGCATTCCCATCATGGCGCATCCTATTGTTATTGCCCCCCACAGCCTACCTACCGAAAGCAGGTAGACTCCGCAGGGGATGTTTATTGCTATTGTTATGGCCAGGAGGAGAATCCATTTTCTCATCCTGTCCTCCTTTGAGGTTAGAGCTCAGGCGATATTGCCTGAGCTCTTCCTCTTCACACTACTTATACCTAAAGGCCTTTGTGATTTGTTCGCGTAAGGAATCGTGGCGGGAAGTCAGAGTGTAACGGACGCGGCGGGACGGGGTCTGTGATGTCCGGTGGTGGTGTCTTGGGATGTCTTGGGATGGCTAGTCATCACGGGAGGGGGCGGCCTTCGCGGCAGGTCGTTTGGGGTGGTTAGTCTCGATGTGGCCAGGATAGTCGGTGGGGTCTGAGACGAGACAGATCGTCTAGGGACGTCTAACGTTAAGGCAGGTTACGGGGGGGCCAGGATAGTCTAGACGGTTGGAGCTATGGCGTGCGGTCACGTATTGTCTTAAGGGGGCGGGAAGCTTCTGGCACGTAGCGTCCGGCGAAAAGGATAGGCTGAGGGCGTCTCGCTTCGGCTTGTCACTTGCGTTGGTTTGTCAATGTCCAGGTCATTACGACCCGGTTTCTGTAAACGGGCCCGTATCGTCTTGGCCAGTCTCGGGACGCATCGTCTACAGGGGTTGAAATGCCGTATGACGTCTCGTCTTGTCAAATTGGTTTGTCTACGTCTCGGTTCAAGACGTCGTGGCATGTCCAGACTCGTCGCTAGTCATTCCTAATGTCCGGGTCATTAGCCAAGGCCATGAGAATATTGGTTATTCTGTCCTGGCACTTTCTGCAGATAACCTTGCTCGGCGGGCACACAGGCTCTCCACAGCCGTTAACGCACATCGAGCGCTGGTTTCTTTCTTGAAGAGACACAGCAACCAAGTCTAGCTGCGCGTCTAGAGCAGCCAGATGTTCCTTGGTGACTGCCTTTGCGCCCATATCCGGCTCTCTGATATCGGCCGGCTTGACGTTGTAGTTAACAGGCTCGCTTACACCGTCTACTTGAATGGTCATAAGGGGTTCTCCCTACTTTGGGATGTCCAATTTCGAGATAGATGCCATATTGTAAAACCTCCGGTAGTTAAACTCTTCCGGTCCCCACTCATCCCAGGGTTTGCCCGTTCGTATTTCGTGGGCTTGAATCACGTCCTTAGACTCTTGGTCGTCCGCAAGAGCCTTTCTGTACTCCTCGATGGATTCTTCCTCCCTTTTCTCTCTGAACAAGATCTTTCCGTACGATACGACAACCTCGTCCGTGAATCTGATAGGCATGGGGTACCGCTCCGTATTAAAGAAGACCTTGTAGGCAGTTTACGGCCTCTAGCAGTCGCAACTTAACGTTAGCCGTCAACTGCTTGACCAGTTTGGGTAGGTGTCGAATGGCCCGTATCTTGGTCAACTCATCCTTAGACAGAAGGTTGGTCTCGTTATAGCCGCTTTGGAGGAAAGTTATTCTCCATCCGCGGTTACTGTCGAAACTCCATCCTATGCTAAAGCTCTCATCGGTATCTACTGAAGCCGCTACTCCGGGGTTGATATAGCGGATGGCTTCTTCTAAGTCACCAATCTCCTTATCCACTTTCTGATAGAACGTCTGGAGTTCTTTCGTTGCCTTCTTAAGTGACTCAAGGTCTTCATTCAGAGACATGGTACTTCCTACTAGGAACCTATGCGGTTCCATGTTGTTTATAGAAGCTCATCCTCAGTCCCGAGGGCATTCAACCGCTCTGACTTTTCTCTGACGCGTTTGGCCATCTCTTTAATGAGCAGTCTTACGTGCCTTGCGGCCTTGGCCTGGACGTCGCATTCAGCGTTCAGGAGCGGGTACGCGTCTTTGGACGTAGAATCTTTGTAGAGTATTTTCCACTCTCCCTTATGGGTCGCCCAGCTGAGCTGGAAGTTATGCTCGTTTAGGTCTACCGACACCTCCTCTCGGAACTCGGTCTCTTCTAAGTCATTTTGGACTCTTTGTATCGCTTTGAAATAGCGATTGAGGATTCTATCAAGACCTCCTACGGCTTCCATTAGCTCTTCGACCTCTTTTTTAAAGTACATGTGTGGTCTCCACTGGGAGCCGATTAGGTTCCTGGTTGTTCAAGAAGGACTATGCGCCCGTACTCCAATGACGCTACGAACTCTTCTTTTTCGGAGTGGTATTTTACCTGTAGGCCTAGAAGGTCTTTTTCAACGGGGTAGTGTTCTTTCTGGTTGAGCCACAGGGAGGTGGGGGGAATCTTAAGGGATAACATCTTTCGCATAGCGGCGGCCGTACGTATTCTTAGGTCACGTACCTGGTCGTCGATAAAGAATCGGAGGGCAAGCTGTATCTTTGGAATCAGCTCCGGTTCTTTATTGGCAAAAGGCCCCAAGAAGAAGGCACGTCCGTTCCACCCCTCATCGGTGTCGTAGAAGTCGCCTAGGTCTTTTAGAACGTACTTGCCGGCAATGAAAGTTGGTCTTAGGTACTCTAGTTGATGGAAGATTTGGTTCTCTGTCGCTTCCGAGACATAGTCCCTTAAAACATCTCCAACGACGTCGTAAGCTGTGCGTAGCATGAATCCTCCTTGTAATGTCCGGGTCGCTATGTAATGACCCGGACATTACGTCATTACGGGCTTGGGGCGGCAAGGGCAGAAGAGTCTACTTGTCTTTTCGGCGTGTCAGGTCTTGCGAAGTCTTGGCCAGTCTATTCGTATTGGGTCGTATTGGAACGTCGAGACTCGTCTTTTGATGTGTCGAGGACTGTCGTGAACCGAAGTGGTGTGTTCTGTCAGTCGGAAGGGTCGAGTTCGGTTTGTCTTTTGGCTGGCCGTTGCCTCACACAGGCTTGAACAGCTCACTGGGGAGTTCGGACATTCGGAATCCCGCTGCGGCAGGATGACCTCCGCCCCCATACTTTTTGGCAATCAGTCCTAGGTCCATAGACTCTCCAGGAATCCGACGCAGAGAGATTACCCAAGAGTCCTTGATGAAGTTGACGCCTATGAGGCCCGAGTAGTTTCCTGGACAGTGTTCCCACATTGTTTCTACGGGTACTGGCGTACCAAGTTGAACCATCCAGAATCTTCCTTCCCAAAAAACGCGGTGGGCCTGGCTAGACCTTCTCTTGTTTTCTGACTCGACCCATTCAGAGATGAGCTCTCCGGTCTCTTGAATGCTGTTCCAGTTGTTTGGGTCGAGAAAATACTCCCAGTCGGGGCCGCATGCTGGCCCAACCTTTTTGATGGCAAAATGGGAGGCAGTAGCTTCTTTCTCCGAGATATCTTTCCATCTTTTGATATCCCAGGCTCCTACTGCCTGAACAATTTTCGGTGTCTCTATTTCGGGCCATAAAAACCCCCACGTCAGCTCGCACGCGGCCCGCGTTTCATCAAGCACCGTGGTGCATGCGAAAGGGTTGTCTCGGTAGTCGGTAATGGCCGTTCTATGGTGGTCAATCCATATCAGATGGCTGTTCTTTGCTATTTTGGCCATCTCGTCTCGTTTCCACGAGAAGTCCACTATGAACACCTGGTCGAAGGTACCTGGGGAGAGTAGTGGTTCAGGTATTGGGTCCCCATAGTTGACCCCTACTCGGTGGAACGCTTTTCCCCTATGGAGGAGTTTTTTTGTTACTATGTATCCAGACAGCGTGCCGTCATTATCAGCGGCGTGGTAAAAGCAGATGGAGCTCTTCATCTAATTCTCCTTGGCGAATCTAGTGGTTTTGTAGGCCACAGGTCCTCCTGGGCTAATAATCGGAGTGGTATGGCTGTTCTAGCCATACCACTCCTGTTTGGGATCAAGTGGTTCCCCACTGATCCCAAACCTCCCCGTAGGCGGGGAGGTGCTCGTCGAGCTCCACCTCGACGAGCTTCGACGCGTCGATGGACGCGCCGAGGGAGAACGTCTCCCGCTCGATGGGCGAGCGGGAGACCAACGTCCTATACGGCGTGCCGTATTCGTTACGGCAGCGCGCGATATGGGCCGTGTCCCCGGTCCGAAGACCGAGGACACGGCCGATCTCGGCCGGGATTCGGTGAGTCACCATAACCCACCTCCTTTCCAGATTCTTATACCTAGAAAAAGGCGGATTATTGCACTTTTTTGGCTACTTCCACTGTAGCTTTTCAAGAAGTTCTACCAGAGCCTCACAGCGCCTCTCTTTGTCTTCTGGTAGAGACGAGAGCAGCTCTTTCCACACCTTTTGGGTTGGGCGGCTCCACTCCACTTTCTCCACCACCACTGGTCCCAACTGGGACATCAGATCGGTGGCCGCGGTAAGAAAAGCGGCCAAAGAACTCTCTATCGGAGAGGGCTTCCTTTGCTGGTAGAGCTCTTCTGACAGGTTGGCGAAGGTCTCTGCCTTCTCGGCAGCCTCTACGGCCTTCCGCATCGCGTTACGGGCATCGTCCGCTTCCGAGTGCGTGTCGTTGTACAAGCCGCGTACCGCGTCAACGCACTCGCTCATCTCACTCATCTCATGCATCTTTTACCCCTAAGTAATGTTGTAGATTACCAACATTCTTATACCTAAAACCTAAGAAAGAATTTCTGATTAGGTGGGGAGGAATAACCTCCCCACCAGGCGGGTCATTGAGGAATGCGGGGTTACGGGGCGCCATGTGTAGTCTATTCGACCAGGTCAGCAGCGTTCGGGTCGGGGGTGTCTGACGGATGGGGTAGCGGCGTGGCGTAGTGAGAGGGGTTGTCTAATGGGGAGGGACGCAGTTGGGGAGAAATGAGTAGTCGTTTGAGTGTGGATGGCTTGTCGTGTGGTGTCCATATGGGGCGTCTTGGATGTTCCGGGATGGCTCGCTTTGTCTTATGGATCCTCTCCTAGGCTGTCTATCTCTTTCCAGAGCTGCTTAACCGTTGAAGAGAGAGCAAGACAGGTAGAGCTCCAGCTATCCCGAATCCGCTTGGACACGCTAACTCTTTCTCTAGTAGTGGATTGGTTTGTCTTCGGCTCACACAACTGCTGAGCCGCGCGCTGGCATAGGTGGCACCAGCAATCAGGGTCGCACGTTCTTTCTTCGGTCATAGCCCCAACAGGTCTTCTACCAGCTCGTTAATCACAACTACTTCTTGCTTGGTAAGCTCCCTGCTGCTCAGATACTCGTGAATGCTGTCCAGCTCTTGGGACAGACTACGAACCATCTCCCTAACATGCGATAGGGCGTTCAGGGCAGCTTCCTGGTCACCTCTATCGCTTATCTGACCGGCTGACTTCAAGGCCTCGATTCTGTCGAACAGGCTTTCTTGCTCTGGCATGAAAAACTACCTACTTTCGAGCAGTTGGGTAAGGTAAAAACTTTTACCTTCTAATGACCTGGATCGTGGACGATCCCGGCCACGACGACGTCTACTTCTTGAACTACGCTTTGCCCGTCTATCTCCCAGGCTGGCTCTACCCTAACGATGTAGTTACTCCCCACGTGGTAGATGAAGCCCCTTTGAGCTCCAACGATCTTAAGAATCTTATACGTCATATACACGTCCAGTCCTACGGAGGACGTCGGCTCGTCTTCTTGCGGAAGTAGCTTATCGAAATCCATCTCGAAGACTTCTTGTCCTGCCAGAAGATTATGCGAGTTCTGAGTTCGATTCCACCGAACCGCCACGGCGCCGTTTGTCCAACACACTGTTTGGCTTTTTAGGCAGAAACCAGCGGTGTTCTTGTTGTGCTTAGGGAAGGAGGAGAGCTCCTGAATGACCCTTTCCTCCGTAATAAGAGCTACGCGCGGCATGTGATTCCTTTTTGTTTTTAGACTGAGAGGTTACTACCATAGAGGCCAGTCGGAACGGAATGCTCGATGGTAGTAACCTCCGAGTAAACAAGACTCTTAGCTGACTAGGTTCCTGATATATGAAGAAAAGTGCTCGTAGAGCATGTCTAGTATTTGACCACACTGCTCGAACTCTTTTTTGTTCTCACAGCCTCCAAAGAGGCTGCCAATCTTCCTGACCACGGGAGACACTTCTTTAGTCTCGCAGAGATCTTTGAGTGCGCCCTCGTATTCGGAAACCGCTGAGTGGTATCCAATACTACGAAACAGGATTTTGGATGCGTTCTTTCTCTTTCGCAGGGCAAGGCATTTTTGGGCTGTTTCTAGAGTTTTTTCTTCCAGCATGTTTTTCCTTCCTCAGGGCTACGTTAGAACTCCGTCAACAGACTTATATCTTTTCAGCCTGCAATATTTTTAGTAGGCCGTTTCTAGAGTTGATCTGCGGTTGTCTGTTTACGGACACACGCCTAGAGGAAGGTTGCAGGGTTGAAGATTCGACCAGGGATTCGGTATGACGGTTGTGGCCTTATTTTCTGACACGTAGTTGAAGTAGGCCCTAGTGGCCACTTGTACTCTCACATAGCTGGAGGAGTTCAAGTCCTCCAGTATCATCGTCAGCTCTCTCAGGTGCTTGTTCAGCTTTTCAATCTCCCTGCACACCTCTTCTTTGATCGTGTCAGACATGTGTTCTCCTAAAAGAATGGGCCCTCCCTGAATCGGGAGGGCCCGTTGGTGTTGTTATCAGCCTAGGATGGATTTCTCTAGGCTGTCCAAGGACTCTACTGCTGATTTAAGAACCTCAGAGTCGGGGTTCTGCTTGTAGGCTTCCTCGAAGGCATCTTTCAATTCGAGAAGCTCCTTTCTTAGCTCGTCCAGGCTAGCAATCATATCGTCGATCCGCTCTACCACTGTCTTGGTCATATCTTTCTCCTTTAAGTTGTAACGTCTCGTGACACGTCTTGACTCGACATGTCTCGTCTTTTGGGATGGAGTGGGCCAAAACGGCTTGTCTGCTGGTTTGGTTTGTTCCTTTTAGGGCTCGTTACTGATCGTGATGCGGTGGCTCGTCTATTGCTCTTGCCCTAGGAGCACATTGTACTCGTCTCCCAAAGAACCATAGACGTAGTTGCGAAACAACCCCAACGCCACGTTTAGGATTAGTGACGTTCCGGCTATCGCATAGACACGGTCCATGTTCTTTCGGTAGTTGGAGTTCGTGGCCTTCCAGACGTAGTATCCAGACGCCGATACACCGACAATGGAAATGCCTAGCTGAACTCCCCAAACGGTCTGATGCAGTTTCAACCGCTCGTCGAGCAGAGGATACCGGGCAAACGCCCAGGTAATGTCTCCCTCTGATAGGGACTCACCGCCTTCTACCGAATACGAATATCCGGTGAAGAGATTTCCGGAACGAGACACACATCCGATACCGCACGGGTCCGTGGGGGTGTTCAGGAAAAGAGACAGAAGAATAGCGCTCACCGTCATAATCAAAGTCCTTTCGCGTGTATGACCTGTGTGCCCAGGGGCGTATGAACTACTCCGTGAGCCGCAGACGGGTCATGGTAATGCTCGGAAGACAAGCCAGAAGATTCAGATTCCAAGTGGGGATTGGCGTCAAAGCAGTCGTCTTGGGCGGTCAACTCAGGCCCTATAGGCTCAGCCCAAAACAAGAACCCTAGCCAGGATACTTCAACATAGGCCCCGTACTTTCCAGTATTGAGGCCTAGCCACATGGCTTGAGCTCCACAAGCAAAAGACACCAAAGCGCATGGCGGACACACTACCGTAAGCCCCATGAATACCGCGAACAGCGCAGCACCGGCCGTAGACAGAGAACACGCCTCCGTACGGTCTAGCCAGAGACTGATGCCCCACCAATGAACCTCGTAGTCGTATAGCCTAGACACATCCTTAGGGGAGGGCGGGGTCCTAGTAAGGAGACCGATCGTATCACTGGGATACCATCCGGAAGGAACGCTCCAGAGAAAGTTTCCGTCCTCCTCTACAACGCTGATTGCGATTGAGGGCTCATTTTTTAGTGGACGAGTCCTCCTGTCCGCATTCATATTTCTTTCGTCGGGGGATTTAGAGACCACCAGGTTCTCAAACCCTGCTAGCATGTCATCGGTAACCTTGTCGCTATACCGGATGTGGACCAGATGAGAGCAGGTTTTGCACTCTACATCTGGGACGGTTAGGTACATGGACTTCTCCGCGCTAGCTACGGAGCAGAAAAGCATTAAGGCGATAAACGTACGCATCTAAACTCCTTTTTTTGGTAAAGAGGCCTGTCTCTTGGTCAGGCCGAGCAGGGGTGCATCGTCACGGCATGTGTAGTCAAGAGGGTTGTCTTATTAAAAGTGCGCCGAGGCAGAGTTCCATCCACAAGGACCTGAGCTGGTTGATTACGGTCAAAAGAAGCGTCCTCGGCGCACCTTTAGAATACCCAAGTCTCGATGCCGTGGGTAGGGCCGTGGTGGCTTGTCCAATGTCTGGGCAGGGGCGGGGACGTATAGTCAATGAGTTTGGTTTGTCTGTCGGGTCGCGTTGATCTTGGGTCGTCATGTCACGTCGGCTTGACTCGTGTTACGCGGCCAGTTCGGGGTCGGGAAGGGCCGGGTAGGCTTGTCAGTTGCTATATCCTGAGAAGTTCCTCTTCCCTATACCCTTTTCCTGGAATGGTCCAAACCTGCATCTTGCTATCGTGCACCAGGCCCAAGTCCTTCATCAACTCAGGCCAGGCTCTTATTTGTTCTTGAACAGAGACTACCATAATCCTGTTACCCATCTTTACGGGTATGCTTCCTTGCGGCCATATAGCCACTCGATTCGTCTTGGCTTGGGCCTCTACCTCTCTTTTTAGCTTAGCACGTAGGGCCGTGTAGATTGACCTTTCCACCGTAGTTCCTTTCTAGACTCTACCCGCCAGTCCGTTCGCACATGACCTGCTGGTCCCATTGAGCGCAGTCCGAGCACTCGGAATCGAATAGTTCTGTGCACGCGTTTCTGCAACCGTGGCTTGAGGACACGACACAGAAGTCTCTTACCTTTTTTACTATGGGGACACACTCGTGCATCTTTTGTAGAAGTTCGCACTGGGGGCAGTAGGGGCACCCCCCTACCTCTTTAAGCCTTTTAGATGCGTTGTATTGCTCTATAGACGAGCAGGATGCAAGAAGTGCCAGGAGAAAAACGGCGCGCATAGAACCTCCAGGTATCAGCTAGAACCAAGGCTTCTCTCTTACCTCACGCCTCCTACTAGCACGAAGCTCTTTCTCTCTCCACGCGGCCTGGTATCCTCCTTTTTTTAGACGACTAGCAAATCTTCTTTTGAGCCGGGTTATTCCCGCAAGGTCGTCTGTGCTTTGAGAAGCCCATATGTCGAAGTAGATGACGTCGTACTTCGCTTCTTTTGGTGGATCCCAGTTGTAGATATCGTCTACTATAACTTTTAGCTTATCAGCGCTGCTACCTGCTTCTTTAAGAACGTGCGGGGTGACTAGGTCATCCACGTCCTTGTACTTCTCAATAACGGTTACGGACGTTACGACAGGCTTTTTCAGGATAGGTACGACTATCATTCCTAGACCCAGTCCGGCTATTAGGACATCTCCGAAAGACTTAACCACCACGTCGTAGTTGGTTCTATGCTCGTTAGGTCCGTCGGACATCATTAGCTCGTTTTTGACGTACAGCATACACAGAGGCCCCTCTCTTACTGGGGCATGCCCGCGTAGTCGTCCTTGTAGTCTGTCTAGCTCAGCATCCTCTTTAGATACCGTGGCGTGGACTACTTTTGCTACTCCGCAAGACCCTGCGGGGATAACACTACACATACTTCTAAACACGTTACCTCCAAGACCGTTTGAAGTCGTCTGGTCAGTCGGGTTGAAGTGTGCCGCCATGTGATGGGTAGTCGAGGCGGGCCGGTAACTACGACAGGGGTCGGGGCGAGTCGTCGTTCGTAACGAAAAGACTTGGCCTGAGATGACATGGGTAGACTCGAGTAGTCATTAGGTTTGGTTTGTCAGACTTCGAGCCTCAGTTAATGGGCTTTAGGATTCTAAGATACCTAGTCGGCACCTCTCCCTTTTTCTTTTTGAGCAGTCGTTTATCTGCCTCGGTTCCTTCTTTGAGGAGGTCTATCTCTTGGGGAGGTATCGGGCTGTCTTCATACACCCGGTACCCGACGCTGGGATGGATTCTGTTAAGGGCGTTTTGAGTTCCCATGGTCAGGTATCGGACTTCCCGTACGTCCGACCCTACTACCCCAATCTTGTCATTCACGCGGCGGATATCTTCTCTCAGCCCGTCAACCTCTTCTCGAAGCTTTTGAAGAATGGCTTGGGAAATACCGATAGTGTCCTCTCCCTTTCCGGTAAAGTGGTGGTAGAGAACCGAGCAGCACTCTTTCTGGTATTCGATAAACGCCTTTTTCTTTTCAGGGTCCTTTATCTTTTGGGCTGATATACCAGCCACCCATAAGTGGGCCTGGTCTGATTGAATGCAGAACATTTCATAGCGCTTCCCATCACTTCCAGTTGTGGGGATATCCCCACAACTGAATAATTCATTACTCAGTATCTTTTGCCTTTGCCATGAGAAGTCTATCCCTAGGGCTTCACATACGTGCCTAACGGACACCCACATCTTTCCTTGGCGGTTAACCACCTCAATCTCTTTGTCTTTAACGAGAATCGAATATGAGTTTGATGCCTTCATCAGGTTCTCCTTGTTCTTGAGCTGCGATTGGCTGCCATTGTTATCGAATCCAGTTGTGTTGATATCAACACAGCTGAGGACCGTAGGTACGTAATGTCCGGGTCATTAGAACTGAGCTACTATTCTAGGCCACCATTCAATACTTCGATGCCGCCGTTCTTAATAACTTGCAGACACTTGATAACTCGTTTGGAGTCGGCAGAGTGGTAGATACCTGCCAGGTTCAACATACTGCGAACTTTCCCGATGAGCGCGGATTTGGTCAACCTGAACATGGAAGTTATCTCTTGAATGAGTTTTTGAATAACGTCGGCGTCACTCTCCTCACTCATAAACATTCCCAAGGCAATCTTTAGCTCGTCTACCTCTCTTCGTAGTCCCCCACAAACGTCTTCAACTCGGTTGAACCTAGTTTCAACGTCGGTTTGAAGCCCGTTACAAACGTCTTCAACTCGGTTGAACCTAGTTTCAATGCGATTGAATTGGGTCTCCATGTCTTTTTTCAGGTCGGCCGCCCACACAGGGACATTAGAATCTACGGCCCTGATATGAGTTTCTGCAACGTCCCATAGCGTGTTGTAGATGTTCCACGCCTCCGCAGTGTTTACCCTTTTGACCAGTTCTTTGAACTGACTCTTGGTGATGAACGAGGGTATTCTTCCTCGGCGGGCTATAATGCCTTCGTTACGAAGCTCCTCGACGCATTCTTCTGGAATTGTATCGGTGGGACAGATAGAAATAGAATGCTGAGAATACGTGTTTTGCTTAATCCCAAGAAGATTGTAGGCCTCTCTAGACGTCATCATTCCTTCGCCGGTTTCATTCAAGTAGACGACGCGAGCGATGACGTTACCGATAGGGATAGACCGGACTTGCATGTTTGCTTTTCCTCTCTGGTTGGAACTTAACGGCGGACTACGACTTTGGAGTAAGAGCGCTAGTAATTATTCTTTGAGCTGGATAGAGCACTCGTCTAATGACCCGGACATTGCTCATGCTGCGGCAACGAATCGTTGTTGATGCCCTCCTTTCTTTTTAGGGCTGCAGTGGCGGCGTATAGACTTCCCTTAACCACGGCGTCGTATAGGCCAGGCACTATGTTTTCTAGCTCGTCCTTATCTGGTTTTACGAGTTTGAATCCGCCGGTATCGTTAGTCACCCAAGCGTCTGCGGATACGAAGCGCTCCCCGTCTTCAACGTACCAACTCCATCCGCGGTGGTCGATTTCAATAGTAACGTGGACGCCCATAGTTCACCCCTTGGTCTAAAAGTTACACCTTCTTCAGAATTGTAGGTTCCGGCAGGTCTGCGTTGTGGTTGGTCTGGCTTGGCGAGTTTGGGTACGTACAGTCGTTATAGGCGTCCTACCGACCGCCTAAATGTTTCGTCCTTAGCAGCCTCCTGTGCAACCTTCTCTATTTCTTTTTTGACAGGGTCGGAGTTCAAGATCTCCATAATGCTTTTGGACTGAGACCCCAGTAACGCTAGGGCGGCTAGCCTGTCTTTCTCATTGCCGAAGAACGACGCCATGAGTACTTCATCAACCCCGAGGTAAAGAAGTATCTCTCTCAGGGCTTTTCTGGTGGCCATAGCTCGTGCTTCGGATAGAACGGCTCGGTTCTGAGCCTCCTTTTCTTTTCGACAGTCTTCTTTTCTTTTGTTTTCTTTTTCAATGGTCTGTTGCCTCTTAACGCGCTTGACGTCCTCCTCGGACACCAGACCAGCAGAAAGCATCTTGTCAGCTAGGGCACCCATATCGCCTCCTGTAGTGGTGCCAAGGGCGGGACTCGAACCCGCACGAGCGTACGCTCAAGAGATTTTAAGTCTCTATCGTCTACCCATTCCGACACCTTGGCACCATATCTGTTTATTAGATACGTACGCCTGGGTCTAGTCTTGCTTCGCGGCTTATTGTATCAGAGGGTCACCTAAGAGGCTGTGGAAGTGGGACATGATACTTTCAGCTCTATCTTTGTACAGCCCTCCCATTCGATAGGATACCGAAGACAGTTCTTTTGTAAGCATGATCATTTGAACGGATTTCTCTGTTTCTTCTCCGGGTGCATCCTCAGAATGTGCCAGCCACTCTAGGGCTTGTCTTTTTTCTAAATAGGATCTTTCAAGTGTTTCTAGCTCGTCCATAGATTCTTCTCCTTTAAGTGCCACAACCGCTAGTTAGGGTTATCCTCTTTAACGACCCGTAGACCCTGCCCAATCATGTTTTTCAAAACATTCTTTACCACACGCATGTCTAAGGCGTTGTAGACCGAGCAGAGATTCAGTGTCTTTCTGGCGTGGCCAACAACAGCCCTCTTATCCATCCCCAGCTCTTCTGCAACGACTTTGATAAGTTCTCTTACCTCCTCTTTGTCTTGGTCGCTGCAAAATACGCTGACCAGTGCTGTGAGTTCGTCAACCTCGTCTCTGAGACCCCGGCAGACATTCTCTAGACGCTGTTGGCCTTCTGAGATATTAGAGACGTCCCTTTTCACTTCTGCGGTGAACCGAGCTGCCCATTCCGGCATATCATTCTGAATAGCCCTAGCGTGATTCTCTGCCATGCCCCAGATGGCGTCGTAGACGTTCCACGCTTCAGGCGTGTTGACTACTTTGACCAGCTTTTTGAACTGGTCCTTAGTGATGCCGTGTGGCGGTCGTCCTCGAAGACTTGAACCTTCTTGCTGACGAATCTGTCTGGCCATTTCTATGGGAATTTGGATGGAATCGACGATCAAATTATCTAGATGCTCATAGACCGTGTGCCTCTCCAAACCAAGAATCTGGTAGACGTATGGTAGCGGAATCAACTCCTCGTTTCCAAGAGACACAACCGGAATCAACTCATTGGCGTAATCAACGTAACGAATACTCACAACTTTCTCCTTTTGCCGAATTGCAAACTTCGGTTACAGTGTCAGCGATACTGACACTTCTAGTGGTTCATATTTGGAGAGGGTTATTTTAGACTATCGGCAGCGTCTAGTTTCAGACCTGAGCCTGCGAATCAGGCTTTTTATGTCCGAGACGGCCGATTCACAGGTCTTGCAGTCTGCGTACTTATCAATCCAACCTATCGCGTGCTGGTACTTCATCAACTCCTTTTGGGTCTTTTTGAGCTCCTCTCTTACGTCCTCTATTGTGCACCGACATGAGTAGTCGCCGACGTAACCGTTTGTGGTTTCTACTATCCTACGTGCACATTTTGGGCAGTAGCTACTCATAAGCACCCCTAGGGCTCATTGCCGATAAGGAATTCTGATAGCAGGTATGGGTAGGAAGAATAGAGTGCCGCGGGAGGGAATTGAACCCTCGTAGGCTACTAACAAGAGCTTACTCTTGTCCCCCGTTCACTTGGAAACGCGCTTCCCTACACGACAGTTTGTTCCGTGATGTTACCATCCTGCGGCCTGTCCTCGGTGCATCCGCAACCATGCGTTACTAGGGGTTCGTAGCTCCGTTTTACCGGTCACCGTCCGTTTTCGGTGCGCCTTTCCTCTCGGCCACCGCGGCACAAATCTATTGTTCTAGTAGGCGGATTCCCTTCCGCCCGACGTTTCCACTTGCCTGCTTCACAGCCATCGGCTTTCCGCGAAGGGATTATGACCGGCAGCCAAACACTGGTCGGGTCACCCGCGCTCTCACCAAAGACCTCCAGATCTTGCCCTTGGCCAACAGTGCCCGTTTATTGCCCCGGCTCGCCTGAGCTCCACAGACGCGGGTCAATTCCCGCCGTTAACAGGGGATGTGGATTACCCCTACGTCTACTAGAACAAACTTCAACCTACTCTGCTGGCTTCCACCTTGTGTGGTGACTTATCTCAAAGTCGCCTTCCAGTGTCGATATCCGGTACACGCGTTTTCTATTTCCAAGATCGGGGTTAACCGAATCGGCATAGTGATTCAGCATGGTGAACCCCGAAGCATCCATGAAAACATGCAGAAGGGACTCACGCAGCTCGGAGAGTATCCTCTTCTCGTTTTCTAGCTCTTCTTGAGTCGGTAAAGGCATTACATTCCCCCTACGCAAAGCCCGTCCTCTTACGGGTCTGACTCCATCTGGTTGTCTATTTTGAACTTTCGCACCCCAGCTCCTCGGCGTCTAAGCCTTTAACCATCCTCTTGGCGTTCTTTAGGCAAATAGGAGGAGTAGGTGCGGGGATGGATTCTAGATACGACAAAACCCTAGCTAGCTCTTTTTTAACCTCCAGTAACTCTTTGGTTCGTATGTGAAGTATCTGCGCCAGCGTGCCGCAGTCCTCCATATGCTTCATTTGCCACCATTTCTCGTCTCCCGTTTTCGGACACCATATGCTGTCTTTCATGTAACCTCCTGGTCCTCACTTTGTACGAGACGGAGACCTTCCCCAAGTAGATTCCTCAGCACGTTTTTGACCGCGCGCATGTCGGACGCGTCGTATATGGAGCCTATGTTGAGGGTCTTTCTCACGTGACCAACAATCGCGCGTCCGTCCATTCCAAGCTCTTTCTTTATGCGGCGGATAAGGTCTCGTACCTCCTCTTCGTCCTTATCGCTGTAGACGAAGTTGACCATGGCCTTCAGCTCGTCAACTTCATCTCTAAGACCGCTACAAATACCCTTCAAACTCTCTTGACCTTCCTCTAGACCCGAAAGTCTGGAGTCCATTTTCAGTAGAACGTCTTTTAGGTCTAGCCCAGAAGCATCCAGGTGGTCACAGATAACTTCCGTAGCCCACTGCCGAAAGGCTTTCGCTCTCTTGGACCTGATGAAGAACCCGAGCTTGATTACTCCTTCGCGGTAGATAATGGTTTGCTTCTGCGGTCCACCGAAGGTATCGGTAATACCGACACCCTTATTCAATACGTATTCTCCTAGTTCGTCTCTGTGGTCTTCGAGGTGCGTATGCACGGTTTGTTTTCTTACCCCGTACCCCTCTGCAACCTCTTGAAGAGTCATGAACCACTGACGGCTGTCATTGGTTGGGTAGACGCTGCAGGTAACGTCTTCAAACTTAAGCTCAACCGGCTTCATAACAATCTCCTTCTTGTTGATTGGAACCTGAAGATCGGATTGGGGAGTTATTGCTAGGAGGATATTGGTGGGCCCGGAGAGACTTGAACTCTCACCCCGCCGGTTATGAGCCGGCTGCTCTAACCAATTGAGCTACGGGCCCTAACAGAGAATGCCCCATCCTCGAGCGGATGTTTGGCTGACCAGCATGAAGTTTGGAGCATTCTCTAACTTGAAGAAGATTGGGCGAGCAAAAGTAGCTGTGGGGATTTTACGTGCTCAACCAAGCTGAGCTTCCGCTAGCTTTCGCCAAGCGGGTGGGATTTGAACCCACGACCCCGTCCTCCAAAAGGTAACCCACAACAAGCGTCTCACCCAAACATAGCAACCCAGAATAATTGAGTAGGCAAGTTTTTGAAGACGGCGTTTTAGGCTGTCGATCTACCAACTGATCTACGGCAGCTTTCGCCACCAGAGGGACTCGAACCCTCGACATACAGCGTGGTAACCATCCTCATTCGTCCTACTCAAACCTTTTCCAGCACTTGAAGTGCGCTGACAAGGGATTGGCCTTGTCATTTTCTTTCGCATCTACCACTAGTTCAACCCGTTTTCCAGACGGGTCGAGCAAGAATCGAACTTGCGCAGCGATGGTGAACAAAGCCCTTCGTTCAGCAGCACCTCTAGGCAAGAGAGACAGACGGCCTCGCTGAGCGGCAATGACCGGTCCTTTAGGAAACGGAACGTCTGCCATCTGTCTCTCCTGTTCCCAAAAGAAGTTAGGACGAGCAAGTTGTTGTGGCTGGGAGACATCTAAACCAAAAGATAACCCAACCACGTCCGTCTCATCCTTTTCTGAATGGGCTGGCAAGGATTTGTCTCGGGTCTAACTGAGTATGTCGATAACCGAGAGCATTCGTCCAGCCCAAACTTCAATCTCTTACGAAGTCCGCCATGACGGACGGGGCAGAAGAATCAAACCCCACCACGTCCAGCATACCACCGTCTTCGGGGTCCGCAATGCTGAACCCATTAGACACCATTCCGGCCACAATCAGCTTAGCTGGTCGGCCCATCTTTTGACGGAAGACCTGCAGCGCTCGAGACGGATGCAGTGAGCCGGAATGGTTGGTCTCACAGTCCGTGTATACGATAAAGGCATCCAGCGGTATCTTGCTTTTCGTTGCCATGGTCATGGGCAGCGAGCAGTCCGTAGATGAAAACGGGAGAGCGCGCATAGCGTCTACCGTCTCCTTCAAAGACGAGGACTTGCTTAGCTTGAACGGCACAATGCCACTGGAAAATGCCCAGCACTCATAGTTGGGCTCGCTGCGAGCCGTAACCATGGCCAACACCGCCGATGCCTCTCTGGGGCTCAGACCAGCAGCTGTCTCTCCGCCTTCCATAGACCCAGATACGTCTAGGAACAGGCCAATGTTCTTTCCTGTCGGAACAATGGTCTTGAACGACAGGTAGAACGCGTCTTCTAGAGCACTAGAGACCATGTTGTTTACGGACCAACTAAGAGATCCCTTATCTCCACGACCTTGCTTGTACACTCGTAGAGCGGACAGCAGGGCAACAGGATGAAGTCTGGACTTCTTGATCTCTTCTTCTGCCGTAAGTCGGCGGCAAATCTCCTTGGACGTTTCGGAAAACGGATTCAACATGCCCAAACTGGACATCTTTCCCAGGTTACGGACCAGGGCCCCCAAAGGCATCCCTTTAAGCAGGGCGTCCCATATCCGAGCATCCGACAGCAGCTCTGTAGGCAGAGCCTCTCGAGGAAGTCGGTGTTTTACGATCAGCTCCGCCGACCTGCTGATGTCCTTAGTACCAAGAGACATGACCTCGGCCGCCGCCGCTACCTGGTCCGGGATCCCTTCCTTGAGGACCCCTTTGACAATCCAGTGATAGAGGGCATCTCGAGCGACGTCCTCTTTGGGACTGGGATGCGACAGACGAAGAGCGTCTCGCATGGACCAGCCATCGCGGGATTTGTACTTGATGGCCTGGTAGGCCAAGTTTCCAACGTCCTTACCGTTGAACCAATTGGCAACGCCCTTTCGGAAGGTACGTCTCCAAAGAACTCCCAGACCCTTGGTGTACTCCAAGTAGTGGAGCAGGTGCGTTCCGATACGCGCAACCTTGGGAAGGGCATCCATGGCCATAGACTTGTCACCAAACACCGTAGCCATGGCCAGGGCAAACAGGGCCGGGTCGTTGTTGGGAGCCCGGCCTTCATCAGAGATACGAACAATGGTATCGACGAGCCGGCGGTTGTCCACCCGGATAAGCTCTTCGATAACTGCCGCATTCTCCCTGGTCAGCTTCTTGGCCGAAGCGTAGTAGGTGTTCTTGTCCGACCCCAAGACCAGGAAACGCTCCAGCCTGTTCCAGGGACCGACACGGAACACGTAGTTGTTGCAGGAGTTCAAGGTCATGTTCTTTTCCTTTCCAGGAATGACCTCTCCCTGCTTCGCGTTCTTGCCGCCAAAGTGCTCCGTGTAGTTCTGCATTGCCGTCTCCTGTGAAAGAAGCTGTACATAAATCTTATGTACGGATCAAGAACTTTGTGTTTCGTTTTTCAGAATTGGATCGTACATGTGGATACGAGGCTGCAGCACACTACTCCAGAGACGCGGACGCCCTTGCTATTAGTGGCCTCGAAGCCGGTGTGGTACTGGTCGTCTTTGGAGCAGGCCAGCAGAACGAACCCCGTAATCTTGATGTCTGACATGCCAGCGTTCTTTAGGGCTTGGATGCTTCGATCTTCCGCTGTGCACGAGCAGAGAACGGCTGCAACAACGACTGAAACAAGTCTGAGCATTCGTCACTCCTGGAAAAAGGGGACCTAAGACCGCACTTTCCGCAAGGCTCCAGTTTTAGGGCCCGGTTGAACAGATCGTGGTTGCTATCGTCTACGTCGCCTATTTTGGTGCAATGCTGGGTCTCACCGATTCGTATGTCTCCATGCGTGTCTATTACGGGGACGCACAATTTTTGCGCCTTGGCGAGCTCCCAGTGCGCGCTATACCAGGTGTCTACTTGACGGCACACTAGTAGAAAGTTAGAGCACCCAGAGAACTGTTTTCCTTCAGGTTTCATCCCTGCTGCTCTTCCTAGCGGGGTTAGGCAGTGGCTTTTTTCTCCTAGAACCAGCCCTATTTTCGAGTGGACTTCTTTGAGCTTGTCTTGAAGACGAACCATGCGCTGGTAGTTCGGGTAGTACTTCTCGAAAGAGGTAACCTGCATCCCTATAACCTTTTTGAGGTCCAAGAGCTCCCTTACGCCGTTTTGTATCTCTTCGTCCTCTACCCAGGACCCGTTGCTCAAGACCATAAAAACGCTGTTGGTCTCTTTGACTAGCTTCTTAGAGAACTCCAACCATCTGGGGTGTAGCGTGACCTCTCCTCCCGTTATTAGCACGGGAATAGGCCCCAGCCGGTTAAGGTACGAAATGACCCGCTCAATGGTCCTTTCGTCTATGAACTCGTCTCGGTTCTTACCAGCATCTACTAGGCAATGAGAGCATTCTTCGTTGCACCTAAGAGTAAATTGTAGAAGCATGTTTTTCCTAAACCCATGTCTCAACAATGCATGGGTCGTCGCTGGGCATTCGCCCGATGTTATGTTTGTCTGGAGGTATGCTCCGACGAGCCTCCTCTAGGGTCTTCGCTATCTTCCAGATCACGGGGTCGATGACAGGTTTGCCTGGTTCTATGAACCACCTACGAACAACGACCTCGTCAGGATAGTCTCGAGGCTTGTTGTAGACGGTGAAATGCACCATCACGTGCCTGGCGGCCATTGTATCTCCTAAGGGGGGTAAGTGCTGAGTAAAAAAACCAAGACCGGACAGACATGGTCTACGTGGTCGCAAACGGTCTGGCTGTCCATCCGGCCTTGGTCGTAAGGACTAACGTAGTCCCCACACTACACTTATACCCAATAACTTGTAGGGTTTTGCAAGGGCAATTTTGATATACACTCCGCATGAAAACTCTAATCGCGTTCGGACTAGTGTTGTCCTTTTTAGTGTACGGAATTCTATGGTTTGGGGACACCGTTAAGTGCGACAAGATACAGGAGGTTTTGTCGTGCAACGAAAAGCTTTGTCGGGTTAGGTTGACTACAGGTCGAGCTTACGTTCATGCTCCAGTCGTCGAAGAAGATCCCGTGTGCGTTAAACGATACGCCAAAACGTGGAGCGTTTGCGACGGATGCAGCACAAAGAAGAACACCTTTTCCGATTCGTCTACGAAGTAGAACAGACACTGGAGCGGCTTCTGGGGAGGGACCCGTGCTCTTGGGACTACCTAAGTGATAGCGAGAAGCTTTTTTGGGAGCTGGCCGTAGAAGAGGTAACTCGTAGGCCTAACATGACGGCCCGGGAGAGCTATGAGGGAAAGAGGTCCCTGAACTATCTTATCAAGGCAGATGAAGGCCAAGATTGGAACCAGCTATCCTCCGGTCAAAGGGACCGAGAGGAGCTTTTTTTGGCAGCCGTTAAAGCGGCGTTGTCCTTGAACCAGGAGTCTAGGAATGGCTAAGGCGAATTGGTTGGAGTTCTACCGCGGCGAGGGGGGCAAGGTCCATGTTGTTTCTTGGAATGACGATAAACCCCTTACGTCTGTCCTGCCGCAAAACAGGGCAGAGCTAATCAGCATCCTGTCTTCGCACAATGGGGCTAACAACGTTCTAGTGGCTCCTCCAGGGAAAACTCTACCAAAGATTCCTCAGGACGGGGCCGGTGTTCTTGCTGGAAAATTCGTGGTGATTGACCCCGGGCATTCAGAGAAAAAGCCTGGAGCTCGAGGCAAGAACGGAGTTGAGGAGGAAGACCTTAACAGACTTCAAGCCAACGTGGTGGCCGGGCTTTTGCGGGATAAGGGCGCTAAGGTGGAGATTGTGGACCCCGAAGCCGACGACCTTATCGAAATCGGTAAGAGGGCCTGCGCATCCGACATGTTCCTTAGCCTTCACCATAACGCTTTCGACAGCAAGCAGCATTACGTGTGCGTAATGGTCCACAAGAGGCTGGCATCGTCCGTATCGAGAAGGTTTGCATCCATCTGCGCGGAGGCCATCTCCAAGAAACTAGGCCTACCTTTGTTCCAGTCTGCTGCGGGGCTTCCCGGTGTTATGGAGGCGGGCCTATCTGTTTTGAACTCTGCGGAGACTAGCAACCCCTCTGGTCCTTGCGTCCTTGTGGAGTCCTATTTTGTGGACGCGCTTAGTGACATTAGGGTGGCTGAGGCTATGACCATCGACGCAGGGCACGCTATTGCCGAGGCTGCCGAAGAGTGGATGAGCCCAGCCTAGTGCGACGTATACTCATGTGCGACATTGTATGTCGTTGTACCTTTCAAAAATTTTTCTCCCTTTAGGCTAAAAAAAGGCCCCTAGTGGGTGGGGCCTTTATTGGCGATTAGATGGCAACCCTAGTCTGCCGGCTCTCTAGTCACCCTGGGCTCGTCTCTTTGGGGAGAGTCTAATGTCCGGGTCATTGCCTCGTCTAGGATGCCTTTAAAATCAATCACATATCTAGACACGGCTTTTGGTTCTTCTGGAGTTGGGTAGTGTAGTGGCTCTAGGCATGGCACACCGTGCCGGTTTTTTATAGACAAGTAGGTGTAGTCCCTGCCGTTTATTGTCAGGACGACTATGTGTCCTTTTTCTGGATGACGAGCCCAGCTGGGAAGGGCTTGCATGATGCCTAGAGTAAGAACGTGCTCTGCTAGGGACAGGCTGTTCCTCCAGATACACAGACGCCCAAACGCTCTTCTGTATCTGAGGGCCTTGCCGGCGTTGACGGGGTTCTTCTCCGGTCGCTTATCCTTTTCTTCTACGCAACCGGTAGCATTGTCATACCGATACTCCTGCATTCTTCCGTCTACTATGCACTGGGCCTTCTCTACGTCTTTCAGATCTTGGTGGGCCTTGCGGAACTCTTTTAGGACCCGGTCCAGTCTAAGAGCAATCTTCCATCGTAGGCTCTCGGAACCTTCTAGGTCATAGGTTCTTATTTCTTTTATGCGGTGACGGGACCCGTGAACCCGCACATCAAGATAGGAGTGTCTCCGTACCCCGTTCTCGAATATCCAGGGAGGGGAGAACGTGGTCATGGATGTCTTCTTCCTGCATCTCTTTAAAGAGGAAGACTTTGCATCTGTCTGGGACTTCATTTGGAGTGCCTTCTGTTTCCAGGTCCAAGTAGTAAGCGCCTTCCTTGCCCGAGTGATCTGATTCCTTTTTGAACCCGCATGATTCGTAAAACCTAACCTGGTCTTCGTAGGAGATGTCGTATCCGCCAGGGCATACCATAAGCTTCTTTGCCCCCATCTTCCTTACCGCGTTGACCAGGTTAGCAACCAGAAACTTTCCTATCCCCCTGCCCCGATGGGCTTTCTGAACTAGAACTCTAGATACCCACCAAACGTCGTCCTCTGGTGGGAAGGGATTGGCAGAAGCCGTTCCCAGGGCGCGGATGTTTGATAACGTAACGCTGACATCACTCGTATCTCCTCGGACAAGAATCTTGTAAGACATCTAGTTTTCTTCTCCAGCAATAAACTCAGGGTTGTCCAGATCCACTACTTCTAAGAATCTCACCCACTCCTCATACGTAGAGAACGATTGCTCCGTGTCTTTTATACGAACTTTTACCGGATAGGACTGTTGGGAAAAGAGAAAGTCGTCTATCTCAGCGAGGTCTCTCGTTTTCAAAAGCATTGATGGCTCCTATAAGACCTTTTCTGAATTCTTTGCGCTGACTTTCCAACATGCCAACTAGGGGGTTCTCTATTCTGTAAGCCATCCACCTTTGAGGGTCTGGAAGCCTCTTTAGTATAGTACCCAACTCCTCGTCTTTAGTAATTCGGAATAGGGAGTGCATTACTGCTAGTGGTAGCGGGCTTACCCAAGGCTCTCCTTGTAGCTGAAGGCAGTAGCAGAATACTTCGGCTTGCAGGTCTGAGGTGTTGATTACTGTAATGGTAGACCCCCTAACAGGTTCGGAGCATTCTTCTGGAGAGGTGGTGACATAGTAGTATCTGCAAGCTGCAGGTCTTACAGGGTACACGATGCATTCGTTCTTATCGTCTAAGAACGCGCACCTTTTATCTAGGCAGAAGTAGTCGAACATATCGTCGTGCTGTGACATCAGCACCGCGGACTCTTCTAATCTTTTTATGAGATCTCTTAGGTCTATTTTTGACCCTACAAGGCTTTTAGCGATCAGGTCTGACTCTGCTTTAGCAACGATGGTTATTTGTTTGCAGCACGCATGACACCCTTTTTTGCAAGACACTGTTGTGCGGGCTAGCCTTTTGGCCATGCGTTCGTCGCACGACGTATACAAGTCGTACAGGTGGGTCATGTGATTACCTAAAAGTAGGCCCCCGAAATACCGGGGGCCTTACTAAAAGAAGGTTGGATTACTGTTGTAGGATGAGGGCGTAGGCCTCGTCCCTACTTATTTTGGTGACGGCCTTTACTTCAAAGGTGCCGAGTCCTTGAGACCTGTCGGCCCCCAACCCCAACGCCTGACCGTAGTCTAGGATAGCCATGATAGTGTCAGGCACTATCTCTGATTTCCGCAACACTCGTATGGTGAACGAGATGTTGCAGTCCTTGACGCGGTCAGTGATTTTGATGGACGACCTTGGCCCTTGTGGCGTTATGACGTGGATGGGTTGTTCCACTACGATAACGTCGCTTTGGGTTTTACCCAGGTGGACGTTCGTCTTTATGAAGCGCCCCTGAGGGTCTTCAACGACCAGACCGTTCAAAACGAACATCTGGTCCGCGATCTTTGACTTGAGGTTGGTGATCCCAGTCACCTTGTCCAGGGACTGGAACTCTTCCTCTGTCATAGACGCAGCTTCTGCTTCTGCGCCCTTCTTGGTCTTCTTCTTGAACATCTTTGCCGGGACGATGTCACGGGTGATGTTGGCAGCCTCCTTGAAGAGGGCTTTTATTTGACGGCCCTCGATGTACAGGCCCCGCTCGTCGGACAGGAACCCTGTCCAGCCCTTCTTTGCCTCCTCAGACACGATAGTTGGAAGGTCGGAGATTCGGGCCTCTACGATTCGAGACCTCTCCGTCTCCTCTTTCTCCTTACACTTTGCTTCTACGAAGCTCTTATAGAGGTCCGCGTTCTTCGGTATGCCTCCGGCTATCTCTTGGACGTGAATAGCTACAAAATAGTAGTCGAACGCGTCCCATTGAGTCCTGCTCTTGAATTCTTTGAACAGGTCCGTACGGTTTGCCACTTCATTGATGTCTACAAATGCCATTGAATGTCTCCTGTAAGATAGGTAAGTGATAGTCCTACTACAATACTTATTACGAAATGGCGCTTCATATTTTTATGCGGTACCATACTCTGTGGCGGGCTTGAGATGGTGGTGGCGTTGGATGGCGAAGGTCTAGCGATGGCCTCTTGTGGGAGCAAGGTCTCAAGCCCGTCTACAGGTCTTTGAACGTGGAGAAGAGCGCGCTAGATACGACCCACTTTTTTGCTAGTTCTTGGACTGCCTCGTCTATCTGTATGCCATCTCTGTTTCCTAGACGTTTTAGGGCAAACAGCCCAAAATTTGGTAGGGTGTAGTCGGGGCTTGCTGCAATAGTTACCAGAGACACATTTTCCCAAGGTATGACATACCTGTCGTTTGAGCGTTGAATCTTTTTCCAGTCGGTATATCGACTGGGCTCTTTCCACAGTGCTGGAGGGCCGCATAGGCTATAGTCCTGCACAGATCGTGACGCGTATATCCATTTGTACGTTGCTTCTTTTCTCCATTCTACGAAGTCTACCCATGATCCCGGCCCTAGTTTGGGCGTGTCCATTGTCCCAACTATGTCATCGTGAGCGTCTATGTTGATGAGCATGTCACAGGGCGTACTTTGAACGTACGGAAGAACCTCATCATGGTGTTCAACTACGTGTACAGCTACGTTTCTTGGCAGACAGCACACTCGTCCTAATAGATGCCTCATGGAGTTCTTTTGATGGATGTTGGGTAGGGCTCTAAAAACTGTTCGGTAGTGGTGCAGGTCGTCTGCCCAATTCAACACATCGTTCCATGACCCGTTTAGGTCTAGTTTGTCGTAGTGGCGATCGGGTATGAAGTTGATCCGATTCGACTGGCACCAGAAATCTAGGTCTATGCTTAGGGAAACCTTCATCTTTTTCTCCTTGTAATGTCCGGGTCATTACGAATCTTGACCTGGGGCCGTTCCTGTTAAAGACTGTTGTGTACTCCCTGGGTCCTGTCTCATCGGCTTCGGCCGAGCTCGCGTAGTCTTAGATGGGAGGCTTCGCAAGAGTGTAGACAGGTTAAGAAAGAGGGGGGAGAGCTGCATCTCCCCCCTCTTTCTACTGAAGCCTGCGAGCGCACTCGGCGCTCCAGGCCTCGGCCACGATTTCTTCTATTTTTTCTTCTCCGACGAACCACCAAGCTCGTCGGAGAGTTTCGTTCTCCTTCGCCTCTTCGTTGAAGAAGCGAAGGAGTTCTGTCGCCGCGTCTTCGCTGACGGGCAGCAGGCCGCACGTGGCGTCCTTCCTCAGGATGCCAAGAGCCAACCCCCGCGTCGCTGCGAGGGCAGAGAGGTAGGACGCCGCGGACCAGAGGTCCTCGGCGTCCTCAATCGTCCAACCCATGCCCGCCATAGCGAGCACGAGCCTCCCCAAGAGCCTGAACGGTTCTACGAAGAGCCTCAAAGTGGCCGCCATGGTGGGCCTCCTTGGAAAGAGTCATACAAGCAGGAAATCTACCTGTTGCTCTTACACAATACTCATACCTAAGAGTATGCCCGTATTTTCAGGTCTTAGCTGATTGTGCGGTCGATTTTGACCTTTAGGTAGGATAGGCTTGCCCCGAGCTGGTACCGCAGGTCTGCTTGTTCTTCATAGGACGCTACGGACTGTATATACGAGGCTAGGCTGAGCTGAAGACTTAGCCCAGCCTCGTTCTTTTCTAGGTTGTCTACTAGATGGTCTAGTAGCTCCAGGGCTTTTCTGAGTTGCCGGACAGAGGCTTCAAGATTGCCGCTCTTTTTAGACCGGTGGGCCTTAAGAAGGTACGCGGCAATCTTGATCCGAATGGCGCAAGGCTCACAGCCTTCCTTGTCGCAAAGGTTGGTGCGAAGGACCCCGTGAAGCCATTGAAGGTAGTCCTCAGGCAAAGAGTCGTCGGAGAGGTTTCTTTTCTTCTTAGACCCTTTGGGTGGTGTGAGGCTCATACCGTTCATTGTCGCCTCTTGGGGTGTGTAGTTACAACTTCTACACTCACGCAGGAGTAGCCGTATCCATAGCGGCGGCTGCCTTCTTGCCCTTCGCGGTGAGAGCGACAAATGCACCCTTCTTGTTCTCCGTGACCTTGACCAGGCCCTTCTTTTCGAGTGCATTCACGCTTCTCTTGTCCACGGTCTTGGTTTCAACCTTGCCCCCGTCGCTGACGGCCTTCAGGCAGGAAAGTTGTGCTTCACTGAGGACGATTTCTTCTGTCATGTTCTTCTCCAGGTAGTTACTACATCTGATTTTCAGATGGTTGATCTGGCCTTTAACTTGTTATGTGAATGTTGGCAAGATGTATTCAGAAGGTTCTACCAGGGGCATCTGAACATATAGTGCCTTTGTGTTGTCTGCTAGGGCCATTACTCCGTCGTATCGGTAAGGGGCCATTATGATTCCTCTTCTGACCCACATCTTTACCTTGGAATTGGTGCCGAACTTTTTTACGAATCTAGACCACGCTTCGGTAACTCCCAGATCAATGGTCTTTTCGTGAGTGGGGTCTTTGGAGCATTCAGATATGACGAACCTCCAGTCTGGAAATTGAACGTTCAGTCCTTTTGTCGATAGTTCTTTTCCTGTTCTTGTTGTGTAGCCGGTCTCTCCTTCATCCACGCAGGGGTGGCTTTTGTCGTCTTCCAGGAGGCACATATTGGAGTGGTGGATGTGGACCGGCTCTCTTATCTTCTCGTCGGTGTCCAACTTCCAGTACAGGCATATTAGAGTCTTTCCGTCTGTAGCGATCGAATAGGCCGTTCCGGCCTTTGACTCGAAGCGTACGTACTCCAGCGCCTCCATTTTTGGGGACGTCTTCTTTTGTACCTTTTCGTATCGACGGCAGAACTTCCCTAGATGCACTACTCCGCCGGGAAGCCTAAAAAACGTCCTGTTACGATTCATGATTCGTCACACCCGCCTACCGTTTCTAGAGTTCTTCCTTCGTCGGTGCAGATGAATGCCACACCGCTAAATGCTAGTTTTCGGGACTGACCGCCCCTTGAAATCTCGATCAGGTAATATTCCGGACCTACTCCTAGAACTTCTACGGGTATCTCTTCTCCTCTTGGGTTTACGATGAACGACTTTTTGGTCAGGATGGACACTAGGTCTACATGGTCTATTACGGTCCATCTAAAGTCGTTGGAGGTGGGGGTCCGGATCTTCAGGATCATGGTGTCACTCCTAGGGCTCGAGGACTACCCCTAGTTTGACACACTTTTCGGTCAGCTCCCTAACCTCGGATGGGGACAGAGGAACCGCCCCCAGCTTACGGTAGGAGATTATCTCCAGTTCGCTTTTAGACAGGGTCATGGCGTTTAGGACGTAGTCCTCGAACGCCTCCCACGTGTGGGGTACCCATTTCTTAACGATGTCGGCTATGACTTGGGCGTACCTTCGTATCTCTAGCTGGGCTTCTGGTTTCAGTCTTTTGGCAAGAAAGTTGTGGAGTAGATTGTGCAGGTCAATCTTCCAGTACGCCTCCGTCATGTTGGAGAGCGGAAGGTCTTTTCTGGCCTGCTCTCTGGCCACTCCTAGAGACAGACGTTTTTTGTATTCTGCACGGCACATTTCATGAATGTTTCTTTCTCCCTGACTTAAAGACTTACCTAGTTCTTCGGACAGGAAGTCGGCGTCGCTTCCTTGCCGACTGGACTTGCTCTGCAACCTCCAGTCGGAGGGATTCGTAGTTTCCATAAGGTCGATGGCTTCGGAATACCGAGTAGAGTATTCATTTACTGCTGCGGTTCTGTTCATCTTGTTACCCATGGGGCTCTTTATCCCCGTGTTCTTTATGTTTCCATAAAGCTCAGACTATATCATCACGGTTTACCCGTGCTCCGCGCTCGTGGGTCTTTACCGCCCATTACCTTTTTTTGGCATTGGGGCTCCATGACCTAGTCGTTGAACCTTCTTTTCATTCCTGAAAAGCTTGGCTGCTGATTGCCCGATCCCAGAAGGCATCTTAGGGTGTCCCAGCAGTTCACGGAGTTTTACATCCGCCACAGAATACTTCCCAGTTTTCTTACTGAACTTTACTAGCTTGCTACGAACTAGCTCGTAGCCAATATCTTGAAGAGACACATGCGCGTTTCTATGCCCAGAAGAATCCGTTAAAAACAGGTTGGATATGTGGTTGTTTAGCTTGACCCCGTCAACGTGGTGAACAAGCTCGCTCTTAAGGATCTTTCTTCCGATGTTACGTTCAACCACAAGTATGTGTTCTTTTTTGTAGTTTCCCCATCCTGATTTTCTACGTCCGGAGCGTACATTGACCATACGGTAGCCGTTTGCGTCAACGTACTGACCGCCTCTCCACGAGGGGTGATTCTTTCCAACCTGAGAACTGTTTCTTTTAGCTGTGTGGGGAGCCTTACGGCCTTTTCTCTTTACCCCACCTATTTTGGTAGCGCATGATTGACAATATGTCTTTCCGTTTCGCTGTGTCTTTTCTTGATATTGGATGTAGTTACCCCACCAGGTGATCGTTTCTTTACCGCACTGGTCACACCGTAGAAGTACCTTCTGCTGACTTCCACGAGTTAACCTTTTTATTGAAACCCCACCTAGTGTAGTTGTACCTACAAGCATGTATAGCCCCTAGTAAGACTTTCTGGGTGCCTGATTTAACGGATCCACTGCCGCCAAACATCCATTGGAACGCGAACGTGAAGCTTGATCTCGCAGTGCTCAAACGGGCTGGTATGCCCCTTTCGCATCAGGTACCTTATTAGCTCTTTGTCCTCTCTCACTGTTTTTGTGCCTGCCCCATAAGAAACCCTAGCGGCTTGTACGATGGAGGAGTCATACCCCATCCAATCTACGATACGTACGAACCCGTGCTTTCCTACGGTAAAGGTCTCAGAGGATAGCTTTTGCATGACGTCTGTGCTGCTCATTGGCTGTTTCCTTTCTAGCGACGTGGATAGTACCGATCGTGCGTTCTTTCAACTTTAAGGGGGCTAAATTTTGGGCGGGGCGCCCAAGGTATTCACCTCAACCGCCCCGCCCTGCCCAGGAGGAAATTTTTTCTCCACACAATACTTATACCAAATAGACGGTATAGTTTATCGGGACCTAGTTTGACCACTACTAATAAAAAGTATGTCTGGGTTTGGGCATAAGGAGTATGGAGGAGTTGTTTATGTCCGACGTTACCCGCTTTGAATCCCTTTTACAGAAGCATCGTAGCAAGCCCAGTAGGGCGGATGAGCTGGATTCACACCTTGAAAAGCATAGATCTAGTTACAATAAGACTACCGTAGAGTTGTCCGCTCCATATATTTCAAAGATAGTACCTGCGATATCAATATCTACAGGCATAGCCAGCCTGGACATATCTCTTGGTGGAGGACTGCCGGCGGGTTTCATAGAAATATTTGGGGAAGAGTCTGTTGGAAAGACCGCGTTGGCCTATTCAATAATTAGGCAAGCGCAGGAATCGTCTCTTAGGACAGTGCTTCTTTGTGGCGAGTTCTTGGATGAGCCTTACTTGGAGAAAGTTGGGGTGGATACCTCTTCATTAGCGGTTATGCGGTCTGGCTGTGGTGAGTCTGTTTTAGAGCACGCCGGAATTTTATATTCGACGGGGGACATAGACGTTTTGGTAGTGGACTCTGCTACCGGTCTTAGGCCTAAGGAAGACAACGGATCGGGGTGGAGAAATATGATCTACCACTGGATGTCACATTTAATGCCGGACATAGGGTTAGATAAGTGTGTTGTGATGGTGAATCAGGTCCGAGCCAAAAGGTCTATTGATCCGTCTAGGTTCTTTGCTGGTGGATCTGACTCCGTAGCTAGAAAGATAGCTGGGATGTTTGATACGAGAATGGAGCTATCTAGGTCGTCTTTATCAGATTCGTTGTACGACCTAAATATCAACATCGTATCCAACACCTTGTCCCGGCCTGGAAGGATCGTGACCGTTCCGTTCGTAAAAGGGCATGGGATAGACCGTTGGAAAGACTTGGTAAGGGTGGCAACCTCCGCGGGGGTATTGCGAAAGGAGGGTTCCTGGTATCGGTATGGCGGTGAGATTTTGGCTCAAGGAGAGGGAGAGACAGCTAGGGTTCTGAAGAACAGTTCTATAGGCGTAGCGGTTCTTAAAGAGGTGCGGTCTTTTGTTCGGTAACTTAGAAAAGGGCTGTGGCCCTTTTCTTTTAGCTAATGTCCGGGTCATTAGATGAGAAACAAACCTTTGGTAAATCAATGCTCTAGGTGCCTTGGTGCTGGCTGTTACTGGTGCCGTAAGACTGGAGAGGTAGTTGAGTGCCCTGCTTGTCTTAATAGAGAGCACGAGCTTTTCAACAAGAAGTCAGACGGAGTTTACGTTTGTTTATGCTGCGGTCTGGCTTTTAGAAGGGATGGTGCTCTGGAGCAACAGGACAAACCTTGACACCATACATAAATAATGCGTACTTCGTTTTCTATACTTATGCTAGAGGAGTTTGGTTATGGGGTTGCCTCCGATTAAGGGCCTTCCTACAACAAAGAAGGCCGACTCTTCTGAGAGGAGGGAAGCGGTACGCTTCTGCGACAAGTGTGGGCAGGAGGGTCAGGTAATATCTAACCAAACAGGTATTCACGTGTTTTGTAACCCGTGCAAGCGGTGGTGGCCTATTTCGAGTTCCCCTCTTTCTGGAACAGCTTTGCCGACCCCCGTTCGCGGAATGAGTAAGATGACTTTGGTAGAACCGGATTGGAACATGGCCTTTGAGCCCTCTACAGGAGACGTAAGCAGTGAGCAGGTTGGCCCAAAAAAGCTCGGGTAGCGGTCGGGGAGAGGTTTCTTTCACTCCTTCTGCAGAGGAGATTTATACTGCCGCTGGGTACAGCGAGCGTATTAAGGAAAAGAAATCTCAGATGGACGCAGTTAAGAATGCGGGAGCTCCTGTTGGATGGGCTCCTCCTCTAGATCCGGAAAAGATGAAGAGGATTTCTGAGATGGGCTCTATTCCTTCTCCTTCATTTGAGGACCCTCCTCAGGAGCGTACGACTTCTGGGTCCTCGTACTTCCATAAAGAGCCTGAGGTAGAGACTCCCAAGAAGGAGGCCGGTAAACTTTCCGCTGAAACCATTAAGGCTCTAGAGGCGGTAAAGGCGGCCAATAAGGAGGAGGGGGCGGGGATGAACCCGTCTTTTGAAGACCCTACGGAAGAGGAGATGGAGAGGGTAGCTGAGGAGGCCACGTCAGTTCCGGAGTTTGACTTTGCGTCTATCTCCTCGCACCGGGAGTTTTTGGTATCGAAGAAACGAAGAGAGGCTATTGAGAAGACACTTGCTCCTCTCGACTTGGCAGACATGGTCACCAGGAGGGAGATTCAACAGACCGTTGAAATTGTCCAGTCCAAGTTGAACTACACTTTTAGGACATTCAATCAGCACGAGCATCTGTTCTGCCTTCGATACATCTATGAGTTTCCGGGGTCAGCTCTTTACGTCAATGAGCTACTGAACACCTGCAAGCTGGTTTGCTCCCTGGTGGCGATTAACGGAGCCCTTCTTCCAGAGCACAGAAAAGACGTTGGTACATCTAGGGAACAAGTGGACAAGGACTTGTTCTTGAAGAAGATGTTTCACGTAGCTAGTTTTCCGACTCAGATGATCGCGGATATGTCCGTGCAGGCGGTATGGTTTGATGAGCGCGTAAGCAAGCTCTTCAGTCTGGAAAACTTAAAAAATGGTTAGAGACCCCAGGAGGCTGGGCGCAGGCGAATATGCTATACGAGCTAACATCCGAGCCTCCGCCGATAGGGAGCCTTTTGGGGTCCGTATTCACGTACCTTGCTCAGAAGAAACATGAAGCGGAGTACTTTAAAACCAAGGCGATAATCCTAGCTTCTGTGGCCGACAAGATTGACGGCGGGGGAAAGATGTTACAAGAAGCTATGGATGGTTATCGGAATCTGTTGTTCCCGTTCTTGAAGAAGGAGCGGGAAAAGTCGTCCGATAGAGACAAGAAGCTGCTGAAGGACTGGATGAGCAAGATACTAAAGGTTCGCCCTCTCTGGAGGCCCTCTGACAACAAGAAGATGGTTTCAGCTATTAGGCGCGGGGCAGAGCAGGTTAAGCGCGCTGAGGAGCTAAGGCGGTCTTCAGAACACCGGAGAATCTGATGTTGAAGCGGTTGTTTGTCACAAAGGTATTCGAGGGCGGAGTTAACCTGCTGACGGGAGAGCACATCTCTAACGGTATCGTTATCAGCAACGGGCAATCGGAAGTCTTTATCCCGGTGTCGTCAGAAGACGTGGATCGGCTTGCCACCATTGTTTGCGAAGACGTGGAGAAAAGCTGTGACAAATCAAGCACTACCGAGGTACCTAATGTCCGGGTCATTACCGAGGGTCAGGAAACTGAGACTGAAAAGACCCGGGCCAGGCCCACCTCTAATCTTTCTTTGGTGCCTTCTGGTCCTGGCTCTTCTTATGATGACGAGCTGACTGGGGTTTCTTCCCTATGATGTCTCTTTACGTGTGCGAGTCGTGCCGAACAGTTTGGAAGGTGGTGGGGGACGTGTCTGAGCTGGGTGGTTTGACTATGGTAGCGGGCACCAACCCGATGTGCCCTAGGCCAAAGTGCACCGGCAAACTTTCTGTGTCCGTAACTCTTCCTTCTGGACTTTTTAGAAGCCAAGAGGTTCCGGTATCAAATTTTTTTAGGGCGGTCCTGGGATTTGGATCTCCTGAAGGCAATGCAGCATCCCTGAAGGATTTCGTTGAAACGTTGACTAAGAAGCGGATATCCAGGGTTGATGCTTTTAATACAGGTACCCCCGAAAGGGTCATACTTAGACGTTTGGTTATGGAGGATGGTACCTGCCTCCATTTTGAGACATCTGCAAAAGGGGCCTGCTGTTTCTATATAGAAAAGCCAGGTCCCTCTTGTTTGGAGGTAGTTGATGGAGAGCTCGGGGAGTCAGGCGATCCGAGAGATGATTCAGGCTCTAGTCCGTATAGAGAAAAAGCTGGACGAGGTAATTCGACTGAAGCCCTGGACGTCTTCCCAAAATTCAATTTCGATGCTCCAGCCATTGAACTACCCAAGTCAGAACGCATGCCCTCTCTGTCAGAAAAAAGTAGAGTACCGAAAACTCTATCTATCGAAAAATACCCATGTGATGGTCCGAGTTTGTGATTGTGTTCCACCTAAGAACTTAGAGGAGAGTTGAAATGTCTCAGGTCGTTACCGCGTTCAAGTTTGACAATCAATCGAAGGCCCCAAACACGATTAACCAGTTTGAGGAGGTCAAAGCTTACATTGTTTCTTACGTGGACGGTGAGGGCAAAGACCAGGTCCGTTTGTGTTTCCGCCCCGTTGCTGGTGGGGCGACCTTTGTTCTTCAGGAGAGGATCAACGGGTCCTTTGTGGCTACTACGGCGTCTAAGTGGTTCAACAACGCGATGGCAGAGAAGCTGGGCGCTAGCCCTGTGGAGTCTATTTGATGGGTGTGGGTGTAAAGCCTAAGGGGCCCTGGATCTTGGTTAAGACTGACCCATCCCCTGAAATGTCAGGGTCGTTATACCTCCCCGGCAACAGTGTGGCTGAGAAGATCGGACACAGCACTGGAACTGTCCTGGAAACTGGGGACGGGATTCCTTCTACTCCAAAGCAGTACAAGGCTAGCGGTAAAAAGTACCAAGAACATGAGGTCCGTAAGGGGGATAGGATTGTTTTCAGAACCTATCTTCAGAACGCAAACCGTCCTAGCCAACTAGACCGAGATCGGTGTCTTCTTCACGTTGGAGACATTCTTGGCGTCTTGGTAGGGTAGGCTTCACCGTCGGAGACAGCTAAGGATGCTTATCATTCGTAAGACTAAAGTGGTCGGAAAGAAGAAACTTCGGTCCTCTGCAAAGCAACCGTCTTCTAGGCTCAACCTTCTTCTTCGTAAGGATTTGAAGGATTGGGCTCATGAGTACGCAGAGAGTCGGGGAAAGTCCCTGTCCTGTCTAGTAGCAGATTATCTTTACGACCTGAGAGAGCAAAAGAAGGACTCTGATGTCGAACAAATCTAAAGAGGTCCTTCGTACCGAGAAGTACCCTCTACCGGGGACGTTAGAGGGTATCGTCTCTATGGTCCGGGAGATTTTGTCTAGAGGAAGGGTTCGTAGGTTGGAGCTAGACGTAGACCTGCCTATCAAGGTCCTTAGAGAAGTAGACCCGTCCGAATGCGACGAGGTCGACCTAGATCTGGAATCAGCTCTTCACAGGGTAGAGATGGTGGAGTGCTCGGGTGAGCCACTTCCTTCGTTGTCAAAGATGACCAGGCATCTTTACCGAAGAAACCTATTCCCGTCTTGTTGGGTTGTAGGTCCGTCTAGCATCCTTGAGGACTGGGCTAGCCCCCTAGAGCCTGAGTTTTATTCTGGACGCACGTATTTTCTTAATGTTCCGTTGGAGGTAGTTAAGTCTCTGCCTTCCGACACCCTGATTCTGTGCGGGTCTTCATACAAGAATGCTGACGTTGAAGACATATCGTTTTCTGTGAAGACATCTATGGAGCTTCGGAGAGACTATGAGTCAGAATCCAGCAGTCCGTCTTCTGATCCAGTCTGGGGTAGTCCCAAAGAACGCCATTCAGCAGCTAGTGTCCTGGAAATTCCTCCCGCAGGACTACGAACATCTAGCTGGCGAGGACCCGATAACGCTGGAAAGTAGGTGGGACCATGTAGAGGATTTCGTTGAGGACCTTAGGCGTGTCCTTATTCAAGAGATGCGTACTATCAGAGAGACCTGCTGGGACCCTATTTCGGAAGTCTCGGTAGAGCTCTACCTGAAGAACAAGTGCGTTGTAGGCGTTTGCGGAAGAGTAGACACGTTGGGTAGGCTATACGTCCCTCCAGAGGCCATCAAAGACCTTGGAGGCATTCCTTACTCCGTTCGTATAGGCGAGGGGAAACCACAGTATGTGGCGTCTGACGACATTAGGTATGACGGGGACGGTATAAAATGGACTCTTCTTCTTTTGAGAGAGGACCAGGACTCATGAAAAGAGTAACCGAGGCAATAATGGACCTGTTCAGATATAGGGGTGATAGGGATGTTCCCTATTTTAGCAACCTTGCTTATCAGGTCATTAGCGGCAAAAGTACATCTCCTGTGAGTGACATGGTTAGGCTGGTTGGTTTTCCGTATCAGCTAGTCTACAAAAGCCAGGACATTCGTTATGACAACTAGGCTTGTGGCTCGGTGCTCTATTTACGACATGCGCCCAAAGATGTGTAGCGAGTACCCGACTGTAAATAGCTACATTCCTCCTGAGTGCACTTACGAGTTTTCTGAGGACGGGTCTAGAAGCGGCTCTTGTTCCTGTGGTGTAGGGGCGTGCTGCGCTATTCCAAGACGTAATGGTGACCCTTTGGGAGAGCATTTGTCGTCTGGGGACGGGGGTGCTCCTTGTAGGTATTTGGTCATAGTGGAAGAGGAGTCGGTTCTAGAGAAGGAAGCGGCTGCAGAGGACCTATTTTACAAAGAGGCCCTAGACGAGGTTCTACGTGGTATCTCGTAGCGACGTGATTTGTGAACGTCAGGAAGTAGAGAGGGACCTAGCTGCCTTTAGGGAGGCTAAGTCCATCATTCTTTCTAGATGTGACGAGATGCCTCCAGAGAGAAGAGACGTTTTCTCCAGTTGGGCGGCATCTCAAGTTGTGGTTCATGGTTTGGTTTTGGCGATAGCTAGGTGCGAGGGATTGATTGAGGATTACTCAAAATACCTACGTGATCTAGACGTTCCGGACAACGTTGTTGAGTTGAGGAGGTGACTATGGAGCCCGACTTTGATTTTTTGAACACCCGTTTAGGCAGTCGGAAGGAGGAGGAGGCAGATACTCCAGAGACTAGCCCTGAGGAGTATGCGGAGGGAATTGCTAACGCTGTAGCTAGCAGTTTGGCTAGCACTCGATTGTTTGAGGTTGTTGAGGTTCAGTCTGGCATTGGTCAGATCCATATCCTGGGGCGTGTATCAAAGGACAAAGAGAGGTCTTTTGTCGGCTCGGTGGTGTCTCCTATCCTTCAGGTTCTCGAGAACTCTCAAGACTCCTGCCGTGGTTTTGTTGGTAAGCAGTTCATGCTCAAATACGGTACCGTCAAGTACGCCTGGGTGATCTCCTTCGCGTCCAGTGATCTGAGGACGGCCGCCTCGGACATCTGTTCTTCTTTTGAGAGCTCGGTTCCTAGGGCTGAGGTTCTGGAAGCTCCTCTTGTGGGTAAAGGACCTCCGCAGAGTGGCGGTGTTAAAACAGGACGTCGAGGCGCTTCTGCTTTGTCGTAGGTGATACATGAACGTAACTCCTGTTTCAGCAGGCATTAGAGACGAGGTGGTGCTGACCTCCGCGGAGAAGGAACGTCTCTCTAAGCCTCTAGGAGTGCCTGCTAATCCTTATGTTGCCCGGTACAAGATAGAGGTTATTTTTAGCCGTCATCGGTCTACCTTGTCTCACGTGGCATCCCCTTTGATGCTGTTGATCTGGGAGTCTGGAAAGAAGTTACACGGCGGCGGCGATCAGAAGATGTATTGGTGCGGTTTTAAAGACTGTGGCAAACCTATGTCTTCTGATAATTTCGGGTACATGCATGTTGTTTGCCCGCACTGCGGTAGGGAAATGTTCTTGGACCCAGAAGGTAAAAGTCGGCATATTGAAGTGTCCAAGGAGGAAGGACGCAGCACTTCTCAGTTGGAGTCTATGCCAATCGTGGTGGGGGAAAAGATGGCACGTCTTACCCCGTCCAAACTAGCAGACCTTTTGGTTAATACGTTCCACCAGCTAGGCGGAGATGTGGATATCTACTTGAAGTACTCTCCGTTTGAGATCCGATACGACCCCCTGCACGAGAGCACCACAGACCTGGACAGGTTGGACAGGGTTAGAGTTCAGCGCAAACCGTTGATATATCCCCTCAAGAACATTATTAAGGACCTATCTGCTGGAGCAGACCTAAAAAAGAGATTTCTTGGGATGATTACCAGCTAATGTTTTACGTGCCTGCATCACTCATTCCAACCGGGGACATTGCTAGCCGGCACGGCCGATTGTCCTCTACCCAACCCGGGTCAGGTCCACAGCCAATCTCGCGAGGATTGCTGCCGAGGGTCGCACAGTAGCCTTGTACCAGAAGTCGTGGAGATTTTTTCGTATGCCATTAACTCTTGCGGAAGCCTTTGATAAGGTAGAGAAACTACGACATACCCGGTCTATATGGCTAGAAGTAGTAGATCACCTAAGAGCCTTTGTAGACGACGAGGTTCGTAAGGCCTCTAAGGGTATCTCGTCCGACGGGAAAATGGTTCCTCAACAGATTGTTAGGGAGTTCATCACTGGAGTACTTACAACAGAGCTACATCCACTGAATGAGCAAATTGAGCATCTAGAAAACTTGTACGTAGAGGAGAAAGTACATGACAAAGTCGAGCAGCACGAGGCAAATGCAAAAGAAAGTTCAGAAGGAACAAAAGAGGAAGGAAAAGCGCCAGATCAAACTAACCGTCCTGCCGGCAAAAGGACAATCTCGTCCCCAAAAGGAAAGTCAATCCTTGGAAAAAACGGCCCAAGCAGTGCCTCCAACTGACGAGAGGTTTCGAGCAGTGGCGTCTGCCATTCAGACTATCTGGGAGAACCAGGTAGCTCTGCAAGAGGCACACAAACAGCTCGATGACCAGTTCGCAGTTCTTACTCGACTGTCTGTTGTGGCTCTTAATGAGCTCAACCTTCGGGTATCTGGGGCGGATGCAGACCCTATCTCGTACGAGGCTATCAATTCCCTGTTCTCAGAATGGGAAACCTTCAAGAAGCGACCTGATTTTAGGGAGCATATGAGGACGTGGGTAATGGGGGGAGATCTTGAATCTCTGCCCCCACTACCAGTCGGAGAGGCATCTTCTGCCAAGACCGACCAGGAACCTAATGAGTTTGGAGGAGACTATGCCGAAGATTGCTGTTCCGACGAACCGTCAGATACGGAGGGGGACGAGTGCGGCTGCGGGTGCCATGAAGAGGATTCGGTGCCCGACGGACAAGTCGTTGACAGTCACGACTGCGGAGGGACAGAAGTGCCCGACGTGTCAAAGAATCTACAAGAATCAGAAACTCTAGCGGCCTCTCTTTGAGCGAAGGTCGCGTTAGACCACTCCACAATCTCTTTTAGCGTTCCCCTAAACAGTATATTACCTTTCTGATCTTTGAGGGGGATGACTTTAGTGTCGTCCAGCTCTACTGTCTGAGCCGGTTCTTCAGGCTTCGGTTGTTTTCTGATGAACTTTCTTTCGATGATAGGGCTCATTCTTCCTCCGCGTTAGGTTTCTGGTAGATGGTGCAGTCTTCTGGAGACTTGTCGTCTCTAACTCGAACGAACTCAGGAAACCGAAGAGCTCCCTTGTCCGTCCATTCACTGAATTCTATTTGCCAGACCATCGGGTAGAGTTCTGGGTTGGCGAACTCTCGAACTAACTCGTCTGTTAGACCCCCTCCTACCTTGCACACGGGAACTTCTTCTTTGACGTCTGGGTCCCATAGATAGGCCATTACAGAGCCAACTCCTCCGCTCTTCTTTCCCTTGCCTCGCTCTCCAATACCGTTGTCAGGGTCCCACCTAACAATGAAATCGGCCTCTAGAGTGGGCTTCAACTTCACCACCTCTTTTGGCCTCTCTGCTTTCCCGTGGAAGTTGTAGGCCCTATCGTCGTATCTAATGTCCGGGTCAATAGCCACGAATCCCTCCCATCCCAATTTCTTGGCCCAGTTCAACATGGTCTTTATTTTCTCATCCGTGTCTCGGGCTTCTCCGTAGATATAGTCTCCAGGAACCTTTGTTTCTTGAGATCTTACTGTGAACCCATCACCCCATAGATTGATGACCTCTGGAAATGTGATGTACCTAGTTCTTCCTTCTTCCAGGAGGTCTGTAACATGGTTCATACGCTTGAACGCCGGCTCTTCCGTTAGCCAGCAGCAACCTCCCCAAAAAGCTACGTCCCATATACAGAACGCCAGGTTTCCTTTCTCTTTCTGAAGCTCTAGGGCTCGGGGAGTTAGGCTCTTTACTACGGACCCAACGTATATGAAGTCGTCTTTGGCGTATCCTTCGGAGTCCCTATGCCCCGAATGCGCGCAGGTGCAAATCTCTCCTAGAAGTATTGTTCTGGCGGGTAGGTGCAAACCTTTCAGATCTGCTTCTAGGTGCGGGTACCTAGTTAGCCAGGGCACCTCGGGTTCATTCTTATGGGCGGGTAACATGTTGGAGGAGAACATTCTTGGCACGCCGTCTTCTCCAATAGAGACTACGTGCATCATCCCGTCTCTTTTTCTAAGTAGCCACGCGGACCGTTCTTCTATCTTCTTATGGATGTAGCTGTTTATAGAGTTCTGTGGCTTGAAGAACCTAAGATTCTGGGGGAGCTCACCGAAGTCGATCTCGCTGCTTGATTTTTCTGTCAGGAACTCCCGTGTTTTGGGGTTCACTTCTCGATACCCCTCTCTGGTCTTCTTCTTAATGTCCCGGTCCATAGACTCCTGAGCAACCTCTTCAGGGCTCTTTTCATTCGACTTCCCAACGTTAACTGCCTCGAAGCTCTCCTCTGTTTTTTGTTGGGCTCCGTCTAACTGTCCCCACTCCGTAATGACCCGGTTACCTTTTCTTTCTACGACCCACACCTGTGCCTTAGACGTCCGGCCCTTGTCTTGAAGGAACATTCTCATGTTGAACTCCTGTAGTTGACTGCTATTTTGGTCGTAAGCTAAAACAGTCGGATGGAACCTACTTTTTCTTTGCTATTAAACGTGCCCGAAGAAACAAAGCAACAGGTACTTCAATCTACCGATCGGCTGAGAGACTTGTGCAAGCAAGAAGTCTCCAGGTTTTCGGACTACGTCAGTTCCGTGGACCCTCAGTTTCGGAAGTGCCCTTTGTCTAAGGAAGAGAGGCTCGCCATCGAGGGCTACCTGTACCAAAAGTCCAAAGGCCATTTGGACGCATTCTGCTCTAATAAAAACACCTAAGATATCGTCGGAGCGGAACCGGGCGCCCTGCGGAAGCTCCTTCGGCTCAACGGTCTTATCTCGACCAGATGGTCGGACTTTTCCAACGTCGAGCCCTCCGACATTAAACTTATCCCAAAGCTATACGTCATCTTTTCACTCTGCTATTTTCCTAGAGAGCAAGGAAAAGAGAGCACATGTACACCAGTTCTGAAATATCGGGTCTCATCGGCGGGCAGTCGGCCATGTTTGGTAATCAAGCCGCCTTCTCGTACCAGATTGGCGGCATGGCGGGTATGGCCCCTAGAGGAGCTCTTGCCGCTGGAGGGGGGATGCAGAACCCCTACCCTTCTGAGAGGCCAGGAGAACTGGGCAACCGCATAGCGGGCGGCATGGTCATGGCTGTTCCTGGGGCTATGACGGGACTTGCCGTGGCTGGGGGCATTCACGGAATGTTCTCCAGTACGGGGAGAAGCCCACTAGACATATTCGACCCGTTCACCCAGGGAGCTCGGGGCTTTGCTAGGGGAGCTGGAGCGGCTGGGATGGGGTTTGGGGACACTTTAGGTGTCTTGGGCAACGCCTTTAGAACTGGGGGGGTTAGAGCTGGTTTAGGGGCCTTAGGTGGTGGTTTAGCCGGTGCCGCAATTGGCGCTGCTCCTATTATGGCTGCTGGACTTGCAGTTCAGCAAGTAGCTGGGAGCGTGTATCAGGGAGTTCAGAACATCTCTGACGTCGGAAGCATGGCGAACCAGTATTTCGGACCGCAGTTCGGAGCTCCGGGAGCTAGGGCTGGTGGGGAGATGGGCCGCCAGACCATAAAAGGTATCGTAGGTGCCTTGGGGGAAATGGCTGGCGACGACATCATGGGGTCTATGAAGGAGCTAAAAAACCTAATGGACCGTGCCGGCCAGATGGGTCTTCTCACTGGTATCACTGACGTACAGTCCTTCAAGCAACGATTCGGTCAGGTAGTTAGTCAGGTTAGAGACCTGGCAAAAGTTATGGGGACTACACTTGAAGAGGCAGCTCCAGCCTATATGCAGATGAGGCAGATGGGCCTCTGGAAGACCTCTGACATTTTAGGAACAGCTATAGCGTCTAAAGCTGTTGGTCCTCAGGCTGCGCCTCAGATGATGCAGACCATGGCAGTCGGGGCTCAATTATCCCACGCCATGGGTGGAACACGGAGAGCCGGAGCTACTATAGGGCGAGAGTCCTTCTTGAACATTCAGGCTGCTCAAAGAGCTGGTGTTCTTTCTGCCGAGGACGTTGAAGAGTTTACGGGGGGTTTGACTGGGGAAGAGGGCCAGGCCGCTTTAGCTCAAAGAATGGGCCAAATAACATCCAACCTGATGAACACCTCTGCGGGCCGAGCTATGATGGTTGGTTTGGGGGAGACCAGGGAGGGAGTTTTTACTGGGGGAATAGATAAGAAAAAGCTTGGTCAATTCTTGAGTGGGGGTGTTGGGGTTGACGAATTGATGAGACAGGGGAGGAAATCTGCGTCAGGTAACGAAGCTGCAATGTCTTTTATGGAGAAAGAGGGGCAGATAGGTCAAAATCTGGCCGCCGAGGGCGGCATAGAATCTATGGTCGCCATAGTCCAAAAGATAGCCGACACTCGTTTTCGGGGAAGCGAGAGGGCTAGACATCATCTTTTCAAGCAAATGCTCGGTGTGTCTTCACGAGAGGCCGAGATGTTGGGGAAGATGGCTGATGACCTTCCTAGAATCATGGATGAGAAGGCTCGTCAAATGGAAGCGGCGATGTCTAGAGCTTTTGATGAACACAATACGAAAACTTACAACAGCTTGTCCGGTTTGAAGGGTGCCTTCGATAGGGCGATAGAGGACACTGTTCGTCCTATTAACGAGATCGGTGAAAAGATAGCTACAGAAACCGGAGACCTAGTAGATAGAATTTCCAATACGATAACTGGGCGTGTGCGAAAAATACCTATGGGCGTCATGGAGAGGTCTAGACTACTAAGGGAGGGTGCCCTTACTGCTGATTTTTCCAAGTTCATGCCTGCTGACGGGGGGCAGAACTTTGTCACTGGCTCAGCGTGGGAGAATATGACCCGTAGATTATCAAGCGGTGACTGGATTGGAAAAACTGCTGCTGGAGTAGCTGCGGGAGGTATTACTGGCGGGCTTTTTGGAGCCGTTGGTTCTATTACGGGTATAGGCGAAGAGATGACCCCTAAGGCTAGAGCTTTGAGAACCGTAGGAATAGGATCTATGGAGGGAGGGGGTCCTTTACAGATGGGAGGGGGTTTTACAACGTCGCAAGCAGACGTAGAGCTGGGTATTCGCCAAGCGTATATCCGAGCTCAAGGCGGAAAAGAGGGGTTGGGTATAAATGAGAACAGGCTGTCCAGGGTTAAATCAGTTCTTAGCCGAACCATAGGTAGACACTCCTATAGCCTTAGCAAAGTAAGAAAGGCCGACCCTGGAAAGTATAAGGAAGAAGTCCTTAGACTTATGAGTTCTGAGGACCGGGATGTCTTTTCTGGGATGAGCGACAGGGAGAAGCTCAATTATTTGTCTGTGGCCCAGACTGAGGAGGGATTCTACGCGGGGGATGCATCCATGGATTTCAAAAGCGACGCCGCCGCCATTGGTATACCTACAGACATACAAGGGTTGAAAGAAAACCAAGAGAATCTTTTATCGGAAATGCGGTCTGAGTTGGGTGGTAAAAGCTTGTTGACCTCCATTCTTTCTGGAATTGGTGGCGGCGGATCACCTGTAGCGGGGTCTTTCTCGCGTGGAGCCCAGACCGATACCAGAGACAGCGGAGTTACAGAGGGGGACTTAGAGAAAGCATTTGGAGGGCCGGGATCAGATATTTTTGCTAAGTACCTAAAGGGGGATCTTACTGCAGCAGAGGCCAATACCGACCTGGCTCGTATTAAAGGTGGCGGAGACGTAAGCAAAATAATCAACCAACTAGAACACAACATGACCCCAGAGCGGCGAGAAAAGTTTAAGGGTCTTTCTGAGAGATACATAGGGGCTCGTGGGGCTCAAGTACAGATGGAAGAACTCAAAAAGGTTCAGGGGATTGCTGCTTCCGGTCCCGATCAGGTTGAGGGTTTAGGAAAAGAATCTGGAAGGGCTTTTTCTAACCTGGTTAGACTCTATCGCGGAGGAGCCGACGAGGTTCTGGAAACGTCAGAAACCACGCAGGCTGGCGCTGAGGCTGAGAATCTGGCTAGAGGCTTAAGCAAAGATGAAATGAAAGCTCTTCGGTCTGGAGGAGCTATAGGTAGGCAGGTACTAGCCTTGAGAGCCGGAATGGACGTTGGCTCCATGTCTCGAAAGGAGCTAGCCTCGTTTGAAAAGAAGATGAAGGGTCTTGGTTACGATTTAGAGGCTATGGGAGGAGACGACTATAAGAAGGTAAAGGAATCTGGAGACTTAGGAAAGTTTAAAGACCTAGTATCTAAAATTACTAAAGGCAATCTCTCTGAGCCGCAGGGCACTACCAATCGTTTGGAAGAGCAGCTTCGTATGTACACCCTAGCCAATACACGATTCGTGGAAGCGGTGGGTAAGGCTTTGAATAAGGATGTTAAAGAGTTTGCTAAGGAGATAGCGTCTCAAGGGACTCAGATGACCGCTAATGCCCCTGCCCCAGCAAAGGCTTAAGGAGTTCTAGAATGCCTGGACTAGAGCCAAGACCCCGTCAAGAGTACCAGTTCTCTCTTACCACTACTGAGCGTGGTAGGTCTTCTGTGAAGATGGTAGACCGATTGACTGTAGATGACATCTTTACCAACTTGGTGGAGAGGGAGATCTACTCGTTAGTTACTCGGCTAGAAGTGCCTTTTGATGTGAATGACAACTTTAGGGCGTTTCTACTCAAAGAGCGCTTCACGGCGAGGTAGCCCATGTTCATGTTTTTAAGCACGGACTCTTTTTCTATACAGAAAGCTAAAGGGAACAACCCTAACATTACCCTAGAACCGGACGATGCCTGGGGAGGCACTAAGCCTATACGAAGACCATATAGAGGTATTCAAATCAAGGAAGACACATACTCTACTCTTTCTGTTCGCAATCCTGATGGGAGCGCTATACCTCTAATATCCAGCTCGGACACGTCTCCTACTAACAGCGGAAAGGGGGGCCTCGTTTATGAATACGCAGACTACATACTTCAAAGAGTAGATGACCAGAGAGCAGAGAAGCAACAGATTATTGAAACGTTTGGAGACCCCTTCGTTTACTTTTTTGGAGAGCGACCCAGAATAGTGACGTTCTCTGGTCTATTGGTCAGCACCGAAGACTTTAACTGGCGTTCTCAATTCTGGAAGAACTACGACGAATCGTTTAGAGGAACTCAGCTAGTTCAGAAGAACGCTAGAGCGTATATCAGTTACGATACGATTATCATCGAGGGGTATCCTTTAGCGGCCTCTGCGGTGGATTCCGCCGACGAGCCGTACACTATACCTTTTAGCTTACAGATGTTCGTTACGGGATACTACGATTGGTCAAGCATCGGCTCTACGAGGTTCCCAGGCAAAGACTCATTCATCGACCTAGACGTTCTTAATAGGGAGCTAGAGGACCAGCGGTCCAAGTTCGTATCCAGCTCATCTAAAGTACGTTTGAAGAACTTGACAGCTAAACCCGCTGGCGGAATTGCTGCTGCCATACGTTCCGGTCTTAAGGCGGTTAACGACGTGGTAAGCCTGGTGGATGGCGTTACTGACGCAATACACAATGTTATTGGGGGAAGAGTAGTTAGGGTGCCTATTGGGGCGGCAGGATACTACCAGAACGCTGGAAATGCGGTTGTTGGGGCTGGAAGTATTAGCTCCGCGGTTTTATCTTCAGACGCTTTAGGGGAAAAGTTTGACTCTGCAACGGGCCAGTACAAAGGGGTTACCGGTTCGGTAAAGTTGAGAATGCCGTCGTATTCTAAGTACGCTACTCCGTGGACCTCCAACGTGGATAAGGGGTCTCCAGTGGGGTACATCTTCGAGAACTACGACGAATACCCCACCAGAGAACGAGTGAGCTTAGACAAGAGGTTTAAGAGAAACAACTTGGGTAGGAATAAAGCTGAAGAGCACGCTTTGGAACTAGCTGCTAGGGCTAAGGAGTACGATGCTCAACTGGCTTTATACAACCAGATTGCGGAGGCCGGAGGTATTCTAGGGACGCTGGCTGAAGCTGTGGTATTTGCTAAGTCCGCGTTTGGGATGGTGATGACGGTTGCCGCTATAGCAGACACCATATCCGACGTAGTCCGTACTGGCTCTATAGAGAAGGCACTTAAGCAGGCCTTGGGCATACAGTCCCTACGATTGGATAACTTGTTCACCTCTCCTATCAAAGCGTTTGAGAACGCTTTTAGCGGCGCGTTGAATCCTCCCGTTCCACTAGAGCCGGTTCCTGTTGGATGGTTGGGTGGGTCTTTTCAACCCGGTACCGGGTCTGTTGTAAACGGGATTAAGGTATCTGACTCTCCGCTGGTATTGGTGCCTAAGTCTTCAGATCTTCCAGTTCCAGCAGAATCTTTGCAAGACACGGGGGTGACTTCTAAGTACTCGATGCTTGGAAGAGCTGACAAGTTAAACAAGCTAGGTGTGACCAGCCAGTCAGTGTCTCCAGACACAGACTGGATTGGTGCCAAGAGTGACGTGACTTATCAGCAGGCTCTGGAAGCTGGTACCGAGGTTGACGTCGGATTCATATACAATAGGCCTCAGTATTTAGGAGCTTCATACGAAGAAGCTTCGTATGAAGAGGTATATGGTAAGAAAGTATACGAGGACCCCCCTAAAGATTTAGAGAGTCTTCTTAAGTCTGCTTACGGAGATCTTGATGAGGAGTTAAAGGCTTACGGGACCGACATAAAGACCGCTCTAGGAGACACCTATAGAGTGGGCGCTACTTCTGAGTATCAGATTAAAGAGGGTCAGATCCGCACCGCTGTAGAGGGGGAGGCCTTAACTTCCGCCTACAAAACCGAGACGGGAAGAACCTCTACTTACGCGAAGACCTCTCCAGACCCACGGGTATATGGGGAGGACATGAAGTCCGCCATAGAATCTACATACCGGGTTGGGTCTAAGTCTGTCTACAAACGTACTCCAGAAAGTATTGCAGCGGTCTTACGTGCGTTGTATTCGACACCTGCACCAGAACCAGAAGACACTCAAGGAATCATAGGCGTCGAAGATGACGATTCGGAGATTTCACCCATACTATGACCACTAAAAACGCACCACTAGGGCTTCGTCTATTTCTTGAAGGCATAGAAGTGCCTGTCATATCAGCTCAGGTAGACTCAAGCCCAGACCAACCAGCGGTAGCCAGCATTCAGATAGTTCCTACAGACACAGCCCTGAACCTCCTGGCTAGAACGTACGTGTCCTTATTTTACTTAGGGGACACTACGCTCTCTATGGGTGGGCCTATCTCTGAAGTAACTTCTGAAGACAACAGCAACCGGTTTGACGCTGCTGACGAGAAATATCGTCTGCTTTTCTGTGGAGAAGTCATAGGGATAAACTACGGCAAGGACCCTGGAACCAGACAGCTCGTTCTTCAGTGTATGGACCTGTCGTCTTATTGGGACACGGCCTACCAGTGGTTTACGGACTACTCTCCAGACGGAAACATGTTTAGCGACAAGAGGAAAAACTTTGTTGCCGCGGGAGAAGGTACGTTCGATTCTGTGTCAGGGGGACATCAGTGGGTAATTGGTGAGGTCATTACCACTAAGCCGCGATCTGCGGACTACAGAAATACCAAAGGGCTGTTAGGAGGAATCATCCACGTCCTGGAGGCTATTTCTGGGATACGTTACCTGGACGGCGCCAACCCGGGGTTCAACGGGGTCAACGACTTTTTTACCATAGCGGAGCTTCGATACAACTTGATGGGTATGCTGGGGGCTGTGGAGAAAGACGACACCTCTGCAAAGTTGTATGCCAGCCGGGCCTTTATAAGCTGGCTGCGAAACGGAATGATGTCTATGGGTACGATGCTGTCTTTTAGAGACATCATCAACCACATTTGCCAGATGATATTCCACAACATCTACCCCAATACGTGCCCGTACTACGTAGAGTCTAAAGGTCCTGGTATTAAAGAGACCTGGAGCCCTGGTTTCTTCGACGATCAAATAGGGGTTGCTGTTAAGAACTCTTGCAAGGCTGTGGTTGAGCAGTTGACGGCGTCGTACAACTCTTTTGTCAACACCAACTCCAGAGACGAGTTGGCCGTTGCTACTATGAAGCTTTCTGAGTCCTCTTCTGCTCTAGTCAAAATCCAGGAGAACACATCCAAGTCTAAGTCATCTGACAAGAACAAGGTCATGCGTACTCTTAAAGAAGCAACTCTTTTTGTAGACGACGCTTATGCCCTAGCTTCCCAAGAAGGGTTTGCTCAAAGCGTGGGTCAGAGTCAGGTGGTTAAAGAGACCCAAGAGTCGGTGGTCGTATCCATACAGACCAACATCTCGTCGGCGGTTACGTTGTTAAAAGACGGTGTCATCGGATTCAAGTCTAGAGCGTCTCTTAACAAGAAGATAACATCTCCGTCTTCTCCCTCTAGGATGTATACCCAACTTCTTCTTCCAGAATCATTTTGGGTATCTCCTCCCAGATGCAACGTCATTTTCCCAGACCAATACTTCCAGCTATCTTATAGCAGGAACTTGATGAGAGAGGTGTCTAGGCTCTGCCTCACCGCAGGTCCCGGATGGATAGTCGGTTCTGGTAGGGGGTCTGAGCATTTTAACACGTCATACTATTCTCCCTCCATCAAAGACGTTAAGGGTAATCTCTTTGGTGCTAGCATGGCTAAGGGTTCTAAGACCCTGTTACCACACGAGCTGCATAGCGGAATCATACCCAAGTTTGAGTGGGTTACAGACGGACACCGTTGGGCCGCCAAAGCCCTTAAGGATGGAGGTTCTGAGTCGGGAACAGGCCGTGTTGGTTATCTGCAGAGGCTGGCTAACTTTAACTTTTACCTGCATCGGTGGGCGGCTCGTTCAATGAACGTGTCATGTGTATTCAACCCCCACCTAGTTCTAGGGTTGCCTGCGTTGGTTATTAACACGTCTATGCCTGCAGCTGCGGTGGTTACTTCCGTAGAGAAAGTTCTAGGGGTTAGGTGGAGGCCTTCTCAATTTTTAGGAAAGATAGTCAGCATCTCTCATTCTATAACCCAGGGCGGGGCCTCTACTTCTGCCAGTCTCGCCTATTGTAGAACACAACGAGGAATAGACGATGAGTTTTTGGGCATGCTTCTTAGAGAGCCCAAAAGCGTTAAGGACGGATACATCTCGTATAAGGTAGACGTTCAGCGTCTTACTAATAGGTCTGTATCTACTGTTTCTGATGTTAGGATAGTTACGGTTCCTGGAATCACCAAGCCAGTCTCAACGGAAAACGAGCTAGACCTGACCCTGGACTATCTGTCCGGGGCTTTAACCACGGGTGGTATTGTTAAGGGCATACCTCCGTTCAACGGATTTAAGCTGGTAGGCTCTTCTGAGGCTGAGGAAAAGACTAAGCTTAGCCATTCAGAAATCTACTCCAACGGAATATCGGAAACCACGTGGAACGCTTTGGTTGTGGCTGGGCTGGTGCAAAACGACGTGGCTATGCTTCCAACAAGTATTGAGTTCAAATTTCAGTCTCCCGTTAAGTACGGAGAACGGGTAACGTACGACACGTCTATTGAAGACGCTCTTATGCCTGGATGGTACTCTGACGTTTGGAAGAACAAGAACATCACTGCAGAAGTATACAAGCCTCTTTTGGGAACTAGCGCCATAACGGACGCAATCATGTTCCCAGAGTCTGACCAGGCCAAGGCCCTGTCGGAAGAGGTGATATCGGGTCTTGAGTCGGAGAAAGGGAAGAAGCTAGCTTCTACTAGAGTAGCGTCTAAGGACTCTGTGGGGGTGGTTCCTGGATCTGTAGAAGAGGCAGTAGATTCTATTACGTTTATGTACTCCATTGTGAAGAACAAGGGACAGAACATGCACGAGTTTATTAGAGAGTACACCGAACGTCCTGTGGCTACGCTAGTACAGGTACTCGGTAGCGCGGATTTGGAATTCGACGATAAGGGACTTCCAAACAAGGGGGCCAAGGAAGGCTTCCATAGTCGAGCTTTCGGGGACTACAATGCGGATGTCCGCCTTCCCAATAGAGAAGGGTTGGAACTACAGGCGGGTAAAGACGCTTTGAAAGCATTGTTTCCCGGCCTTACTCCTTCGGAGGTAGCGTCTTTGAAGCGTAAAGCCATATTGAACCCTGGGAAGGATGGCTTTTCTATCTCTCCAGAGATGGACCCTCGGGGTAAGGCTCGGAAGCGAGTCAGGGCGTACGTGGCAGAGCTGTCAATCAGTCGTGGTCTTTCTGGTTAGGGGTGTCCTATGGTTTCTATGCGGGCGTTCATGGACGAGATTCTTACAATCGAGCTATGCAAAGAGGCCTCAGGCGTTGGTGCCGAAAGGGCTGCTGCCTTAGTAAAGAAGATGAAGTGGCCTGCTATTTTGGGCGGCGGTTACGTAGCGGGAAAGCAGGTAGAGCAGGCGGCTAAAGATTACGCGCTTGGCCGTCAAGTTAGAAAGCAGTACGAAGGCCAAGGGCAGCAGTGAGACCTGCATTTCTACACGCATTCTTTGACGAACTAACAAAGATCGCTGCCGAGAAACCCAGCGACGTCAGCTCCCGTGTATGGAGAAACGTAGAGTACCAGTTCTCTGAAAAGGCCGGACCCGAGAAATGGGACAAACTGGTTCAACGATCCAGCAATCCCAATTTCGTAGACGCTATATCACGCCACCCCAATTCGGACGAAAAGCTCATTCGTCATGTATTGGGAATGCATGCTCTAGCTAAAGGCCAAACCTTGACCAAAGTACGGAGTATGACCTCTCCTGGTAAATCCTACGAAGTTAGAAAAACGTCTCTAGGTCTGGCGTGTACTTGTCCGGATTGGAGATTCAGGGGTAGTCTCAGTCCGGGATACGAGTGTAAGCACATTCGATCTTCTAAGACTGGTTTGGTAGGAGTGTGACGTGGCTTTCTCTGACCAAACGGCGGCTTTCTTTGATGAGCTGAGCTCCATTTTAGACGAGGAGCAGCGCGTTCGGGAAAAACACCTGGAAGGTATGTCTGACGGTCAAGGTCCGTACAGCAACCTTCTTACGCAGGACGAGACCCCGTACGCTCACTATAACCCGATTGCACTTGAAGAGCCTCCGCCGGAGGTAATTACGAGGGGTGGTTGACATGAGCGAACGTCAAGAGAAGCGTAAGGAAGAGATCAAGAAGCGCAACGACAGGATTCTTACTGAAGACAAGAAGATGAGACTTAGGGACGGGAAGAAGAAATGACTTTGGACTCTTGGGTCCCTTCCTTCTTGGACGAACTCGAGAAGATAGCTGAGAGGGTCGAGCTATCTCCATCGGAACAGGCCAAAGAGATTGCCCAGTTTGGAGCTTTGGGGGCCTTAGCCACGCCCTTGATAGGCATGGCAGCTAACAAGGCATCTACGGGCAAATGGCTTCCTACGGGTGTACCTTTTAAGAGGTATGTTCCTACGGGAATGGCCACTGGGGCGGTGACCGGGGGTCTTCTTCCTGCAGCTCGACTATCTATCTCTAGAAAGAATTTGGAAGATGCCAGAGACAGGGTTCGAGCTGAGAAGGAATTAAGGAGCTTGGGGCCGGTTGCCCCGTCGATATCCTCTAGTCCGAAAGAAGTAGAAAGACTAACAGAGATTTGAGGTCCACATGTCCGAAAAGACTGCCAAGTCTCTGGTCTTATTGGCTAGGAAGTTACGAAAGGGCATTCGTCCCTACCGTGTTTCTACTTTTTTGGCCAAGCACGGAAGCGTTCCCGGACAAGACCTTCGACTTCCTGTTTTAGGCGGTACCAAGTTTCCTACCCAGGACAGTCTGGGACTTTCAAAGAAGCTGCTGTCTTCTTCTCAGAATTCTGCTGAGGTCGGTCCTAATCCTTCAAAGAAGAGGCTTCAGGCTCCTGGCCCTGACGTTTCTGAGATAGTGCCAAACACCGGAGGAAGAAACATCATGCCAAAACTGGCTTCTTCAGAAGAATATTCCACAGACCCTTTGGTTGCGTACTTGCGCATGGAAAACGAGTCTAGGACTCTTCGTAGCAACTACGACTACGATAAGGGTGTTTCTAATATGAACACCCCTACGACTGGCAGACCGGACCGTTCCGACGTTTGTCCCTGCGGTAGGCTAGAAGTCAACGAAGAGGACATGCGGTTGGGGGAGGAGTCCCATCCTAGGGTAGACGGGTACCCATATATGCCTAGGGAGGAGGCTGAAGAAATCCGGTCTGATCTGAAAGAATACTTAGGAGACAAGTTTACTACGAGCAGGGGATTTCGTAGAAAGGGGAGCGAGAAAGATCACCCCTATGCGGGGGAGTCTACTTCAGTCGTTGACCGGATATTGAACTCGTAATGACCCGAGGATTTAGCCTTGTTCGACGACGAAAATACTTCTTTGAAGGAGGCCATGGCTGGGCCGACAGATCTTCAAGAGACCCAGCTTAGGGAGCTGGACCTTTGGAAGAAGTGGAAAGATAACGGTCAGAATCCTGAGGACCTAAAGCCTTTGATGCAGAGCTTTAGGCCTCTTATACGAAAGAACGCAAACTTCTGGGCTAGTCGAGCTGACATGCCTCCTCAAGCGGTGCACGCCGCTTTCCAAAAGCAGTTCGTGGTAGCCTTGCAGACATACGACCCTAACAAAGGGGCTAAGCTTGGCTCTTGGGTAACCACCAACTTGAGCAAGGGAAAGGCTCAGCGTTGGATATCCAAATACCAAGATCCTATTAGAGTTCAGGAGAACCGGTACTATAAGACGGGTATGTGGGACAACGCCTACGCCACCCTTAAAGACCAGCTTGGGAGAGACCCAACTACCTTAGAGATGTCAGAGAAGCTTGGGTGGTCTGAGGCTGAAGTTGGAAGAATGGAGTCTGAGAAGCGCGGACTTTCTTGGATGGATTCTAGTTTTGACCCAACAGCGGTATCTCCGTCAAAGGAATCCGATGCCTTAAAGATGGTTCGGTATACTCTGACTCCGGACGAGCTAAACGTGTTTGACCATCTGGGTGGCTACTACGGTAAACCCCAGATGAGGCCTGGAGAGATTGCTAAGAAGTTTGGGTTCAGCCCATCTAAAGTTACGAGAATTAAGAATTCTATAACTAAGAAGCTAGAGGAGTACTTGGAAGAATGAGCACTGGGGTCCCTTCAAAGGAAACTCGAGACGCTAACCTAGACGCGTTGAAGAGGGCTGTAGACGAGTGGGCTAAAAAAGAATCAGAACGATTGGAGAACGAGGTTCGTTTTCTTCGTTCTGTGCTTCAAGGACGTGGAGCGTCAGAGGCTGGAACTAAGAACCTAGAGGCTATTTCTAAGCTGGTTCAAGCGGAAGTGGATGACTTTATTGTGAGAGCGTAATGGAGCTCCTTAACCCTCTATCTATATATAGGGCTAACAGCCTTTTTTTACGGAAGGAGTATTTTCGCTCAGACGTAGTTCTATCGCCTACAGCGGACCCTAGGGTGTTCACAACTCCGGAAATATTCTTTCACGATCCGGGACGGCTTAGCATAGAGGTGTACCACAACGGACGGAGACTTATGTTTTCCCCAACTCGTTCTCCTAAAGACGGAGACTACTTTGTAGCGGAAAGCGCTCCGGGTTTCGGGTACAACCAAGTCTGCTTCGTCTCTCTAACGCCAAACGTAGACTCCTCAATAACTGGGAGTTACTACGCGGCCTAGGAGGTTTGCATGAGCCGAAGGTTCAACGCCCTGGATCAGGCCCTAGACATTGCTGGGTCACTGGTCAAATCAGCGTCCATGACCCTGGCCGACGAGAACTCATCTCTCGGCGCGGCGGTATCGGGTCAATCGGGCTCGGCTGCCAGCATCAACGAAAGCGGCGGCGTCGTAACGGTCACAGGCCTTACGGGGATGTCGACCGCCTCTGTTGGTCGTTTCCTGACCGTGTCGAATGGCGACCACCCGGGAACCTACCTCATCGACTCGTACATCAGCGCAACCAGTGTTACGATAGATAGCTCGGTACACACAGGCGCTGACTCCGGAAATCCGACGATAGCTTGGGTGGAGAGGGAGCCCTACTCTCTCCAAGACGACATCAACTTTGCTCGAACCGACCGCGCCGCTATCAAGGGCGTCAACTACTACGCTGCGGTTCCTACCTATCAGCGGCCCACGGCTGTCGGCACCTCGGTTCCGGCAAATCTGAGCAACTTGGCCGGGAAGAGCTTGGACGCCAAGGCTTTGGTTGTTAACCGTAAGCAGTCGGCGCAGTCAGTAACCACCTCTACGACGTTCCAGCTCATCACGGACACCGGAAACCTCAAGCACGCGGACGCAACTGACCGTACGGGAGTGCCGATCTTCGACGGTTCCGATGCTGGGGACCACGTTGCTACGTACGTTGAGATCATTGACCCGGCCACCGAGTCGGCTTTGGAGGTTCTCTCAGGTGGTGATGCTGGCAAGCGCATTTACGGCCGTACGAGAGCAGGTTCTACAAGCACTAGCCCTAACAGCGTGGAAGTGGAGTTCAGGGCGGTCGCGAAGGGCGCAGCTCTCTCGACGTCGGTAGCCTATACCTGGGAGTCCGGCCAACCTACCACGGTTGACATGTTCTACGGGTTCCGCGTTCGCATGGACCAGATGAGTGAGAACGACCTTCGGGTTGTTCTTGCTTCTGGTATCCAGTCTGATGCGGACCTTGCTCAGGACATCAAGGATATCCGCACCACCATCGACGCGGCCTTTACGGATGGCGCAACCAGCCTGGCTGGCCTGTTGACGAATACGGGCAACTACTTCGTCTTCAGCGACCTGCCAGACGTTACTCCGTCCATCGTCGAGGCTCTCAACACTATCAACGCGCAGATTGGCAACAGGACCTACATTGGGGCCATTTTGGGAAGCGGCGATACGGTAACGGAGAGCCTTCAAGAGCTGGCTACGGCCATTGCCGGCATCACCAGCTTTGTGCGGACTATCGAGCGGTTATCTTCAGACATCAACGCAGGCACGGAGCATACGCTGCCTGGCAGTCTGTCGTACACAATCGACGCCACCAACAACGGCCGCAACCTTTGGGTGTTTTGGCGAGGCCTGCTTCGTGACCCAGGGCCCGTTACTGGTGGTAACGATTACGACGAAACGTCAACGACCTCTATCACGCCCTACACCAAGATTAGGGCAGGCGATCACATCAGCTACTTCGTGAAGACCTGATGCTTGACGTAGGTATGACCATTTCTCAGGTAGATGCCCCGACTGACAGAATCTGCCAGTCGGGGCATCCCGTTCCAGAGGACGCCATTTATCAAGGCAAGCCTACGCGGTTTTTCTCAGTAACCGGGACGTCCAAGTCGTATGGAATCTTCTGTGAGCCGTGTCTTGTAATTGCCAACTATCTGGCGCAAAAACAGAAGAATGGACCATTCGGAACACGTTCTTCGTCTTAGGGGCAGACTTACAGAAGCAGTCAGGGCTGGTCACTGGAAGGAGGACTCAAACCTCTTTCAGGCCACCCTCATATCCATTCTCAACGAGGCTGAGAGAGAAAGGATTAGGCATAGCAACGCCGCTCAAAAGGCTCGAGAGCAGGCATCGTTTGAGGACGGGCACGCCGCCGCCTTCTCGCTAGTTATGTCGATGGTCTACAATGTGCTCAACGGTTTCATTACTCAGAGCGAGAAAGCCGCTTTAGAAGAGCAAGAGCGGTTGAACGAGAAATCGGGCGATGGGTCTGTCAAGGAGTGATTCGTGCCTGGAACTATCTCCCGGTCAGACGTCTCTGATGTCGATTTTGTGGATGCCGAGGAGCTGTTAAGCGACGGCAACGACATCTACAAGTCCTCTGTTACAGTAGTCAGCGTAGTCTCTGCCACCAAGACCGTTACGGTATCTGGCGGGTTGGAATACGACGATTTTCAGGTCCGTCCGGACGACGTAGTAGACATAGAGTCTAACGTCGCCGCGGGTACGTATACGGTGGACTCGGTCGTTTCCGATACGCAGTTCACGGTCAAAGAGTCTATCGTAGATGCTACCGGGGGAACTGCTGATTTTAAGTATCGGGCTGGGGCGCTTAGCGTTGGAGTAGACTCGTCGAATATGGTGTTTTCTTCCAGCTCTAATCTACAATCGGTGCTGGAAGATTTGGACTACGGGCTATCTTCGGGACATGAGACTTTACGCCACCTAATCCACTTTATAGACGATGGCCCTGCTGGTGGTTTTGCGTCTGGGGCTTATAAAGAAACCCTTCCTGCCGCAGACCCGTTTCCTTCTTCAGTCATTTGGTGGGAGTCTTCTTCCAAGTTGAAGAAGATAGTAGAGTTGTCGATCACCAGGAACTCGAACAAGCTTCCTACCTCAGAAGTGTGGAAGATGTACGAGAGCGACGGAACAACGGTCAAAACTACAGTGACAGACTCTATCTCGTACTCTGGGGTTTTTGAGACCTATCGTACAAGGACCATAGCATGAGCAATTCTCCGGCTGCCATATTGTTTGGAACAGACGGCCAGGAAAAGGGCGTAGAGTCTAATCCGGTTAGGACCGATACCACCGGGACCACCCCCCAACCAGTGTCCGGAGACCTGTACACGGGGTATGCCCCTGAAGACTCAGACCGACCTACAGGGGAGACTACCAACGTAACTCTGGACATAGAAAACCATTTAAGGACCAGGTCTCAGGTACTTACAGATGAGGGTTCCTTTAGAGAGGATTTTACGGGCTCTAGCCTGACTACTTCTTTAACTGGAACACTAAGTTTCACTAACAACAGCTCTACAGTCACTGGGTCTGGAACTAAGTTTACAGAAGAGCTAATCCCAGGCCACTACATAAAGCCAGATTCCGCGTCAGAATCTTACTACGCCCCAGTAGAATCTATAGAGTCGGACACGTCTTTGACTTTGTCAGAACCCTATGGCGGGTCTACTACCAGCGGTTCATCTTCAGGGACCCGCTGGAAGACTACTACGGGAACTGGCTCTATCTCTGTGTCTAGCAGTGAGTTGGTGATTGCTAGTGGAACTTCTAGCAGCAATAAGACCTACGTTCAGAGAGACGCCGATTTCTGTCCTTTGATATTGTCTGTGTACGCAAAAATCTCGCAAAGAATAGCCAACCAGAATGCGAGGATCGGGTTAACTGACGATCCCGACAACGCCCAGTCTAGGGTGGCTCTGTATTTCGACGGCACGGACGATCGTAAGGTTAAACTGGTAACCTCCTCTAGTTCCTCCGCAAACGATACTGAAATCACTGAGGTGACCATACCTTCTGCCGGTAGGACTAGTTCCTATCATCTATACGAGCTGGATTTTTCGGGTAAGACCGCTTCGTTATCTATAAACGGCGAGATCGTAGCCGTACACCGGCGACATTTGCCAGGCCCGTACCAGCCCTTAGTTGTGGCTAGCTGTATAGAGAATACGGGCTCTGTGGGTTCTCAGACGTCTCTTTATTTGGACGACGTCTATCTTCAGAACCTAAACGCGGTTGAGGTCGGAAGTTCTCTTTCTACTGACCCAATGTCTGTGACAATAGCGGGGAGTTCGGTACCGATCACAGTGTCTCTGGGAACGGAGACTCCCGTTAACCCTTCGCTCATATACACTCAGAAGCTTTTGAACGGGTCTTCCTCTAGTCTATTAGTCAACGGCTCTGTTACCCCCGTTGTGTTTGAAGTTGCTGCAGACGCGGACATAGACATTGCGCTAAACGAGTTGAGGTTTGTTTTTTGCTCAAGTTCTATCGTGTTTGACGGCACTAAGTTCGGCCAAGACTCCGCTCTGGTTAACGGAATCCTAGTAGAGCTGATAGTGAATGGTGGAGACACGGCCACAATCTCTACCATAAAAATCAACGAGAACTTTTTGGAGTTCGCCTCTACCGCCGGCATAAATGTGTTTACGGAGTTCTCTGGAACCAATGACCTTATTACCGCCTCTTACTCATTAGGAGGTTCTATGCGTTTAAGGGCTGGAACTTCGGACAAGGTAAAAGTTACTGTGCGTGACAACTTGACGGCCACAACTTTCAAGTATTTGCAATCAACTTTGTACGGAGTGCGGGTGTAAGATGTCTCTTCCTAGAACATCGGATGGGAAGCCTATCTACGCTACAGATATGTTTCCTATTGGCTACTACTTGTACGTTACTGGGGCGGGTGACGACTCCTCAGTAGGAGACGGTCCCGAGTTTTACGTGGAGTCTGAGGCCGAGGGCAACTCGTACGTGGAGTGGTACTACCAGGACCAGTACCGCCTTGCTGGTGGAGACTTTGTTTGGGAGAACGGCGTCTTAGGAGACTGGGTGTCCTATGAGGTTATAGCCGAGGCTACCTCTGTAACTCTTAACGAGTCGAACACAGGAAACTGTGTGCTGGTGGACAGCCCGTTAGGAGAAGACACTCTAATCGTCCCTGTCGCCAACAACGGAACTCACGACGTGGACCTGGAAGACTGCGTTCCAGTCCCCTCTTCAGAACACACGGGATACTGGCAGTGGAGCAATGCCCCTATAGGCATTGGAGACGTGTCTACAACTTCTGGAAACGGAGACTACCATCTTTTAACGGTGGGAGTTACTCTGTCCAGGTTTGTTAACAAGCTGGTCATGTTGGGTTCTGGAAAGAGGGATATAGACGTTTCTAATATCAGCCCTAAGGTTGTTCTCCCTCATTGGAAGCACAAGGTAACCATACATAATTCTGGACATACTGGATTGAAGGCAACGTGGTCTTTTTACGGCGCTAGGGCCAGGACTCGTTAAGCAGGAGTAGGGCTATGACTAAGACCCTGACCATCGTGTTTCTCATAGCGGCTACGACGTTCATATGTCTTTGGGACGTTTTTGTAGCAACCAACCCCGTTAAGGGCGATACCGTAAGCGAGATTGTCCTGGCGTTTTCTTTCAAGCATTGGTTTCTGCCCTTGGTTTTAGGGGTGGTTTGCGGGCACTTGTTTTGGCCTGTAGTTAAGGTTGAAGATAAGTGGGTCCGACTGATCGTACTATGGGTAATAGGAGCTCTGTGCTTTGTCTTGGACCTAGCTGAAGTCTTTTCCGGCATTGTGCCTATCCTTCCGTTTCTGGGAGGGTTGGTTCTTGGTCATCTTTTGTGGCCTCAAAGCCAGGAAGTGAAGAAGTACATATGACCGGAGATTTTATCTTAGCGGCGCTTCAAAACCACGGTCTGGCCGTAGTGGGTTTGTTGGTTTTGGGGTGGGCGTACTGGCAGGAGCGTAAAGACAACAAGTCTCTTAACGCGGAGATTCGAGCCAACCTTACCGAGATGACATCTGCCTTGGTAGGTGTCAAAGAATCCGTTCACGGCTTTATGGATACACTTACTCTGGTTGGAGGAAAGCTCGATAAGGTAGAAGACAGAATAGAAAACCTAGCCAATCGAAACAGGGGGTAGGCATGTTTCGTAAAAAAACTACTCCTCATGAGGACATTACTTCTATTGGAAACATGGCTGTATCCAAGAGGCTCATTAGCAAGGAGCAGCTATCTGAGGCGCTGTCTGCTCAGGAAGAGAGCTTTCCTTTGGGCCAGGTCTTGGTGAACAGAAGAATGATTACCGAGGACCAGCTGAAGGACCTTCTTTTAGAGCAGAAGGTTAGGAGGAATCGGTATAGCTCGGGGGAGCTTACGCGCCTATATGCTCAGAGGGCCCGCGAGCGTATAAAAGACGTGTCCATTCTTCTTAGGGAAGCGGCGGCAGTTATGAAGGCGTTTGCGGCGAGTGGTAAATGAACCGACAGACAGAGCCAGGTCTTTTGACCATCGACTCCTTTCCTGCGTTCGAGCTGGACGGGTTTTCTAAAAGGTCTGGCCTGTCTTCTTCGGATTTTACCGTGAGCATCTACTTTAACGGTGCTGAGTCTACTATTCCCGTAGTCATAGACGAGATTGGTTCTACTGGAGACTACTCCGTATCTTTTACTCCACCTGCTCCAGGCTTCTACGAGATACAGGTGCTCGTAGACTTTAACAAAGAGATATGGCGGGAGTCTTTTGATGCGGTAGACGGCGGTCCTAGCACCATTAGGCACATCAGCAGCCAGGTAGACAAGATTGACATCGCTCCGACTCTTGGCACGGCTGCCGTTACATCGGGCAGCTTGCTAGACCGCCTGGCCAACAAGAGCGCCGCTAAGTCCTACAACCAAGCTACGGATAGTCTAGAAGGACTCCGGGATAGAATGGGGTGATCCGTGGCGCGCATAGAGCCCGTAGGTTCTTCATCTACAGATCGGGTGGGGTGGATTCGTGTAGCGGACGTCCAGCCCCAGTCTGATGGAGTGGTCGTAGACAAGGTCTACGATGACCCCCCAGGGAATTCCCTACTGATTTCGTGCACTTCGTCCACCCCTAATGTCCGGGTCATTATCGAGAGCAGCTACCCTCGGGTGCGGGTGGAGTATGCTACGGCTATTCTTCCTAGAGTTGGGGACATGTATAGGGGCTCGGTGGATGTTACGGCCCCATCCAGTACGTTGGAGGTAGAGACCACGGACCCTAACGGGAATCCTGCGGCTTTAGAGTACGTAACAGTCAGCCTCAACCTACCACCCATACTTTCCTCTTTACTATTCTCCGGGCCGTATCCTGGTTCTCAGACCGAGCTTAAGGAGAACGACACCTTTATTCTTAATGGTTCCGCCGATAAGGACTTCGACCTGGTAGAGGTGGCGGATTACGGGGCCGGCAAGTACCAGCAGATACCCGTCGTAGTCGGTACATCTTTTTCCGTTCCCATTTCCATAGCTAACAGGGGGGACGTTTCTACCCTAAGACCCGCCAGGGCAAGGGTCAGGGACGCTGCTACCGGAGCCTTTTCCGACTACGTAGATACTAACGTTGGTGGGTCTGTTGAGGGGATTAACCTGGTTCGGTGCAGCAACCTACACCCGCTGCTATTTGTTTCAGAAGCAACGTACCCTGCATCTCAGCAGGCTTTGAAAGGCTCTGAGCAGGCTACGGTAGTCAACATTGCATCCTACTACGACTCCATTCTGTACGACTCTCCCAACGCTCAATTGGACATATCCAACCCCTTCATTTACGAGGGGCTGAAAACAGTTACCCGGCTTGGGGGAAGCTACAACGTCTCTGTGGCTAATTTTAGGGTGTCCGCGTATCGGAATGCTAACGGAGCCTCCACTTCGACACTATACATAGTCCGAATAGCAGACGCTCCTGCCGTGGTTTCTGTAGTAGAGCCCGCTTCTAGACTTAGGTCTGGAGGAAACGACGGAACCACTCCTCAAGACCATTCCATATCTTTAGTGAGCAGCCAGAACCTTATAGAGGCCCCTACGCTATATCCAGACTCTGGAGGAGCTCGTGGTGTCTTTGTTGGGTCTTGGTCTGGAGGGCCGTCTACGTGGTCTAGGCTCTTGAGAGTTCAAGACACAGACGAGAAGGGGGTGTTCAGCTGGTCTGGTTTGGTAGCTACCAATTTAGCCGGAATAGTAACCAACGTTATCAGCGGAAGCACCACGTATGAGCTGGGAGGGTTCGTAGGTAGGACGGTTGTTTGGGATCCCTTCCAGACCATATCTAGAGGCTTGAGTGTAAAGGTTCAGGACTTCTCAAAGGTAACCGCAGGTATTTGGAGCGCTACTAACCAGCCTTCTGTCAGTTGGGCCATAGGCACCGTTCCTCCTAAGCAGGATGGGTATACCATTCAGTCATCCGGAGTGTCTCCTACTGTAGTGATATGGCTAGATACCAACGCGGCGAGCTCCAATACTGGCGAGGCGTACCTATACAGCTTTGAGGAAGTTGCATAATGGCTACGCCATACGAGACCTTTGTAAATAGAGAGCTACCTCGCCGACCCGTCATGCTAACGGTGGACCTCACCGCGTATGACGGAGACCCCAATGCTCTTACGGCACCTACCATTGTTCAAGACGCTCCTAAGGGAACTTTCTATCTAAGAGACAGTACGGGGATTCTTTATCAGAAAGGGTACAACACTCCTGGTACTTACCGTGCGGTAGGTTCTGGTCCGGGACCAACCCCGGTTACAGACCGTCTTTTTGGTATGCCGCTCAACGGAATTAAGGACGGCGTAAACACGGTATTCTACTCACCGGACAAGTTCATATACGGTACAGAGTGTCTCTACCTAGGAGGCATGCGTTTATCTAGAGGTCCTACGGAAGATTATATAGCGGAAGAGAGCGGCGGGTCGGGCACTGGTTACGACAGGATAGTGTTTGCGTTTGCTCCTTTTGAAGAGGAGAACATAGTATGCGACTACTCAATAGTCGCTCCGATCAAGTTTAAGTTCGGCATACAGCTGCTTGGTACTAAGGACGGCGTGAACTTGGTCTTTACTACTCCAGAGACATTCATACCTAACACGGAGTGTGTATACTGGAATGGTACTCGTCTGGCTAAAGGTGAGGACCCTGACTACACAATAGAAGAAAGTGGCGGACTGGGTTCTGGCTACGATACCATCGTGTTGTCCATTGCTCCTATACTAGGAGAGGCGCTGGAGGCAGATTACTCGACCGTTTAACCTCCAACAAGGAGACAGGGAATGGGACGCACGTTTCTTCGCCAAGTAGCCCAGATTCAGCCGTCAAAGACATTCACCGACAACTTAACCCCAGGTTCCGCACTGGAGAGCGGGTCGACCGACCTAGAAAGCGACCTTAATGCGGTACGGTCGCAGCTAGCGAGAGTCCTCAACGCGAACGGTTCCGTCAAGTGGTATGAGAACATTCCGTCAGTCGGCGGGCTTCGGAGAGGTCTTGAGCAACTAGCTACGGACCTTCTTGGTCTTGAAACCAAGAAGGTTCTATTCCGAGCCCAGGTCCTCACGGACATCACCGTTACTGCGGCTCAGAACTGGGAAGTTCTTTCTGTAGCGAGCAGCGAGGCTCCTAGCGAGACTGCCGCAGTTGGCGCAGGAACGGCCAGTGGCGCGGTTGTTGCCGTTCTTGCTGGTGACGTGGGCTCGCACTCTCTTAACGAGGTGTCGGGCGTAAACGCCCTGAACCCGAAGAACCTGGTCATTGTTCGGGATGCGTCTACGGGCGACGTGATCTTGTCTGGTGGCAAGCAGGTCTACGGCTTGCTGCAAGCCGAGTCCGGAACCGTAGATGGCGACACGTTCAGTGACACCACGAAGCAGGTTCAGATCTCGTTCGTTATCGAAAACACGAACGGCGATGACCTGATTGCTTGCCCGGTCGCCGATATTGCCGGCAAGACAATCAACTACAGCTACGTCCGTCGTTTGGACTTCGACTCGGTTCCGGAGCAGGCGTTTCTGTCCGGTGCATTCATTGATGCCACGGCCAGCGTTGATGTGACGTTGAACAACGCCATCGACAACCAGAGCACCACGCCTGCGACTCAAGCGACCGACGTATATTGGCGCATCGACGACACGAAGTCGTTGAATTTCCAGACGAGCGACGGCGGAGTGTCGATGCTCATGCTCGCCCCGGCTGTCGCCGGCGACGAGGTCGAGATCAACTGCGACACTCTTGACGTGAACAACGTCAACAACGCGGACTTCGCCAACGGTGCCGTCTTCGACTCGAGCGGCGCGAACTACATCACCGTTGACAACGGAATCATTCAGAGCGCCACGTTCCTGCGCGTCAACGCGACAGGAACGAACGCTCATTTGTATTTGAAGTCCACCAACGGTACGGTCTATCTGACCGACGTTTACCGAGCCTCATCGAACTGGAGCATCACCGATGGCATCCCGCTTTCGACGAGCAATCTCCACTGGAACAACTACGAGACTGCTGTCGGTGGAGAACTGAGCCTGCTCGAGGGCATCACCTTCGCTGCTAACCGCGACCTGAACGCGGTCGTGGACAAGCAAAGCGGGGCAGTGACGCAGACCGACCGGAACATCGACTGGCGCGTGACGGACACCTACACGTGGAAGCTCCAGACCAGCGATGGTGGGCGCGACCTCGTGTCTGTGGCCCCGACGTCTGGCGGAGACACGGTTGCGTTCACGTGCGACACGTTCGATGTGAACAACCAGACCGACGCCGATTTCCTGAACGGCATCAAGGCTGATACGGGCGGCACCACGATCAACGTGGGTGTTACGGCCGGCCAGGTCGATGCGTCAGCCTTGAAGGTGGCTGGCACGAGCACCACCCTCAAGCTGGCCGCTGGGACCGACTGTTATCTGACAGACGGTTACCGCGCAGGCTCTACGTGGTCTGTGGCGGACGGTATCAAGCTTGCGGCTTCTTCGGCTGACTGGAGCGATTTCGAGACCTCGGCCGGTAGCGAGGCCTCTATTTTGGGCGGCATTGTCGCGGTCGACAAGAAGGCTGCTTTCTTGAAGGTCACGGCGGTTGCTAACCAGAACATTACGGCCAACACTGACCTCGATTACGCGGCAGGGGCCGGAAACATCGACGCCGCTCTCCCGTCGTTTGCCGGCCTGGCTTTTGCCAGCCAGGTGGACGTGTACCTCAACGGCCAACTCATGCGTGGTGGCGTCGACGCCAGCACCAACAACGACGTGTACCCGGGGACGACTCCTGGCTCGGGCCACATCAAGTTTGAGTTTGACCTCAAGACGGGCGACGTCATCACGGTGGTCCGGCACGGCACGCCTTCGGCATAACTAGCCTTTTCGACTTAGACCTACATCCTGTGGGGGGCGGCGGAGGCTTGAGCTTTCGTCGCCCCTCCTTCCACGTTATAGTTTGGGGTATGGAAAACCAAGACAAGAAAGCCATTCTACAGGGTATGGGCAAAGACATTGCCGTGGCCATTCAGTCTGCCATGCAGGCTACCTACAAGGCCGTAGGGGCCAAAGCCGTTGTTCAGGAGGCCGTATCTCTAATCCCCGAAGCCGTAGAGTCTGAGTGGGAAGAGCGGCACAAGAAAGGTGAGTGCAATGGTGACGACCTTTTTGTTGCCAAGGCCGTGGTTTCTTCTTTTAGGGAGAAGATTAGCTCCCTGCTAGAGGAAACGAACGTGAATATTGGAGTGTGCAACGGCCAGCTTACGGGTCTGTCTCGGGCTATGCAAACTCTCGAGCAGAAGTTCTTAATCGCGGTGAAGGAAGAGGAAAAAGCCGAGGCAGAAAAAGAGGCGGTACCCCAACATCCCGGACCGGGTATTGCGGCAGAGAGGAAGGCAGAGGCCGCTAAGGAGTCTGTTGTAGATAACGTGGCCCGGTTTTCTGACCGATTGAACAAGGCCAAGAGCTCGTAGTCTCTCCACTGCTAATCAGGAGTCATTCACATGGGTCGCACTCCGGACAGACACCCAGGGGCTCTTCAAGAGTGGAAACTTACTCTAGGCTCGGTGGATGACGACGGCGTAGCGGTTGGGGACCCTGCTGAGGCTGGGTCTGTTACCTACCATGACCGCATGTGGGCTATGCGGGATGCGGACGGAGTCTTCAATCCTAGACGAGGTGGAGATACGATCTCCGCCGTTACTTTGGCGGTCAACGCGTCCAGCGGTTCGGATACACCATCCGCCAACAGACCATCGTTCATACCCGGAGGGACCTATTCCTCTTATCCGTTTGCTACCATTCAAGCGGCCTTAGACTCTCTTCCGTCCAGGATACGACATTTAGTTACCATAAACGTAGCATCGGGTAACTATACTGGGTTCTCCGTGCAGGGTTTCCTGGCGTCTATGGATGCCTCCGGACCTGGCGGTGTCGCTATTGTTATTAGCGGGGGAAGGTCATTATCGAGCCTGACCACGGGTCCTAATACCGGGACTATAACGACGGGCGGTTCTCGAAGCGTTGTTGTTACCGGAGCAGGGTGGACTGCCAATAACCTGGTGGGAAGATACCTAAACGTAACTTCCGGTACAGGTGCCGGGCAGATTCTGGTTATCGCGCAGAACACCACGGACACAATCTATCTAGCCTCTCCTGCTAGCCCCTCCATAGGTAATGGTGCGGGGTTCAATATCGAGGACCCCAATGTAGTTCTTAATACAGCCCAGGCGAACTCTACGGGCATTTACGTGGAGGGTAATACAGCCGGCGTGTCTATACTGGACATGAAGGCTACGAATGGGTCTTACCCCATAGTTGCCATAAACAATCCAGGAAGGGTGTCTCTTACCCGCGTTGGGACTTCCGGAGGAACGTACGGAGTACTGGTTCAGCAGTGCGTGTACGTTAACCTGAATCAAGTATCTGCGGTGTCGGCGACCTACGGCTTTTACCTACTCCACTCAGTCAACCTGAGCGTTGCAGCTAGGGGGTGGTTGGCCAGTAGCTGTACCTCGTACGGGGTGTACTTTGCGAACATACTATGCACAGGTTCTGCTCTGACTGGGCTTTGGATTAGGGGGAGCTCTACCTACGGTCTTCTTTTGCAGAACACCAAATTGATATCCATATCCGACTTCTACGTGGACAGCGCTGCCCGCGGAGTTTACTCTCAGTATTCAGAGCTGGAACTCATTGCGGCCAGTATCAATAACTGCACAGTTGCCCCTTTCGTCTTGTTCCATCCGACTAAGCTGGTCCTTCAAACATCCTTAGCCGGTTCTGGTAATACGGGGTGGGGTCTCAATGCGTCTGGGGTGGATAACGTTGTCAACATCTACAATTTCACTCCTACCATTACTGGGGCTTCTGGGGCTGTGACGGTAGATGGTACAAACGACGTGACTTGGGCCAATCTTGGATCCGCTGGGGATTATGCGTACCATGTTGGAACTGGGTGCCGTATCTCTCGGAGGTAATCGTGGATGGGTCTCTTTTTGACCGCGGGATAGTTTTGATCACCAACGCATCCGGGTCCTCGTACAACGTAGAGGAGCTGGGTGGTTTGTCCGTGTCTAACGGGGAAGCTATAGACTTATGCGACCCCGATCTTGCCTCCTACTATGCAGATTTCGACGCAGCCCGGAGGCTGGTTACAGAGAGTAACCCCTCTAAGCTGTGGTCTGACATTTCTAACGGTAAGATCCAAGTGACTTTGGTTCAACCGCCCATTGGAGCTTAAGCGATGGCAAAGCTGATCTATGGTGACTCCAACTTCCTTGGGAAGATTGGCATGGATATCTCTAGCCCTACAGAGAAGCTAGAGATTAACGGGGCCCTGAAGATCGGCTCGGCCACAGGTACAGCAGACGGCACTATTCGGTGGACCGGTACGGACTTTGAAGGTCGTAAAGGCGGAGCCTGGATTTCTTTTACGGGCACTGGCTCCGGAGCTACGCCTCCTGGGGGGTCTGATACCCAAGTCCAGTACAACAATGGCGGATCTTTCGGCGGGTGCTCTCAGTTATTCTGGGATGACGTCAACAATCGTCTGGGGATTTACAACGCCACCCCCGCCACTGCTTTGGACGTTACGGGAGTCATTACCACTACACGACTTACGGCTACGCAAACTACGGGAACCGCTCCGTTTACAGTGTCTTCTACCACGGTAGTTACGAATCTAAATGCGGACCTCTTAGACGGCAATCACTCTTCTGCTTTTGCTACTGCAGCGCAGGGCGTAACTAACGGAGACTCTCATGACCACGTGGGTGGAGACGGAGCTCAGATTGACCACGGGGGCACAGCTGGTCTTTCAGACGACGACCACACCCAGTATGCCTATTTGTCGGGGCGTACATCGGGTCAAACTCTGTATGGCGGAACTGCGGCTTCTGGGACTCTGACTTTAGGGTCTACGGCGAACGCCACTAAGGGCAAAATCCTTTTTGGCACTTCGGCCTACGATGAGGTGAATAACTATCTGGGCATTGGTACAGCCTCTCCAGGAACCTCGGTAGATGTTGCTGGGTACGTTCGTTCTTCTCAGGGTGTCATAATTCGTCGAGATGACCCGAACAACCTTATGATTTTCCAGCCCCAGGGAGGGACGGGAGGAAGAGAGTGGTGGATTGGGGCTTTAAGGTCGGGGTCAGGGTTGGGCGACGCGGGGTCGTTCGCTTTCTGGGACCAGACAGCGTCGGCAACTCGTTTGTCTATAACTGGAACCGGATTCGTAGGCATAGGCATCACCAACCCTAGCCACTTTGTACACGTCAAACGTTATGCAAACGGGGACCCATGGGCTCTCTTTGTAGAGACTAACAACACCACACAGTACAAGGGCGCAATTCTAGGAGAAGCGTCTGGAAACGCGGAGACTCGCGGTGTGGTTGGATCCATAACTGCTGCCGTTACTACTACCGGGGCTTGCGCCGTTCAGGCCTATGCTCAGGCCACCACTGGAGAAATCTACGGACTGTATGCCGGTAATAACAGCGCGGGTAACAACGCGAAGGGTGTTTACTCTATTGCCGCTGGAGCTACCGGAATCATTTACGGGGTGTGGGGAGAGGCTCGGTCTTCCAACGCTAGTTCTTGCGGTGTGTACGGATGCAGCACCAGCTCCGGTATAGGGGGCTATTTTACTTCTACGTCGGGCTATGCCTTAATAACCGGAACCGGAAATGTCGGTATCGGAGCGTCTTCACCGTCATCGAAACTAGAGGTCGCTGGAAACGTTACCTCTAAAAATTCTGGTAACGTTTCTATGAAGGTGTCTACTATAGACACCGGCGTATCAGAGATTGAAATTGGCGGAAGCGGTACCGGAAACAGATACTCGTACATCGACTTTGTATCAGACGGTACATATACAGACTACGGTTTAAGAGTCATTAGGGCCAACACCGGCCCAAATGCTGTTTCGGAGATCCTTCACCGAGGAACCGGGAACCTTCGTATAGGCGGCCAAGACGCATCGGCCGTTGAGATCCTTACGGGCAACACTGGTCGGGTTTTTGTCACTTCTGATGGGAACGTGGGCATAGGGGTTGCGTCACCGGCTTCCGGTTATAGGGTTGACATAGACGGGAAGATGCACCTCAACCGTCAGATCGTAATCGAGAATAGCGTTGTTGAGGCGGGGTTTGTCTGCGGCCATTCGATGCTGATCTACGGGCCGCTGTGCTCTTCTAAGAAGGCCTTTTTAGCAATTCGATCCGAGTCAACTGAGGGCCCGTACATATACTTCTCGGAGAATAACGTCGCTGAGCGCGGAGTCATTGGGTATGCTGCGGGCAGCGGGGATCTTCAATACCGTACTGGCGCCACCAATTTGACGGACGGTACAGAGCGTTTGCGGGTCACTTCTGGTGGTCTTGTAGGTATAGGCCTATCTCCAGCGGCCGAACTTCTTGAGGTCAACGGGGCCATCAAGATCGGAACCGCGTCTGGCACAGCGAATGGGACTATTCGCTGGACGGGTACGGATTTCGAGGGGCGCAAGGGTGGGGCGTGGGTGAGCCTTACGGGCGTCAGCGCGGACCATGGGGCCCTTTCGGGCCTGTCCGACGACGACCACACGCAGTACGCTTTGCTTGCGGGCCGCGTCGGAAATCAAACTCTTATTGGTGGGACCGCGGCGGCCGGTACGTTGACGTTGCAGAGCACGTCTAACGTTACTAGGGGTAAGGTCTTACTTGGAACGTCTGCATACGACGAGGTTAACAACAGACTCGGTGTCGGCGTGTCGTCACCTGCTACAGACGTGGAAGTGTACGGCACTGGTGGCGGAACTAGAATTCGCTTGAACGATACTTCCGTTGGCCTAAGCGCCCTGACTCGACTCATGTATGGTCTGGAGTTGTGCAGCGGAGGGATGAACACGTCGTCGAAGTACACTCCGGCGATCAAGTTCATGTCTACCGACTCTAACTTTACGACCGAGAACCCGAAGTTTCTTGCCGCCATTGTTGGGCGAGCGACAGAGACCTACGCTGCCGACACCGACGGTGGGATGGCGCTTGATTTCTGTACTACGCCTAACGATCCGGGCGCGACCAGCGTGCCAACCGTTAGTATGACCCTGACTCAAGAGGGGCGTCTTGGTATAGGTACGAGCAGCCCAAATTCGGTGGTGCATATCGAAGCCTCGGACCCAACTTTACGTCTTGTAGATAGTGACGACACTGGGGCGTCCGTTGGGTCACTTCGGCTGCAAAGCACCTTCGGCACAGGAGACTCGGCCTACATCCAGAAGTATGCTTCGACGGACAAGGACAGCATCTTCTATTTTGACATCATCCTACAGGCCTCAACCCCCCCTTCGGCGAACAACGCCACGTTCTACTTCTTCCGAAATACAAATACTACGGGAAGCCGACGAGCATTGTTCTTTGCCGGGGACGGCTCGACCACAAGCGTGGCTCAGATTTCCTGCGACGGAACTAACAATACGTACTTCTGCGCTAACAGCCTTGGAGGGAATCTCGGGGTAGGTACGGGGACACCGACATCGGCACGTCTGCAAGTATCGGCAGTGACCGATGGGCAGCATGGCGTGTTTGCGTCCAACTCGAACACGACCACCGATTACGCTGGCGTGTACGGCCAGGCAACGGGTGCCGGCGTCGTACAGGGCGTTCGAGGTATCATTTCCTCGGCCGCGTTGGCCGGGTCGTCGGGCGTTCGAGGCATCTGCCAATCGAATACGGTGTCCTACGGAGTCTCTGGAGCTCTTGACAGTTCCGTTCTGTCGGATGGCGCCGCGGCGCTTCGGGGTCTTTGTAGCGGTGTCACGGGCGAGACCTACGGCTGCTACAGCGTGACGGTCAGCACTACTGAGGACGCTGCCGGAGCGTACGGCTACGCATCGGGTACGACTGGTGTCGTGTATGGTGTTCGCGGCCGTGTTGTGTCGTCCGACACATCTTCGGCGCCGCTTTACGGAGAGGTGAGGCAAGCCACAACGAACATAGTCCGAGACTCGGTCAAAATGCGACACACCTGCACCGCAGCCATGGTTGATGGCTTCGGGGTCAGTGCCGCCTTTGTGCATCGAGACACCAGTGGCGTTGACAACTACGTCGCTCGTATCTCAACAATTCGCACCGGGGCCGATAACAGCGCCGATTTGACATTTCTGACGTCCAATGCCGGGTCCTTGACCGAGAAGGCACGCATTACCAAAGACGGCGCGTGGAAACTTACGCCAACCTCAACCCCCGGGTCACCTACGGAAGGGTACATTTACCCCAACTCGACTGACCACAAACTGTACTTCTATAACGGCACTTCGTGGTTGGATTTGACGGCTACGGGTTCGGGAACACCGGGCGGGTTGAACGGCTATGTCCAATTCAATTCTGGGGGCACGGCGTTCGGCGGAGACAGCGGCCTATTCTGGGACAACACCAACAAGCGTTTGGGGGTGGGGACTACCTCTCCTTCCGCTGTTATACAGGCCAGCTACTCCGGGTCAAATAGCGCTATCATAGGCGTGAACGATACAGCAACGACTACCCCCGTTATATGGGGCTATTCCACCGCTGCAACAGGAGAGTCCTACGGAATTCACGGTGCCGTGGCCTCTACTACGAATGCCTCGACGGGTGTTAAGGGCGTTGCTAGCGGTGCAACGGGGATCACGTACGGGGTATTTGGTCAGTGTAATTCAACAACTAGCGGATCCGCAGGAGTCTACGGGTCACATCAGGGCGCGTCGGGAGACACGCGCGGTGTGTACGGGCTAGCTGCATCATCGTCCACCAGCGCCGTAGGTGTTTACGGGACCTGTAACGCTGGTCGTGGCGTTGAGGGATCTACGTCTACCGGATACGCTGTGTACGGGTCGAGTTCTAGCACGGGCGTTGGGGGGTATTTCTCGACGAGTTCAGCGTCCAACACGGCACTGCAGACGGGGACCGGGCTAGTTCAATTTGGGGGTAACCTTGGCGTGCATGTGGCCCCTGTATCGAACAAGGGCATCAACTTTCAGAAGCAAGTTGGCGCATTGACCGCCCACTATTACGGAATTTGGTGTGGCGTATCCGCTGATACCGCAGAGGCGTATAATCGAACGGGCATATACACAGTTGTTAGCACGACACATACGACCGGGACTCTGTCGGAAATCGTAGGGCACAATATTATTTTGGAGACCATACTCGGTGGGAGCGCGACGTCTTCGACAGGTCTGCAGATCAGCCGTAGCCTTTCTAATGGCGGGACAATAGGAACTTCGTACGGTATCAACATTGGGTCATTGAGCAACACTCTTAGCACTGTAACCACAAACTACGGTATTTACATTGGCAACCAATCTGGAGGAACTACAAATTACGCCATTTACACCGGCACTGGACAAGTGCGCTTTGGGGATGACTTACGCCTTGTTGGTAATTTAGGGGTCGGTGCTGCCCCAGTCAGTTCTATCGGTATAAAGACTGACAAGACGTCTCTTGGAGCCATAAGCGCAGACTATTGCAGTATGTATAACAACCTCAGTTGTACTGCAGCTGAGGCATTTAGCAGATACAACATCAACTCATACATAAGCGCCAGCCATACAACGGGCACCCTTACTGGTGTTGTAAACGCCTTTTTGAGGGCCGATATTTCTGGGTCTGGGGGAACTACGTCTACTGTAAGCAACCTAACTCTATACAGGACCATGTCTAATGGTTCTGTGACGGATTCTTACGGAATCAAGATTGAGAACTTCCTACCTAGCGGAGGGGCGTGTACTAACGCCTATGGCATCCGTATCGGACAGCAGTCTGCTACCTACACTACAAATACCTACGGAATCTATGTTGATAACCAGGCTGGCGGCACTCTTAGCTACGCATTAAAGACCGGCACCGGCCTTGTTGAGTTTGGCGATAAGGTGGGCATTGGAGGATCCCCGTCTTACAAGCTACACGTAAAAGGGTCAGGGGTTGACGGAGGCTTTGCATATTTTCAAAGCACGGACAACACTAACGGAATATCTGTTCGCGGTGTTAATGGCCCTTCATCGAACGATACCGCATACGTTCTGGTTTCGGATTCCTCGTACCAAGCATACATGAGCCTTGTTGGTACCAATGCTGCGGGTAGCGGGAACGTAGGAGATCTTAGGTTTGTTGTAGGCTCTACTGAAGTCGTACGCCTGTCTCGTACAGCCTACACAATGTGGGTTGGCGGGAACATTATCAATGAGTGCAGTGGAGATGATCAGGGGTACGAGGGGCGTAGCGGCAGCACGGTAGTCTACTCTCTTACGAGAGAGACTGACGATCTGAAGGCCAGCGCTTACTCCGGGTTCCAGGTCTGGACTAATGCACAATCAGGGGTTGGCTCTGGGAGCAAGCAGCTCCATATCACCTACGACGGTAAGGTGGGGTTGTCTGGGGTCACGCCATCGGCGTACTTCCATGCGTATTGTCCAAACACCACAAATGTCAGCCTCACTTGGGGCACCGCTTCTGGGCAAATTCTGAGGAATGAAAACTCAGAGATAGCTATTGGGCTAGAAGACACCTCACCCTACCCTCTGTATCTTCAGGGTAGGACGTCTTCTAATACGGCCAGAGACATTGTTCTTAATCCTTTGGGAGGCAATATAGGCATCGGAACCTCCGGTGCTCTAGGGTCGTCTTTGCACGTTGTTTCTGCTGGAGCTGGTATATACTCTGAAACAACTTCAACTACGGCCTACCAGTACGCGGTTTGCGGAGAGACTAAGGGCAACGGAGAGGTCTACGGAATTTTAGGAAAGTGCAGTTCTACCAATACCAGTTCTAAGGCAGGTCAGTTCCAGCACAGTGGTGCGGGTTTGGGCATTTACGTTGCCGCTTCTTCTAACTACGGTATTTACTGTACCACGACGTACGCAAGCGGATATTCGGCAACGTTCCTCAATGCGGGGTCTAACGCTAATCGGTACGGTATCGCAATCTCGTGTGGCCCGGACATCACTGCCGGAAGTGGTACGTCGGGTGACGCTCGATGGATTGCTTTGCAGGATAGTGCCTATGAGAACATAGCCTATATCGACTATTCTACGTCGAGCCCCTACGCCAGGTTTGCTTCGGCGTCGGACGCACGTAGGAAGGATAATATCCGCCCCACTCAGATCAACGCCTTGGACCTTCTTTGCCGACTTCCGATGCGCGCTTTTGAGTGGAAAGACAATAAGCTACCGCCTCAGTCCATCGGATACGTGGCTCAGGAGGTAATGGATGTTATTCCGGAACTGGTATCCCATGACAAAGATAGGGACGAGTACTTGGTCGGAGACAGCATACTCGTCAAGTACCTGGTTAAGGCTGTTCAAGAACTAGCTCAAAAGGTAAAAGACCTAGAGGCTCTTGTTCAGAAGTAACATTCTTGTTTTGGAGGAGAATTATCATGCCTTGGCAGCTTACGACAGCGATCGACGTCGGCGACATGGACACTTCGGACTATACCCAGGTGCGGATTGTTCGATTTGACCAGGACATTCTCAACGGCAGGATTATCGTATACCTGCAGTATGGGAATACGGTAGAGGGGAATTGGGTTCCGGGTCTGGTTCCAAAGAGCAAGGCCGTGGCTCACGAAATTACGGGAGCGTCTTACACCAGCCTGGTAGAAAATTCGGAACCAAATGAGGGGGAATCTACTTACGACGCGGTTAAAAGAGCGCTATACCAGCATCTTGCTGACGCAAACGTGATTGCGGCAGGAACCTTGTCTTAACGTAGGAGAGAAGAATGTCTGACCATGCCTTGACCAAAGAAGAGATCCTAGAGCTCCGTAACATTACGCTGCGGCGACAACTTTTGGAGACCCAAGTTCGGCTGGAATCAGAGGCCATCGCCAAGGAGCAGCTGGATATCGAGCATCGGGTGGAGGCCCGTTTGGGCATCAGTCTTCGCCAGGCCTCTGTAGACCTGGCCCGGGGAACCATCCAGCTCCCCAATCAGCCTCAGGAAGAGGCGCAGGGTAACTAGGAATGTCCAGGGAAGAGTATATACGGTGGCCAACTACGGCGGACATACCGTTGGTGCTCTCCCTTGTCGATCCAAGCGGGTCCGGGTCGGTAGGAAAGCACCCAGAAGTATCCATTAGGCGCTACCAAGAAACACACGGTGCTCCTTTGGACAACTACTACTGGAACGGCTCTTCTTTCGTTCCCGGACCCTATTGGCACCCCTTGGCGGAGATTGACCCAGCCAACTCCCCTGGTATGTACTCATATCTGTTCGAGCAGACGAAGGTCGGTCTAGAGATTATCTATGTTATCTACTACAGGCACGAATCCTCCCCGGTAGGATTTGCGGCCGAGACACACGTAATAACAAACGAAGTCTACATCCCCCACGCCCAGCCAGACCCCATATTGATAGGGTCCGACACCATCATGGGACAGCTCGAGCTGGTCAAAGGCCTTCTGCACCACAATTCCATGCTGGACCGACAGGTATACGAGGGGTCTCTTCTCAGATCTGCTAGACTTAGGATGTTCGACCACCCAAGCCGAGTCCCATCCTCTCCAGATGGAAACGAGACATTGGGTCGTTTGGCAGAATTCGAGATCAAAGCCGACTACGAGTCGGGGGTTAACAAGTCCTTTGTTCTGAAGAGGATTTACCCATGATCAGTCTAGCCACCCGCGGGTACTTATGCCCCGGAAGAATGGGTGGCGTGATATACGGTCCTGGGCCCTCGATTACGGACGTGGAGTCAGAAAAACCTACGATTACTGGGGCTGCTGTAGCAAGTACGCCTGTCCCGGTCATAGTGGGGGCCGAATCTCTGTCTCCCAGCTCCATGGTTCCTGGAATTACAGGAGCCTCTATCGTCAAGACCCCAGTTCCTATAATAGTAGAGGCAGGAGATCAGGTCCCGTGTATAGACGGTGGATCTGAAGAGCCCTAGAATCTTTTAAGGAGCGGTCTCGTGGGAGCTGTACGTCTAAGCATCAGTGTGACCGACGTTAATCAGGTCCTATTGTCGTTTAACGTCATTCGTATAAAGAGATCCACATCCGGAGTAGGCGGCTCGTACAGCCTTATTACTGCCAATGCGGCAGCTCCGGCTTCTTTAAGAGCCCCGTCGTCCGGTACCTATGACGTTGGGGGCAAGACTCTTCAGCTGTACGTAGACCGTGAGGACATGTACAGCGTTCTGTTTCCCGGGATAGCCCCCTTAACTACGACCCAGGCCGCGGACTACATAAACTCTGTCCTAGGCGCCACCGTAGCCTCCGACGACTCCAACCACCTCAAGCTCACCAGCACCCGAACAGGGACCATATCTCGAATAGAGATAGTGGGTGGTAGTGCGGCTCCCTCCTTTGGATGGGCAGATGGTACGAGGGACATCGGAGAGGATACAAATATACCGCTTACTACAAACATCGCTAACTACACTTACGTCGATAACGACGGTGAGGCGGGATACTTTTACAAGGCGCAGTTCTACAACACCGCCTCGTCCCTAGAGAGCAACGACTCGTCACCGTTTGAGGGCGACGTCAGCACCCTGGTGGACGCGGACAACCTGTGCTTGGTAAAAGTAGACCTGGTAGACGCAAGAGGTATCTCTGTGCCAAACCAGGAGATATCTTTTTATCCAGAGTACGAACTCTTTACTGTTCAAGGGTATCAGGTCGGTCTGAACCGAGAGCCTATCACAATAAAGACAAGCAACTCAGGACACGCAGAGGTTTCTTTGGTTCGGGGGCTAAAGGTCAAGGTCGTGTTTGAGGGTACAGGAGTTATCCGTTCCATCGTGATACCTGATGCTTCGGAGGCGGACTTGATGTCCGTCATGAGCTCCGCCCCAGACCCGTTCAGCATCAGCATTCTTCCCTTCCCTGTTGCACCGCGTAGGACAATCTAATGGCCTTGGTAAGTGTAACTATACGTACGGTAGACGATCAGGTAGCGCCGGCTCCTATTAGTGGAGTTCTGGTACAGGTCTTCGACGGGCTTAACGCCTTTGTCACTGAGGGGGTAACGGACATTGCTGGGGAGCTTATTGTTTCCCTTTTGGGAGACGTATCCCCTGTCTTATACACTGCTCGACTCTTCAAACTAGGGGTATCGTTTCCTGGAGCCAGCATAGAGCTTTCTGTAACTGACCCGCCATCTCCTCCGAATGAGTTTACGGCGGTTGGCCATGTTGGAATGACCGGGTCATTAGTACGGTTGAGGACAGTCACGGATGACCCGACTCCAGCTCCCGTACCATCTTGTCTGATTAGGCTATATGACAGTCTCGACAACTTTATGACGGAGTCTCTTACAGACGCCGACGGGTACGTAGAGCTGTCTTTGTCTGGCTCTCCTTCTGGCACGACGTACATAGCCAGGTTCCTTAAGACGGGATGGACCTTTCTTAACGGCCCAACCCAACAGTTTTTGGTCCTGGATCCACTTCCTGTGGGAGCCACTAACGATTTTGATTTTCAAGCACACACCGCAGTCATTCCAGAATCACTTGTCCCAGACTACTGCCTCATATCCGGGTACCTGTGCTTACCCAGTGGGGCTGCTATAGCGAAAGCCCGTGTTCGTTTTACTCCGCGGCCTCAAATTGCCTCGGTCATTTTGTCTGGTGGAACTGGTCAGTCTACGCCTGCCATCGTTCAGCGTCAGATACTTATGGGTGAGGTTACGGTCCTTACTGACCAGTCCGGATACCTCGAGGTCATGCTACCCCACGGGGGTGTTTTTGACGTTGATGTTCTTGGGTGGTCAGACTCCATGTGGCCTTCGTCCGCAGCCGTTGTGGTCCCTCTAACCGCGGGGGCTAAGCTAGAAGACGTCCTCTATCCGTACTCAGAGTCGGTGGTACTAGGCTCTACCGACCCGATTACCCTATCTGTTGGGGGATTCATCGAACGCTCCATAAAGATAATCGGTTCTAACGACCAGGAGACTTTTGGCAAGCCTTGGATTGAGAAGTTTATTTCCTGGACTGTAGCTTCCCCGTCCCTAGTTGACGTAAGCATTACCCAAGAGGGTCTTTTCAGGGTGGATGGCCGGGCTCCAGGAACTACCACTATCGCATTCTCCAGAGTCCCCGATACGTACATTCCCAGAGTACCAGACGTTCCGGCGCTGATCGCCCCTGTTTTATCTGTGGAGGTCACCGCGTGATTCATCTAGTAAAAGACATCCCTCCTAGGGTTAAACTTTTATGGGCTGCCGTTCTTAGAAGAGCTGTATTTGACTACGTGCTCTACAAGGGGTGCGGCGAGTTCAAAATGGAGTGGCAGTACGCATTCAATTACGTGTTTACCGAAGACCAAGAGTATGACAACGGATACAGTTTTGAAGAAGTTTGTGCGATGTTCAACTGGGACCCAGACTATCTTCGGAGGATGACCACAAAGCTGACCCGTTCGGATATTAAGAGGCTGGAGACCTCGTCGTTCAAGGGGGACTTCTTTCAGAAAGAGGTAGAGATATCGGTAAAGGAGACTGGCTCTTGGACTAATTGTCGATGCTCTTTGCCTTTCTATCCCAGAATGCTCTCGGAGTTCACAGCCATACAAGAGCCGGCTGTGGTTAGAAAGCATTCCCAGATACACAAAGTGCCTTTAGTTTCTTGGCAGGTAGCTGCTTATGCCTAACTACACAGACGCGGAACTGTTTTCCGAGTCCGCTAAGCTATTCAGAGCTCAGGTAGAGCCGGTGAAAGAGGCTGGGGTTCTGAACACCAGCCAAGAATACGCTCAGCTCTTGGAGATGGCCGGGATAACTTTTCTAATGTACCCGGACTCTATCTTCTACGTGGCCTTTCTTGTAAGAAACAGGCTAATATCCCTGGCTAAGGCTGAGGTAGATCTTTTGGAGGACATGTTGGTCCTCTTGGACGAGCTGGGTCAGCAGGGAACTCCAGTGTCTGATACGTCTAGCCTGTCCAACGCCAAGACGGCCATTCTGGCCTTAGACGCAGCTCAGTCTTTAAAGAATAGACCGGAGCTTTCCAGGTTCGATAAGTACATAGACAGGTTCTCGGAGAACTACCGCAAGAACGTAGTGTCTGCTTCTGGTGTTTTGAGTCGCCCTAAAGAAGACGCAAGAAATCTGTTGAAGGACAATCTGGAGCGTCTTAAAGAGGTACACCAGTCTCTGTTAAACAGTCTCTATAACCTAAGGGACCTGTTAACATCTTTTGAGTCCCTAGACCTCCCTTCGGCGGTTTCTAAGACAACTCTTTCTTCGATACAGCAGGGTCTGGACGAGATAGACCAGATTATCAAAGAGAGCTCCTCTACAGATAATATCGCCAGCAGCCGATATGTCCTTCTGAAGTCTTTGTCTAGCAAGGTGGCCGTATCCTTGCTGTCTGGTTTCAAGAATCCTGAAGAAGTAAAGATAAGAACCCCCAACAATCCCATACCTGCTGAGCTAAAGCATTATGGCAGGGTTACAGGTGACGGGGAGATACCGTACGTCGATTCATCTCCTGGGCCTTGGGAAATTGGATTCGACTTGGACCACATTGTCCTGAACTTTAAGAGCGGATCATTTACGGTACCGCTTTCTGGAGTAGGTGGTTCCACTCTTCCGGCCAGGATAGACGGCCCGTTCTCCATATCCTCTGGGGTCAATGACCGTATCCACATGACGGTAGACCCAGCTCAGTACAGCTCTTCCGCTACTTTGAGTAGTCTCGACACAGCGGTGTTTTCTAACAGGCTGCCTTTGAGATTTAAGCATTTGGGGTCTCCTATATCGTTTAACACTCCGAACTCGATGCGCCCGGAGGATTATAACGGGAGATCCATAGTTGAGTTAGAAACTCTTCAATCCTTAACCATATCCTCATACAGCCCGACGTCTAAGTTGTTAACGGCTACCGGATTCTCCTTGGTAGGAGACTTGGGGTCTCTTGGATTTAGACAGGATCATATAGGGAACTACATCAAGTACGGCACATCAAGAGTAGAGATATTGGACGTCCTGTCTTCTACTCAAGCTTTGGTGGAGGTTGTTCCTGGAGTGGTCAATCCTAGTGGAGCAGCCACTCTGCATGGGTACAGCACGTCTTCGTCTTCCAACCAGGCCAAATTCTACCCTGCATTGTCAGACATGGTGGTCGGCTTGTCCGCAAAGATAGGACCAACAACTAAAACCGCCAGGTTTACTTCGGGAGTCAGAACAGCGTCCGAATTGGTATCGGATATAGAGAGCCTTCAAGGTGATTATGACATCAACGTCCCGTACGCCGCTCTGTCTTTTCACGTAAAGGCTTTTCCGTCTCCGGGAAATGCAAACAAGATATCTTTCAGTCCTCGTAGCTGGTCTAACCCTACCATTTCCGTGTCTAACGTGTTCTCTAAATCTGCAGGCTCTTATGACGTAGTCTGGAGCTCGTCTCACGAAACTTTGGGTATGCGGATTGGGGAGTTTAGCTCTTACAGAGTCCTCCAACCAGAAGACCTGGTTGGTCTTTTGAACGCCCACCCGTCTTTTTCAAATTACGCGTCGGCAGCAGTCATTGTTTCTGAGATAGCTTCTGGAAGTTCCATGCAGTCTACTACATGGTCCAGTACGCTGTCTGACTCTTCTGCTGATTTTTCTAGCGTCAAGGTGGGGGACCAGGTTGAAATAACCAGTGGGGTAAACGCTTTAGGCTCTTACAGCATTGATACTGTAGGGACTACGTCATTGACGGTTCGTAGAAAGCTATTTGTTGGTAATGAGTCCGGTCTTAGATACCGGATATTCAGAAAGGTGGTCAGAATACAAACGCTGACTGCCCAGAGGGGTGACTTCGTCGAAGTCGTAGAGGCACCCACTACGCTAGATTTTGTATCTGGACCAGTGTACGCGGCCATACCGTATTTTGAGGCGGTAGACAAATTAGGCTCCCTTCTTGTTTTTTCCAACGTGGTTCCCGGTGACCTGCTTAAGATAACCAGTTATCCGAATTCCGTATCTATTAGTTCTGTAGACGGGTCACGGCTCACTTTAGAGAGCGGACTGCCGTCCAACATAGAGAAGGCGTCGTTTTCTATTTTGGGGTACTACTCAAACTCATATGAGATCTTGCGCGGTAAACTTACTACGCTACTATCTTCTAAGTCTCTTCTTGGCATGTACGGGTTTAACAAGAACCTCAACGAGCTGGACTACGCTATAACATCGGCTATCCTTCCCGGACAAAGCTTTTTGTCTACTAGAAACCAAGCCAAGAACATCTCTGCTCTTTTATTGTCGATTATCTCGGAAGAGATAAAACGAGAGGACGAGTACACGACCTCTGTTCCTACTGCTAGCTTAACAGTTACTGGGTCGTTGAACCCCTACGTAGTCAGCTCTATTGACCCGGTAGACAAGATGATCGACGCCTTTTTGGATAGAAGATACGAGCGGGCAGTAGACCTTCTTCTGTCTGGATACTTGAGAGACTTTTTCTCTACAAACGAAGAGACAGGTTCTTACAGCGGGTCCATTCTTCATTATTCTAGGATTGTGTCAGGAGACCTTCCTGGTGTCCCATCCGAAGGCGCCATTGTACGAGACGAAATAGATTCAGCTTCGGGGTTCAATTATACTACAGACCCCGACTTGGACTTTTCTGACACTGATGGTCAGGACCTAGCAGAGACCTGATATGGCTGAAGAGACTATTAGAAAGATACGAGATGTGTTGGCGGATTCGTACTCCTTTGTTCGGAGTATGGAAGCCAACTCCGCGTTTGCTACGGTAACGATGGAAGAGCTGATGGGAGACCAAATTAAACGTAATGGGGAGAGCTCCCGGTCCAACGCTAGCCAGTACACCCCGTATTCGTACGACCCAAAGAAAAAGAAGCCGGCTAGTTTGGACCCCTCTAAGCGTGTAAACTTCATTGGCGGTTCGGATACATATCGACCAACTAAATTGGACAGGATTTTAGCCCTTAGTAACGACCTGGTTTCGGTTATCGACCAGGTAAAGGCCATGGAACCTAGTCAGGTCGCGGGGGCTAAAGAGTACACGGAGGCGGCTGAGGTTAGCCTTGAGGTAGATACTAGCGAGGTATCTGTTCTGTATAAGATTGGTCCAGCTTAACCCTAAACGGGAGAGGGGACGGATGTATGTCGGTCCAGTTGGAAGTCGTAAAGTTCAGAGACCTCATCCCGGTATCTAGCGTAAGCTTTGCCAACGGGTTTGACGAAACTACTCTGGATATCTACGGGGAAGATTTTCTGAGTGTGGAAAAGGTACTCGTCAACGAGCTGAAGTGTCCCGAGTTCATTATATTAAACAAGAACCGAATCTTGGCTCAGCTGCCTTCTGGGGCTCGTAATCAGATATCTTCTATTGAGGTGGTAAGCAGTAACTTTACCAAGACGGCGGCTGCTTCTAGGGTATCGTTCTCTTTTGGGTCGAAGACAAGGACTGTTTCTGGAATCCTTAAGCTCGTTCAACTTTTTACCAAATGGATGCTTCAGAGCCCCGGCTCGGACATTTTTAATCCAGAGCGCGGGGGCGGCCTTCAGGAAATAGTTGGACAGGTAATGACCAGTCGCAAAATGGACCAGGTTCTTAGCGCTATATCCATGACAGTACAAAGCACGTCTAGCCAGATACGTTCTGCCCAGCTTATGCACAGCAATCTTCCTTTGGATGAGCGATTGCTTACGGCAGACCTTGTAGACGTGAATGTGTATGAGAAAGAGATGGAAGCCCGCGTAAAGGTCTCGGTGACGAGCATGGCTGGGCGCGATGCTGTGGCTTCTTTAGCCCTGTGAGGTTGATATGGCTCTCGATCTGACTGAAATGGACGACCTTCGCCTATTCATTGAGGAGAGGGTTAAAGCTTACGACTCCAGCATCGACACCACAGTCGGGTCGTCGTTTGATGCCGCAGTCATACAGCCCCTTTTAGACCGTTTGGGTCCTGACCCCTATAACACACCAATCAGAGATTTCATTCTGAGTCGGTTGCGTACGGAGTTCCCAGACCTAGTCCTTCAAGACGGAGAGCCGTTAGACGACTTGGTCGTTAAGCCTAACCAAGTCTTGCTATCCGCGTTTAGGCGGCAAATCCAGCAGATATCATTGAACCAGTCCTTTGCCAACCCAGACACGCTTAATGAGCGTGAGGCTGACAACCTTGGGGCCAATTTCTTTGTTAGGAGGCGTACGGGGGGCTACGCTATAGGGATAGCACGTCTTTACTTCTCGGCGCCCCAGTACGCCTATATCACGCCCAGCAACGCCGTTTTTACAGGGGACGGGCTGCGGTTCTATCCGGTCGAGACGCAGGGCATCTTGGCCGACAGAATGCTCTTCAATTTGGAGAGCAACCTTTACTTTTTTGATATAGTGGTAAAGGCCGAGAGCGAGGGATCTGATTACAACATCGCCTCTAATACTCTGGTTGGGATCGAGAACTTCCCTTCGGTTGTGAAGGTCACTAACAAGAGTTCGTTTGAGGAGGGGGCGGATAAGGAAGAAACTTCTGACTATCTCGAGCGTATAGAGAATAGCCTCACGGAGAAGTCCTTGGTGACTCTTCGGGGCATTAGAGCTAGGTTGTTGGACGACTTCGACAGCGTGCGCCTTATTCAAGCCATTGGGTTTGGCGACCCTGAAATGAAGAGGGACATCATTAAGGGGTCCAGTCAGTCTTCCCCGTACGCCTATTTTCGAGCGGATGTGACCAGCGGGTCCTTGTACGTGGACTTGGTGTCATCCACTCCACCAGCCGTATCTATCCTGGGTGTAGATGGGTCGGGCTATTCTTCATTCTCGTCTGCCGGTATTTCTGTAGGAGACACCGTAGAGCTGCCCGATGTCTTGTCAGGGACCTATGTCCAGAGGGTTGTTGAAGAGGTAGTGACTGGGACTCGGATCCGAGTGAATGAGGACCCTGGGTTTAGCGCTACGGATATTGTTGGTACGATTAAATCCCCCGTTGGCGGTATCACTCTTTCAGACATCCCTGGAGGCATCATTCAGCCTACGACTATGGCTGGAGAGGTGGAGATAAAGGACGGAGAGGTCCATATCGGAGGGGCGGTAGACGTTTTCATTAGAGCGGGAGACCCTTCCGTACGAAGCATATCTTTAGAGGGAATTAGGGACGGCAATCCTCTGAGATTTGGGGTGGACCTGGAAAGTTTTGGAGACGTTTCTGAGCATCGTGTTCAGGTCACTGAAAAGATTACGAGCGGGGCGGCCGTACCTACGAACGACCGTTTGGGCAACGTTTTGTCCACTTTGAACGAGGTGGTCATTAAGCTCGCCGACGGGTCTGCTACCGCCTGGTACCCATCCGAGGACGATGTTGGAAGATACATTCAGCTTTTAGGATCGGACTGGGGAACCCTTGAGATATCGTCTTTTCTGGGGGAAGAGTATTTTGGGGGTTCAAGATGCGCACGTATTCGAGTGGATACTTCTGTAGATCACGAAAGGGGTGGAGTAGGGACCCTTACTAGCACAGGGGGAGCCTTTACGCTGTCCTACCGTCTTCTAGAGTCGGTAAGTCCCAAGTCCCGGGTTAGAGATCGTGACGGAAGCACCTTTGCGGTAGCTGCGGATTCTCCAAACCTAGGAGATCTGGCCATACCGTCTGGCGTCAACTTCATCTCCGTGGGAGCGTCAGTGGGGGATTCCGTAGTCGTAGAAACAGGAGATGACGCCGGAATCTACACAATCAGAAGGGTGCTGTCTTGGCTCAATAACAACGACACCCTCATTCTAGACCGGGCAATGACCCGGACATTAGAAACCTCTGGAATCTTTTTGGGGTCAGGTCTTCGATATCGGGTAGACGACGAGCTCAACCTAGACCTAGTTGCTCCTAAGGTGGTTAAGATCCCTTTGGGGTCCATCTTTAGCGGAGATGACCTATCTTCCGTAGCCGGAGATACCACCGTAACGGCCACCGCCTCAACCAACTTTCTTTTGGCAGGTGTTGAGACCGGAGACACGTTAGAGATTTTGGAAGGCGACAATTCTGGAACGTATTCCGTCGTTACTGTTTACGGGACCCAGGTAGTTCTAGACAGGTCGGTTCAGAATACAGCATTTGCTCAAACATTCTCTGTCTACAAAGCCTTTGCTGGAGTTGATAGGCCTTTAGTTCGAGTAAAGAGCATAGAGTTATTGGACTCTAACTCCCAGCCTACAGGAATCTCTATCCCGTACGGGGACACCGTCGATGCCAGAATCGTCGGTAAGCTATCCAATCGAGCCGAAGGCACAGTGGTAGAGAGCTATACTGGGGCGATTCAGGCTAATCTTGTTGATCTGGTGGACCTCGTTACTGATTTCGAGGCAGAGGGGGTCTTGCCCGGGCATCGTCTTAACATTCTTGATGGTCCAAGCTCGGGCTCTTACACGATACAGGCAGTTGGGCTAGACGGGGGACTTCCCAGCAACAGCTATATCCGAGTAGAGCCCGTATCTTCTGGGGGTACAGAGTTCAAGGCCGTAGAATCCCCTATCCACTACTCTGTGGGTTTGGCTTCTTCTGGCTACGCCCGGCTGTATTTTACCGAGCCTACCAGCGTTGAGATTCGTACAGGACTGTCTGGTGGAAGGCTTCGGTATGGTACTGGTACGGAGTCTAAAGACCTGAGGTTCTCCGACGTCAGCGGATATCGAATTTTGCCTGCTCGTGGTTCAGAGGATAGTAACCCCAGAGACCTAAAGACAGTTAAGACCTACTCTATCGGAGGAGGACAGTACCACTCTATTGTGGAGCTGACTGACCCCTCTCTGGACAGCGTTTTTGGTCTTGAGATTCTCGAGAACGACGTTCTGGACATCTACGAAGAGCTTGAGTTTAGGGATTCTTCAGGACAATCTTTTTCTACCCTTGGTATTTTCGGAAAGCCTGCTGGTCTTAGGACCTTGTCTGGCTCTAATAGAGTCCACGTTCCACCAAACTCCAAAATAGACTTTTTGGCGATGAACAACGTCTTGTATGGCGGTCCTTTGGAGGGTCAAACCCTAATCATCGACAGTGGCCCCGATGCAGGAGAATACATTATTGAGGAAGTCATAGACAGTAAGACGCTTCGTATCAGCGCCTCTATGACTACGACTACTGAAAGCTATTATGGAGATTCAGGAACTATTCGTGACGCTACCATGTCTGCGTCGGGACCTTACACAAAGATCACGGACCTGACAGACTGGACTCAATTTGGAACTCAGATAGGCCACTTCTTAACGCTGTTCGAGTCGTTGCGGGGTGACATCGACGGTACCTACGAGATTACAGACATCATTACGGCTGATAAGGCCGCAGTGGTTGATACCTCTATTGCGAGCCCCGCATACGTCTTTCCAGACGTTCTTTCTTCAGGCCAATTCTCATGGGTTCGTACATCTTTGGACTCTGTAGTTGAGCAGCCTTTCCGAATTTACAAGGCAGTTCCCAAACAGTTCGTTGTGCACGCCGTAGCAACCAAAAGAGCTGAAGTGGTGGGGGTACGGAGAGGTAGCGTCACGGCTACTAATACTCTTCAAGATGCGTTGTCATCTTTCGTGATGGGCGCTTCTAGGGGAGACTTGTTAGAGGTTCTAGCAGGTCCAAATAGGGGTGTGTATTTTCTTAGCGCTGACTCGTCCGGTAGGACAGCCACTATCTATTCTAGCACACCGTTCCCCGTAACGGGGGACGACATGCCTTATAGGATATGGGGAGGAATCCACGGGTCTACTCGTATGCTTACTCTCAAATCCGACGGCACACACTCCGGTAAACTAGACCCAAGTTACCGGTGTCCTTTCGTAGTAAAGAGGCCGTCAGTTTACCGCATCAGCTCTACGGAGATGCAGGACAATTTCGACGGGTCCCTCTACTATTTAGAGATCGAAGTAGAGTCTGACGGTTCTGGGGACTCGTGGAATCTGGAGGCCGACTCTCGTATGTCCGTTGTATCCGGAGTTTCGGTAGATGGGTACACGTACTCGGTAGACAATGAGAATCTGGCTTTTTCTCCATACGAAGGCGTGTCTCTGGTGTTTGACAGACGATTCCTTCCTGTAGGAAACAGCGACCTGCCGGAGAATACTACGGAGATTAGCGGTAGGAATTTGCAGGTTAATTACGAGGTGTCTTCTATTGTCCGGGTCATTAACGACATGCTTCGTTCTGATTTGGACAGACCCATAAACGCCAGCCCGCTGGCTAGGCATTTTCTGCCCTCCTTTATTCTCGCCACCTTCCAATACGCGGGAGGAGTGTCTACGGAAGAGGTTGGGGCAGACCTAGAGGACTATATCAATGGGCTGGGTGCGTTGACTCCGTTGGAGGTTTCGGACTTAGAGGCGTTTTTGATTCGACGGGGCGCTAACTCCATTACGCATCCGATAGAGATAGTATCCGTCACACACGATCTGTCTCGTAAGCTGGTCGCCGACAGGTCCCAAAACGTCTTAGGTGGATTGAACGAGGTGCCTTACAACGGTACAGGAAGAATTTCGGCGTTCTTTGCTAAGGTTGGAGAGGGGCTGACTCTGATCCGTGGATAAGAGAGGCCTCGGTGGAAGACACAACTCTGGTATACGGGTCAAACGTCGTTCCACATTCTGGACAGTAGGCATCTCCTTTGAAAAGAACGCCGTTTAGCTCTATACCTTCCCCTGGACGAGGTATTTTAGCTCTTTTCCTACATTCTTTTCTTCCACAAACCGGGCAGTGGAGACTTTTGAACCACGCTTCCTCTGACTTGGCTTCAGGTGTAATTATGTCTGTGTGTCCTTGAAGGATTTGTCGGACAAGGTCTTGGTTCATGCTCTCAAACATGCTCCGAGACTACAGATAAGGAGTTTTTGGTGTCAACTCCCCTTGTTACTAACGTAAGTCCGGCACATAGGACTTTGGCTAAAATACAGCAGAAGTCTAGGTTCAGTTTACGGGACCAGGACAACTACGTCATTCGATCTTCGATAAACACCCATCTGGGGATAGGAAAAACGTACTGGAGTGGTGACGTTCTTCCGGAAGAAAATTCTAGGTCTCCGTTCCTGTTCAAAGCCCTGTCTGGATTTCCTGAAGAGGAATCCACCCGTTTTCTTGGAGCTGGATATCTAGAGATACAAAAACCGTCTGTGGGTAACGTAAAGGGCGTATACGAGGGGGGAGGTCTTTATTCTCCCTGGTCTGGGGGTTACCCCCTTATCGCGTCTGTATCCTTGAAAATGTCCGTCAGCGACGTGACTTTTGACGGTCTAGGATTCTGCGGGGTAGTCATTGGTCTGAAAGCGGACGGTAAGGGCGTAGCTGTAAAGTTCTATTCTGGTGGAGTGGTTCAACTTCATGACGCCGCTTTTTTGACTACGTCACCTCCGAGTCCGTCGTATGTTGCTTCGTACGATTGGGACCAGGGGAAGGTACACACGTACTATCTTCTATGGCATCAGGAGCTAGACCGAGTTCGGTTGTACGCGTCTTCTTCCCCAGACACAGATGTCCCAGACACTTTGCTTGTAGATGGGAAGATCAGTGATCTACCCAGTTTGCCTGAGGAAGAGGTCCCAGCCGTAGAGCCCTCTCTGTACTTCGGTCATGGGTATCCGGCAACAACGAGCATCAGTCGGTGGTACTCTGCGAACCTGTATAACGAAGTGTCCACGCCTATCATAAATGGCGTATTTGTTGGAGGACATACTGGGTTCTTAGAATCGGATGAGGCCGTAGAGCATACGTCCTCCAGCTCGTTTTTGGAGAGCCGGCACTCCTGGATGAAGATCCCGGGTTCTGAAGGTGTCGAGATTGTATATCAGAACAATACAGTGGAGATGGTTTCTAACGGCCAAAACAGTTTTGGGTTCTATCGAAGGGAACCTAAGGTCCTTGGACAGGCAATCTTGATAGATGTGGAGATGTCGGGATACGTTCGCAGTAAAGAGGACAGTGGTTCCTCAGGCATGGAGTTCTTTGTAGACGACGGAACGAAGAAGGTGGTTTTTGGTCTCGTGTACAGTTCGGGGTCTCAGGCTATTGGAATACAAAACGGGGCCAATCCAAAGTCTGAGACAAACTATTCTCAGTACGTTACTGGGTGGGAAACACTTCGTAATTACAGGATCTTAATCGACCCCGCTTCTAATGTCCGGGTCATTAGCTTGGACAATTCAGACGGGTCCTACTACGAGAGAGATCTTATATCGGCGCCCTACTCGTCCATGCAGTCTTCTGAGATAGAGAAGTCGTTGGGGGTACGCCACAACTTAGCTGCTTGCGCAGCTAGTGCCTCTTTGTTCCTTGGTAGGATTAGGTACTCTACCCAGCTAGAGTATTGGGAGTCTACGTCACTACCCGCGTCTCCCTGGACCCAGGATGGTTCTGGAGGCACCGTTTCTCTTCTTTCGACATCTGGAATGCGAATAGAGGATCTATCCACTACGGATCACCTCTATTTCAAGAAGTCCATGCCGTCTTTTACGTCTGGCTACGGTTTCATGGTCGAGTTTCTTAGCCAGATCGAATCCTACGGATTTGGGGGAGAGGTATCTCCGGTTAGGGAGAACACTGGAATAATAGCCCGGGTTCAGGATGGGACCTACCAGTGCACTTTAGTATTTGCAGATGGCGGACCGTCTGTTGGGAAGATTGTGTATATTGCCACGGATGACGATTACGAGGCTAATCTGTGGTCTATACGAGCGGGACTCCCCTCTGTGGACGGTACCTACGCCGTCGTGGATTGGACCCGCTCTCATCTGTACCGTCTGGAGAAAAAGATAGGCAAGGGCCTAAGCCTTTGGATAGACAACTCGAAGAAAACCAGCATCCACATTCCGGAAAGTCAAGTCTCCTTGCCACTAGCCATAGGGGCTTTTTCTGGTATTGAGTTCGGCAGCGTTTCCGACGATCATACCTCCTCGAGCGTCTGGTATTTATTGCGAAACTCGGTTTCTTCTGGCTACGATGGGGAGGTTTTTCCGAATCTGACTGAAGAGGAAATCCTAAACAGGTTCGATAGCTCCTTGATTTGCCTGGTTGAGGCTGAGTCCCCCTGATGACAACTACAAGAAAACTGACCATTGCCGAGACCGGAAGCCCGGTAAGAATACCTGTAGCCGTATTAGCTGCTCAGCGCATAGACGCTGTCGTCGGTTCCATCATTCAGCTGGACGGCCGAAAGAGTTACGACCCGAACAAGAAGCGCCTGTTTTGGAAGTGGCGATTTGTTCAAGTACCGTTGGGTAGTCTCTTAGAGGACTCCAGTTTTAGGGACATCCGACCAAACAGCGCGGCGGTATCGTTCACTCCAGACAAGACGGGTTTTTACGTTGTAGAGCTTACGGTAACCAACGGCGACCTTATCAGCTCCCCAGTGACGGCCACGATAGGCATCCAGCTTTCTGGAGTACCCTGCGGGGAGAACATCGTTCCGGAGTCCAGGTTCTTATGGGACTACATCTCCAACTTTTGGTCTCTCGTGGAAGATCGGGAGGTGATTACCTCTATCTGGTCGTCCACCATGCAGCTAATAGGCGCAGAGCTGATAAAGCTATGGTCGGCCGACTACGACAAATCCATTGCCACTATACAGTCAAATAGGCAGAGGCGGTGGCAGAAGCTGTCTTCGATCACGGAACTGTACGAGTATGCTGACCAGAGAATAATCGTCGGCAAGAACGATTCTGGAACTAGTGGGTACACCGGCACTCCAGGAGTAAAACCCGGCGTAGGCACTACCTCCAACATCTATGTAGAGTTTGGCTCCGTAGGCAGCGTTACCAAAAGCGATTTTACAGTTCTAAAAGGTAACTACGGTCCTAAGGGTAGAGTCATCGTAGCCAATGGCGGGTGCTACACTATAAGAAGCGTAGGCACTATCCCTTTGAAAATGTGTGACGGTTCCGACGGTTCTACAACAGCACTGTCAAACCAACTGACTTCTTTATCCGCAGATTTTGTAAACAGCGGAGTCAAAGCTGGAGACCAAGTACAGATACTTTCTGGGTCTGATTCTGGGACTTATCTGGTGTCCGGAGTATCTGCAACTCTTTTAACAGTGACGGCAACTGACGGGTCGTCAGTATCGTTCTTGGGGTCTTCTGGGGTTTCATACACAGTAACTCGTTACTATTCTTCGGCATCCGTAGTGGAGAACGAGGTACCTGACGGAGAGGTAAACGTCAGTTGGAGAATACCTAACCTGCTGCATATACCTGGGCTGAACCTGGAGGCATCTGGGGTACGAGCCGGGGACGTTCTGGTATTTGACGTTGCTCGTAACGATACCGGACTACATGCAGAGATTCGAGCTCAGGTAGTAGGTGTTCGGGGCTCTCGTCTAGGGTTTGAGTTCGAGATAGAGGACCTCGTTGCCGGGGAGAAAGCGTACTCTAGGCCGTTGTTCACTCAGCTAGTGAGAGATCTGAAGATAGTGCCTCCTGAGTGGAGTGACACGGATGCCACCAAAGCGGCCAACGCTCTTATTGCGTTTATGCCTACAGGAATAAATCTAAGCGCCCGTCCTTTTTCCACCTACCGCATATCTTTTAGGGCCAAGAAGGTAATTCACAACAGCGTCTTAGTTGTAGACAAGGCTTTAGTCAGCGTACCAGCTCTTCAAGAGACCCCAAAAGACCCTCCCGTAGTCCTTCGAGAGAATCTAGACTACATTGTTGAGGGGGGATCCATACAGTTCTTATCAGGCATATTCAAACCCACCGACCCTTCCCCAGAAGCCTGGTGGGCAGAGTGCGTCTTTTACGACAACAGCTCTGCCATTGAGACTAATTTTGGGCGCCTGGTTGGGTTATTGAAGAACGACTTTGACCTTCGACAAACCAAGACATCGTATCTCAGCGCGGTGAAGGGTTTATTCTACTCGTACACTACAGGACCAACTTTAGCGAACGTCCGTCTGGGTCTTCAGATACTTTTGGGACTACCGTTCTCTGAGGAGCGGGGAGTGGTTCTGGAAGTATCTCCGTATTTTTCAAAGGACATCTACGGGTCTGATTTGGGAAGAATCCTAGTAGAAGACCTGGATGATAATGACCGAAAGCTTGGGGTACGAAGGTTCTATTTCTACCCCATGTCTGTTGGCTTGGAGATCAACTCGGCCACGGGGTCAGAGTACGCAGCGGGGGATATAGTTGATCGATTCTCTCCCTTGTCGAGGGGTGTAGAGGTAACTGATTATGTAAAAGACCCTTACTGGTGGAAGCGCGCCTTCTACGGAATGGAGATACTAAAGTTCTTCTCGTTCTATGTGTCGGTGGACAGTCGTGTCTTTTCTGAAGAGGCTAGAGCCTTGGCGTTTGACTTTATTAGTCAAATCAAGGCCACATACACTAACGTCCTGGTCGCTGCCATAAAGGAATTGGAAGACGAACTAGAGTTTGAGCACATTCTTGGTGGAAGCGGGGGCATGGTTCTTTACGACGCTCCTTTTGGAACGGAGGCCGTAAAGAAAACCTCGGACGAGAATGGGCAGGGGTTCACTCTATGGTCGGCTGGGTATTCTAAGAACTATAACGACGACGCCGTATACTATCCCGATGATCAGACCTCTCGCTTGATGGCAGACCGGTCCTACCATACTAGGACCCCGAGAATGCTTAGGGACGTTAGGGTATACAACGACTCTGGAACGTATAAGGCCTATACCCCTACTGGGTGGGGTTCTTTTATCCGGGTGAGACGGTTCATTTCCTCCGCTCTTCCAGCTCAGCCGGGTGACCTCTTGGTGGTAGCTTCGGCGCAAGATGGCTCGTACAAGAACAACCCCTCAGCGTATGAGATCGACTCAATAATTGATGGCAACACTGTATCTCTTAAGAGAGCGGACCTAGCAGCTGACTACTACGAGGTCGGTTCTCCGTCTCTGGTGGGAATTCCAGAGGGGGACAATTTGACTTGTTGCGTAGTTAGAAGGGATGTTAATCCCCTGGTGATAGGGGACGACCTTCAGGCTTCTGCTTCCAACAACATAGTGACCTCTGCTTCCGCCAAGTTCGTCAGCAATTCCGTAGGCCCTGGGGACCTTTTGGTAATAGAGTCAGCGACCAACAATGGAGAGTACCTGGTCGAGGCTTTGATACCGGCTAGCCCAGGTCCGCCGTTTGTTCCTCCGTCCATATCGGAGACCCAGGTTCGGCTGCGCAACCTAGACGGAAGTACCCCGTCTTTGTCTACCGCTTCTGGTCTACTGTTTAGGGTTGTACGTCCCAGTCTTCTTCCCCGAATGGTTGCTGGGTGCCATTCACACCACTTATCCGCGTCCCTCATATGTATAAACTCGTTCGTAGCTAACTCCACTACTAATCCCCAAGACGCCTTTCTTCCGGAGTTGGTAGGTACCTACATTCCCATTTCACGGTCTTACGATGTTCGTAGCGACGGAAGATACTTGGTTAAGGGCTATGTTAGCGCTGGAGTGGCCTACATAGACAGGTCTTACATTGCAGGCCTAAACGAGGCATCTCAAAGAAGGGCGGTGGTTCATCTTCCTGACCAGACGGAAATTGCCTCTTGTCGTATCTTGGGGTCTTCTTCCTCTAACAACTACTTAAGAGCGAGTTCTGGGTCGGTAGGAACGTACCTGTATGAGAATACGACCCCAAACGCCTATAACTCTTTTGCGAAGATGGCTAATAACGGGCAGGGTACGTGGATCATGTGTGCTAGAGGGAGTGGTGCTGGAAACCCCTCCATCTTCAGAACCACCAATATGTCGAGCTGGTCATACGCGGCCATTTCTAGCACTTCAGACACGCACCCTAGGGATATTGCTCATGACCAGGCAGGGCGCTGGGTTATTGTTGGAAAGGCCGGAAACAACGTGGCCTCTTGGACTTCTACGAACGGCACTTCGTGGTCTGAGACAAGCTGGGCAGGTTTTGGGGGTACCGGAAGAAAGCTGATGGGGGTTTGCTACTCGCCGTTCCACAGCAAGTGGTTTGCTATAGGAACCGACGACGATTTTGGATACCCCATAGTTTTTACGTCCACCGATGGGTCTACATGGAGCGGCCCCGCTCAATTAGGGTCTCTTAGTCAAAGGGTAGGCACAGCCATTGCAGCTAAGCCTGATGGTAGAGTTGTGGCTATAGTGTGCCGAGCTGGGTCAGGAAATCCCAGTTCCTACGTTTCTACTGACGGCGGGTCTACTTGGGGAGGTCCTTACGATCTAGGCGCTGCCGCTGAGTTATATTTCTACTCCGTGTTTTGGAACAGCGGTACTTCTAAGTGGCATGCTTTTGGGAGCGGATACCTTTACGGGTATATTGCTGCTCACTACACTTCTAGTGACGGGGTCAGCTGGTCTTCGTCAACGGTTCCGTCGAGCCTGAAGAACATAGTTTCAGCAGGCATCTACTACGACGGGAGCCTGGTTGTATCGGCCGTATCTTCTATCAGCGACCTTCCAAAAGCATATGTTTCTTCCGACGGAGGTTCGAGCTGGACCGAGTTGACTATGCCCACGTCGTACGCGGTGAATTATTGGTGTATGTCTTCTCGTTCTACCGTAGCCACGGCGTTTGCTGGTATCAAGAGCTCCACTTACTACAGCGCGGCCCAGGTTAACTACGTGATACCCGCCTCCTCCTTCGTTTTGGACCCCGCATATTCAGGGGCCCCGTTCTCGTTTGAGGGACCACCTTCTGCGTCTCCTTTACGGTTGGGGGTTTTGCAGGGAGATCGATTGCACATAACAGGCCCGTCCGGAGCCCCCAACACGGGGTTGTCTTTTACCATAACGTCAGCCAGCGGGACGGCGTTGGCCGTGTATCAGCCCTTTACTAGTGACCCCGGCACGCAGTACCAGTACGCTATTGAGCGGAGGAAGTCGTGAAGTTTTCTGACCCGATGAGAGACATTGGCCTTGAATCAAACTTTGAGGCCATTCTTCGTGAACGTGGAAAGATAGTTGACCGCCGTGAGGGACACAACGTCTTTACCACTACTGGCAAGAACATGATTGCCAAGCTACTGGCTTGGCAAACTATTGCAGCCACAGACGTTCCGTACACCCATCGACGTATTCGCTGGTTTGGAGTGGGTACGGGGGCCAATCTTGAAGTGACGTCCCTGACATCTTTAGCGGCTCCTACTCCGGTACTTACGGGAATCTATTTGGTTCCAGTTCAGTCCGTAGAGTTTCCGACGTCCACCTCGGTTCGATTCATTCGGACGTTCTCTGGAACTGAGATTAGCTTGGGCGGTCCGATCGTGATTACTGAGGCTGCCCTTTTCGGAGACGTCAGCCCTGCCAGCATGGGTGGTACTGAGGACGTAGAGTATACCGTTGGGGGTCTTACCACGTTGAACCCGTCTCTTGGGACTAATCCTCCTGCTGCCTACAAAGCGTTTGAAGGCATTACTAAGACTGTGGACTTTTCGTTGGAGCTTCGTTGGGAGCTCCGTCTCTAATTAAGGGGAACTTCAATGGCCCAGCCTTTTTCTTACTTAGATGCTCCTTCGATGATTGGTTCTTGGCTCTACCAGCCGGCTTTGTCTGGCGTTACGGCCGGTCTTAAGCCGGGTCTGGTGAAGTACCAGGCATCTGTCCTTGGCCTTGTAAGGGAAGGCTCGGGCTATGATATCGCAGGTCGTTCTTTTGACCTTAAGATAGACGGTACGACGTACTCCATACCGTTCGTGGGCTCTGGTTTACTGAGCCTGGCTACGGTGATCTCAACCATTAACACGGCGGTAGGGTCCACCGTAGCCAAGAACGAGAATGGGTTCTTGCGGATAGAGAGCCCGACCGTTGGAGAGTCGAGCTTCGTGGGCATCTACACGGACCCCGCCTCCAGCCCAAAAGACGTCTTGTACAAGCTAGGGCTTTTCTCGGGGATGGAGAGCCGTGGTGGGGAGCCTACTGAGGCCCCCATGGTGGATTGGTACAAGCAGCGCATTCCCTATAGGCAGTTGGCCTGGTCAGAAGGCGAGAGCATCTCGTCGTCCGCGTTCAACAGGTCTATTTTTCAGCTTGCCTGGAATCTGGATAGGAACCACGGGTTCTTGGAGCATAAGCGTCTGGCCGGCTTGAAAGAGGTCTCCGTAGTTATGAACGGGACAGATACCTCTTTCGACTTGGCAGATAGCGTCTTTACGGGACTAGTTGGCCCTTCTCCGTTACCTGACGCAGACGACCTCGAGAATGTAGTGTCCTTTTTGGACAGTGACTACGGAGAGGTAGTAGTTCGGGAGTTCGTTAACGACGGAGCAGCTACAACAGGTGTTTATAGCCCAACAGCCTCTTCTGGGGGTGAGGGCATTCAGTTTGTTGCTTCGGGTTCTGTGTTTTCTGCCTCTGATGCAACTCAGGACAAGTACCTTGTTGGCACACACGCCAACCTGGGAACTCTTTCTGGAGCTCCTCTTAAGATCATCGAATACGTTAGTGGAACTACCGTCAGGGTATCTAACGTGGACTCTAACGGGGCGGTGGTGACTATAACCACTACCCCGAGCATCAGCGTTCAGAAGAAGGTCCTTACTCCGTGGACCGTCCGGGTTGACGGTTTGTACGACGTGTCTTCTCCCAGCGACCGGGTGGAGAAGGTTCAAAAAACCAAGGTGGCTTCTACGACCATCTCTCGCATTGACCTGAACAATAGGGTCGTCTGCTCTGGGGCGTCTTTTACTTCGGCAGGACTTCTTGCTGGAGACCTGGTCACCATATCGGGACACTCTACTTCTACTCCTTACAGCAACAATGGGAGCTACCGGGTTAAGTCCGTAATTGACGACGAGACCTTGGAGCTCTTGGGCTCTGATTGGAGCTCCGTCTTCTTAAACACTACGGGCACTCTTGGGGCCTTAGTCATAAAGACGGACGGGGACTTTTTCTACAACGTTCGAGTTCATTTAGACAAAGCACCTCCGGCAGGGACGTACACGGTTCTCTACAAGACCATGTCTACCCTTCGGGGGATACTAGATTCGGACGTCGGAGCTCTGGCGGCTGCGCAGTTGAGAAGTCAGGAGGAGGTAGATGACACCCTAGAGCGCGCCATACTGGCTATCATTGGCCCTAGCGCTACTAGCATATCCTCGTACCTTTACAACGACGCTAGGTACAGTCTGGAGCGCGCTTACGGACTTATTACGGCTGAGCATTATGCTTACGATGAGTCCGACCGTCCAGGTAGGCATAGAAATGTCTACGCTGACTCCGTGAGAATCGGGAACCTGGGATCCAATACGCCTTCAGACCTGCTGGTGGTTCAAGGATCGGATGAGTATCAGGCTGTAGTGTCTAAAGGTCTGGCCATTCATGGGTGCTGGAATGGATCTTCTAACCAGCCTGCCAAGCTTACTCTTAGGTCAGGAGCTGGGGCATCACCCTGGATTTATTTTTCAGAAGACGGTGTAGGGGAAAGAGGGGTCTTAGGTTACTTGCCTGGTAGTGGGGACCTCCAGTATCGAAGAGGGGCCTCTACTATGTCTAATGGGTCCGAGACTCTTAGAATAACTTCTCTGGGAAAGGTGTCTATTGGAGACCCACCTCTTGCCTCGCCTTCAGCTCAGCTTCATTCTCAATCACTTACGACGGGGGTTAAGGGGGATACTCTGTCCGCCGGTGGAGTCGGAGTTCATGGGGTAGACTTAAGCTTGGGCGTTGGGTACGGGGTACGTGGGGAGTCCACACTTGGATATGGTGTTTACGGACAGTCCTCATCTGGCCAAGGTGTGTACGCTATTAGCGGAAGTGGTTATGGGGTTTATTCAACCTCAAACACTGGCGTGGGCGGATACTTCTCGTCTAGTAACAGCTACGCCCTTATAACTGGAAGCGGTAACGTCGGTATTGGCACGGCGGCTCCGGCAGCTAAGCTGCATATTGTCACAGAGGGAAGTGCCAACAACACGATAATTAGTGGGGCAAGTAACGACCCTACTTCATCGACCACATTCGTTACTTTTAGAAGGTCAAAAGGCACTCTTGCATCCCCCACCAACGTTGCTTCCGGGGACTCTTTAGGTGGCTTGGCGTTTCAGGGTTCGTACGGCGGGAGCATGTACCCGGGAGCGTGGATCTTTGCTCTCGTAGATGGGGGTACTGGCGCTGGTGACATGCCTGCTAGGCTCGCGTTCTACACTTCTCGGGACGGGGAAGCATCCCCTACTGAGAGAATGAGAATTGCGGCCAATGGGTACGTAGGTATTGGCTACTCGGATACACCATCTATACTTCTTACTTTGAAGAGCGCTGTTCAAAACCAGGGTCTGAGTCTTCGTAATGATACAAATGAAATAGCTAAACTGTACGGGATAGATTCGGTCAACGAGTCCGGGGCGTTAGAGCTACGCAGCGGCGGGGACATTAAAGTATCTCTTCTGGGGGACAACAGGGAGTTCGCCGTTAACTCCTACATAGATTCCACTAGTGTTGGGGATGGATCTTATTTTTCTGCATGCCGCTCTAGGTCCGGAGGAGCTATTTCTTCCTCAGATACTATTGGTGGTCTTGCCATTAGGGGTAAGTACGACGCTTCAAGCTACGCTAGTGGAGCGGTTGTATCTGGGGTCGCAACAGAGGGTTGGACTTCTTCTGCAAGAGGGTGCGAGCTTAGATTTTACACTGTATCGAATGCTACTACCGCTCTTGTACGTAGAATGACTATAGGTAACGACGGTTACGTGGTTTTGAATCCTTCTTCTCCCGTAGGCGTATATTGCGAGTCTTCTACTACGGATACCGACGCAGTTGGTATCAAGGTGCGTCTGACGGGTACCAGTGGAAGTCCTACGTATCAGTACGCGGTTTATGGAGAGGTAGCGTCCCCTTCTACTACTTGCGCAGCAATTAAGGGCACAGTTGGCAGTCTAAGCGCAGCTAGAGGGGTCTGGGGAGAGAATCTAAATACGGGTAATGTTAATGCCAAGGGGGTTTACGGGTACGTTGCGGCGTACCACTCCAGCGCTGCGGGCGTAGAGGGTGTGGCGGATAACGCATCCGGCGGTATAGGCGTGGCGGGTTACGGTAATGGAGGCACAGGGGTCTATGGATACTCTGCCGCCGCTTCAGTATCAGACTCTTATGGGGTTTATGGAAAGTCTAATGGAAAAGTCGGGGTTTACGGTCATCAAAGCAACTCCTCTTCTGGGGGGGTTGGGGTCTTGGGGTATAACGAAGGAACAGGCTGCGGTGGTTATTTTAGCTGCGCGTCAACCGGTGCTGCGGCATTGTACGTCAGTAACGCCGATGCTGCTGGCGTAGCCATTAAAGTAGCATCCGGAAGGGTGGCCATAGGATCCATAACCCCCTCCTACTCTTTAGAACTAGCCTCTGACTCGGCGGGAAAGCCTTCCACTAATACGTGGACCATTACTGCCTCTGACGAGAGGGTTAAGGATGAGATAGAGGTGGCTGACTACGAGCTGTGCCTTTCTAATTTTAGAGAGCTGGATCTTAAGAGGTGGTCCTGGAAGGTGGGCATAGATGGCCTGTCTGAAGAGTTTATACCAGACAGGAAAAAACTGGGTTGGATTGCCCAAGACGTTGAGAAGATATTTCCGAAGTCGGTTAATTCTAGGCCAGCCTACGGACTTACCGACTGCAAAGGACTTAATACGGACCAGGTGTACGCTATGCTTTACGGAGCTCTCAAGGCGGTATTGGCTAAGGTCGATGCTCTGGAAAAGCGTTTGGATGCTGTTCCTCAACAGTAGGAGAGAAATATGCTCTTCTCGGTGGTTTTTAGTAGCTTTGTCCACCTGGCGGGCTCATATGAGGCCCATTACGCGGAATCCAATACGTTGGGGGTGGAATCTATTCCCGCCGAGTGTGCTGTTAGTTCCGAGGAGCTGGTTCAGGCTAAGAACGAATACTTCAAGCTCACGAAGGAGACGGACAGGACTAAGAGGAACCTTGCCCTGTTCGCCCTCCTGGCGGCCGTATTCAAGGTTCTTTTGAGCCTAACAAAGCTAGCATCCTCTTTCTTCAGAAGTGGTAGAGGAAAAACCGTCATACGTTTCTCTACACTCGGAATAGGGGTGTTCGTATTTCTCTTCTCCCATCTTGCGGCGGGAGAATCATGGTTGGATTCTATCATCCTAGGAGCTTGCGGGCCGTTTTCGA